TATTATTTACACTTGTATTATTATTTACACTTGTATTATTATTTACACTTGTATTATTATTTACACTTGTATTATTATTTACACTTGTATTATTATTTACACTTGTATTATTATTTACACTTGTATTTGTTTCTTGATCTTCCCAAGATACTTTTTTAGGTTTTGTTTGTTCTTCTATTTCTTTTTTTTCTCGTATTATTAATTGTGGTCTAGTTTCTATTGGTTTTAGCCAATTATCTGCTTCTGAATGCGAATAATTAAGTAATTCTATATCGGCATTTCGTTGATTTAATTTTTCGGCAATAAGTTGATCCATTGCTTGAATTTTCCCGTCTAATTTATCTGAAAAATCAACATCTTTGGGTTTTTGGGGAGTTAAAAAATTTTCCAAATCTAAACGTTTTTGCTCTAATTCTTTTTCAAATTCTGATTGTCGTGATGCTTGAATATCTTCTATTTTATATGGTGTATTTATTGGTTCATCCAAAATATTTATTCTTTTAATTTGCTTTAATTCTGGAATCAATCTATTTACTGCTATAACCACTTGTGATAAAAAATGTTTGTTTAAATCTATGATCGACAATTTTGAATTTGCATTTGTTAAAAAAAGACTAATATTAGATTCAAATATGGTTCTTATATTTTTCATAACATTTGGGTTTGAGGTGTTTAATTTAAGTTCGTCCAACAAAACCTCCCATAATAAATTTATATTTTCTCCATTTTTAAATTGAACTAAATTATTCATATACATAATAATAAATTATTTTTATGTATATTTTAGATAAATTATTTAGATTAATTATTTAGATTAATTATTTAGATAAATTATTAAACCGCTCCATTTTTGTTATAATATACTTTTCGAAATTGTTCCATATATTTATCCTTCAATATATGGGTTTTCAAATAGTGAGAATTTATTTTGTCTTCTAACATATGAATTATAAAATATAGCGAATATATTCCGCATTCTGTATTTCCATATTGATGTTCTACCGGATAATTCTGGTCAAATTTGAAGTTAATTGGATTTTGAAGTTTAGTTCCCTGGTCTATAATTGTATTTGATAATTTTTCAATTTGTTTAGGTATTTTGTTTCCTGCGCTGTCAAAATAAAATATTGTTTGATTCTTCACGTTAATAAATAAAGACACCCAGTGACTTCCTCCTTTGTAATGAGGATCTAAATTAAATATAACACCTATTTTTGTATGACCTTTTTGAAGATGTTCTTCCAATTTAAAATGACATAATTCTTCCCAAACACATTCACCATATAATTTTTTAGTATCATAATCAATTGGAGATGGACCTAAAAAATCAAAACATTTATATTTTTTCTCATATTGATTCATGACTTTCAAAATATCTACACTAGACAACCATTCATTTGGATTTTTATCCCATTCTGCCGGCGCTTCTGGAGCAAATGCGTCCAATAATTCATTTTCGAGTTTTTTATTATTTTTAATTATTTGACGCACCCAGCATGATTCTTTGTTGCAAATATTTGCATAATAATCTTTTAATTTTGACCATATCTCTTTGCTGTTTGTTGTCAAAATAGGACGATCTGGATGGCGCGCGTTCCACATTTCTTTCATTCTAAACAAATCATCATCAGAATAACATGTGTAATCGGTTTTTTTATTTTCTGGACTGCAACTCAGTTTTACAAACTGTTTTCCTTGTTTATATTTTTTTGTTTTGCGACGTTTTTTAAGGTTACGTCTTCGTCTATATGTCCTTCCCATATATAAATAATATATTTTCTTTAATAAAATAAAATTGATTATATTATTTTATTAAATATTAAACATATCATAATATTATTATTGCAATGTCTATTACTTATAGCGATTGGATTATTTTATCAAGAAAAACTACTAGACCTATTCCAATTATATTAACAACATTATTGGAACTGAATTTGGATAAAGTAAATTGGGATTATTTATCTAGAAACCCAAATAATATTCCTATATTGGAACAAAATTTAGACAAAGTTGATTGGAATTATTTATCTTTTAATCCAAATGCTATTCATATATTGGAACAAAATTTAGATAAAGTAAATTGGTTTTTATTATCTTGTAATCAAAATGCTATTCATATATTGGAACAAAATTTAGATAAAGTTGATTGGGGTCGATTATCTCAAAATCTAAATGCTATTCATATATTAGAGAAAAATTTAGATAAAGTAAGGTGGTATTGGTTATCTTATAATCCAAATGCTATTCATATATTGGAACACAATTTGGATAAAGTAGATTGGGATTGTTTATCTTCTAATCCAAATGCTATTCATATATTGGAACAAAATTTAGATAAAGTAAATTGGTTTTGCTTATCTTATAATCCAAATGCTATCCATATATTGGAACAAAATTTAGATAAAGTAAATTGGTATTATTTATCACTAAATCCAAATGCTATTCATTTATTGGAAAAAAATTTGGATAAAGTAAATTGGGATGCTTTATCAAGAAATCCAAATGCTATTCATTTATTGGAACAAAATTTGGATAAAATTGATTGGAGTGCTTTATCCAGAAATCCAAATGCTATTCATTTATTGGAAAAAAATTTGGATAAAATTGATTGGGTTTGGTTATCTCAAAATCCAAATGCTATTCATTTATTGGAAAAAAATTTGGATAAAGTAAATTGGAAAGCTTTATCTGATAACCCAAATGCTATTCATATATTGGAACAAAATTTGGATAAAGTAGAATTGTTTAATTTATCATTGAATCCTAATTTTCTTGAATTGGTTATGCGTTTAGATTGTGAAGCAATGCGTAACAACTGTAAGGCATTTGCCGAGGAACTTGCTGCTTATGTGTTTCACCCAGTAAGATTAGAACGACTTTCTGAAAAATATAACATTTCTGTGTTTGATTACATAGATTCTGTTTAAAAGACTTCGTCTTGGCATCTATAAATAATATAAAAAATTGATTACATTTTTTATTAAATATTAAACATAATATAATATATTATTATTGAAATGTCTATTACTTATAGCGATTGGATTATTTTATCAAGAAAAACTACTAGACCTGTTCCAATTATACTAACAACATTATTGAAAAAAAATTTGGGTAAAATTGATAGGCGTTGGTTTTCTCAAAATCCAAATGCTATTCCAATATTGGAACAAAATTTATATAAAGTAGATTGGGAATGGTTATCTTTAAATCCAGATGCTATTCATATATTAGAACAAAATTTAGATAAAGTAGATTGGGGTTGGTTATCTTATAATCCAAATGCTATTCATATATTAGAACAAAATTTGGATAAAGTAAAATGGCAAAATTTATCTTGTAATCCAAATGCAATTCATATATTAGAACAACATTTGGATAAAGTAGATTGGCAACATTTATCTAAAAATCTAAATGCTATTCATATATTGGAACACAATTTAGATAAAGTACATTGGTATTTGTTATCTCAAAATCCAAATGCAATCCCTATATTAGAGCAAAATTTAGATAAAGTAAATTGGAATGCTTTATCTTATAATCCAAATGCTATTCATATATTAGAACAAAATTTGGATAAAGTTGATTGGGCTGAATTATCTCAAAATCCAAATGCTATTCATATATTAGAACAAAATTTGAATAAAGTAATTTGGGGTTGTTTATCTCAAAATCCAAATGCAATTTCTATTTTAGAAAAGAATTTAGATAAAATAGATTGGGATTGGATAACTGACAATCCAAATGCTATTCATATATTAGAACAAAATTTAGATAAAGTTAATTGGCTTTGGTTATCTGATAATTCAAATGCAATTCATATATTGGAACAAAATTTAGATAAAGTAGATTGGGATGCTTTATCTTCTAATCAAAATGCTATTCATATATTAGAACAAAATTTGGATAAAGTAAATTGGGGTGCTTTATCTCAAAATCCAAATGCTATCCCTATATTAGAACAAAATTTAGATAAAGTAGATTGGGAATGTTTATCCATGAATCCTAATTTTCTTGAACTAGTTACGCGGTTAGATTGTGAAACAATGCGTAACAACTGTAAGGAATTTGCTGAGGAACTTGCTGCTTATGTGTTTCATCCGGTAAGATTGGAACAACTTTCCGAAAAATATAATATCTCGGTATTTGATTACATGGATTCTGTTTAAATGACTTTGGCACTTATATAAATAATATTTAAAAAATTGATTGTATTTTTTTTAATATTAAACATAATATTATTGTTGTTGCAATGTCTATTACTTATAGCGATTGGATTATTTCATCAAGACAAACTTCCAGGCCAATTCCAATTATATTAACACCATTATTGCAAGAGAATTTGGATAAATTAAATTGGGCTCATTTATCTCAAAAACCAAATGCTATTCCTATATTAGAACACTATTTGGATAAGGTTAATTGGATTTATTTATCTTTTAATCCAAATGCTATACATTTATTGGAACAAAATTTGGATAAGGTTGATTGGGTTAGTTTATCTAAAAATCCAAATGCAATACAATTATTGGAACAAAATCTGGATAAAGTAGATTGGGATTATTTATGTTTTAATCCAAATGCTATACATTTATTGGAACAAAATCTGGATAAAATAAATTGGTATTGTTTATCTAAAAATCCAAATGCAATTCATTTATTTGAACAAAATTTGGACAAAGTAAAATGGGGACATTTATCTTTAAATCCAAATGCTATACTTTTATTGGAAAAAAATTTGGATAAAGTAAGTTGGGCTGAGTTATCCAGTAATCCAAATGCTATTCATTTATTAGAACAAAATTTGGATAAAGTTGATTGGGTTGAGTTATCCAATAATATAAATGCTATTCATATATTGGAAAAAAATTTGAATAAAGTTAATTGGGATAGTTTACTTAAAAATCCAAATGCTATTCCTATATTAGAACAAAATTTAGATAAAGATAAAGATTGGTATTATTTATCTTATAATCCAAATGGTATTCAATTATTGGAAAAAAATTTGGATAAAGTAAATTGGTGTCTTTTATCACTAAATCCAAATGGTATTCAATTATTAGAACAAAATTTGGATAAAATAGATTGGTTTAATTTATCCATGAATAATAATTTTCTTCAAATGGTTACGCGTTTAGATTGTGAAACAATGCGCAACAACTGTAAGGCATTTGCTGAGAAACTTGCTGCTTATGTGTTTCACCCGCTAAGATTGGAACGACTTACTGAAAAATATAATATTTCCGTGTTTGATTACATGGATTCTGTTTAAATGATTTCATCTTGGCACCTATAAATAATATAAAAAATTGATTACATTTTTTTATTAAATATTAAATATTAAACATAATATTAAACATAATATAATATATTGTTATTATTTCAATGTCTATTACTTATAGCGATTGGATTATTTCATCAAGACAAACTCCCAGACCAATTCCAATTATACTAACAACATTATTAGAACAAAATTTGGATAAATTAAATTGGCGTCAGTTATCTCATAATCCAAATGCTATTTATATATTAGAGAAAAATTTAGATAAAGTAATTTGGAGTGGTTTATCTTCTAATCCAAATGCTATACATTTATTGGAACAAAATTTGGATAAAGTTGATTGGCGTCAGTTATCTCATAATCCAAATGCTATTCCTATATTGGAACAAAATTTGGATAAAGTATCTTGGGATTATTTATCTGCTAATTCAAATGCTATACATTTATTGGAACAAAATTTGGATAAAGTTGATTGGAGTCATTTATCTTGTAATCCAAATGCAATACATTTATTAGAAAAAAATCTGGATAAAATTGAATGGATAAATTTATCTATTAATCCAAATGCTATTCCTATATTGGAAAATAATTTGGATAAAGTTGATTGGCATTATTTATCTAAAAATCTAAATGCAATTCCTATTTTAGAAAAGAATTTAGATAAAGTAAATTGGTCTGGTTTATCACTAAATCCAAATGCTATACATATATTGGAACAAAATTTAGATAAAGTAAATTGGGATTATTTATCTAAAAATCCAAATGTCATTCATTTATTGGAACAAAATTTGGATAAAGTAATTTGGAATTATTTATCACTAAATCCAAATGCTATACATATATTGGAACAAAATTTAGATAAAGTAAATTTGTCTTGTTTATCACTAAATCCAAATGCTATACATATATTGGAACAAAATTTAGATAAAGTAAATTTGTCTTGTTTATCACTAAATCCAAATGCTATACATATATTGGAACAAAATTTGGATAAAGTAATTTGGTATAATTTAGCAATGAATTCTAATCTTCTTGAATTATTTACGCGTTTAGATTGTGAAACAATGCGTAACAACTGTAAGGCATTTGCTGAGGAACTTGCCGCTTATGTGTTTCACCCGGTAAGATTGGAACGATTTACCGAAAAATATAATATCTCGGTATTTGATTACATGGATTCTGTTTAAATGTCTTTGTCTTCTTTATCTTCGTTTCCGGCTTCTTCTCCGGTTTCTTCCGTATAATTCCCTCTCTCAATATCCCTATCTTCCTTCTCATAATCAATATCATCCTGTATATCGCTTCTTCTGTTTTCTAACATAAGTGCATTATCTTGTGCTTTAAAATAATAAATAGATTTTTCGACAAATGCATCAAATGTATATTTTACATCCAATAATATATTTTCTGGAGCATTGTTTTGTAACATTAAATTAAATAATTCTTCAATGCGGGGTCCATATTCTTGCATTTCTACTAATTTTTTATTATCAGAATTTTCTTTCAATCTCTTGTTTAGTTTGTACAATTGGGTTTTACTAATTAAACAATTCAGTGTTAGTTTATTGACAAAATCGTCAGACATATAATATATACATCAAATTATTTTATATATATTTTACGCTAAAATTATATATAAATTTTATAAATTACATATTAAAAAAAAATGAAATGTATTAAAGATATGTTATATAAGTTATATATCACTTACATATTATGACAGACCTATTTAATAATTTATATGCCAAATATATTGGATGTTCATGCCAAGAACACGCCAGTAGACCTTTGAGAAATCGTCAAGATTATATATTTAATATAGAAAACATCAAATGTCAAATTAAGAAAACGGATTATAATAATGATACAGTTTCAGCCGCATTGTTAAAACGTGATCTTGAATATTATAAATACAAATATGAAGAAGTATATAAAGAAAAATATATGCACGATAATATGAATTCTTGCGAAAGTAGTATATTTATGAAAAATTATTTGAATGGTAAGTCCGAGTAATTTAAATACCTGTTAGTTAGTAGTTAGAGTTTTATTAGACATTATAGTTTTTTTGTCTGTCTAGTTAAATCTTTTATTTGTTGTCTCGTTGCATTATTAAAAAGAGCAAACCCTATCTTATCTGGATGAGCATTTGGATTCACGGGATTAAATTGTTGTTTTTTGAATAAATCAGGAAATGGTTGTTGAACGCTATTATCTTTTTTCCAATGTACATTATATAAACTACTTTTGCTTGATGGGATGTAAACAGATTGACTACAATTCTGTAGTGCAAAGATTTGATTCCTTAATTCGCTTTCATCATTGACATTAGAAGCATAACCAGACCATGGAGCAGTATCGTTTCCAGGGTTAAATGTTTGATGTAACGAATAAGTTGGTTGCTGAATTAATGGTGTATTTACTGGTTTTCTATAATCAATAATAGGTAAAATAGAATATTTGGTTAAAACAGGTCGGGCATCTAAATATGGTTGTAATGGTTGAGATGGAATATTTCTTTGATATGTTCTTAAATTAGTTATTTGGTTTCTTTGAGAAGATGGTTGGTCTACATAACTATTCATATTCTTATATACATAAAATATAAATTATTTTACAATTATATTTTATATTTTATATTTTATATTATATACATTTATGTTATGGTAAACTTACATAATATTCAAGACCAATTGTTTGATCTGACTCTTTATATTACATGGATGTTATATATTGCAATTGCGTTTGGATTATCAGTAAATGCTCCTCAATATTTAGAAACATTGAATTCCTACGTAAAAATATATGTTAGTTTGTTTCTAATATTAAGATTCAATCCCTTCAGAAATGTTAAATTTACCAATTTGGATGCGAAAATTGCTTTCAGTGCAGGGGTGTTTCTCTTAACTTCTACTGCATTACATAATATATTTTTAATTTATTTATCTAAATTTGTTAACATCAAAAATGAGATCTAATGTTTTTCAGTGTTCTAATGTTTTTCAGTGTTCTAATGTTTTTTCAGTGTTCTATTATGACTTGAATTGCCAAAATGCTTCACACTCTTTTGTCTTCTAGTGATAGGTTTTATTTTGAAAAATATTTGAAGATGTTGTAATAATTTCTTTGATATAATTACATCAATATTGTGCATTTCTTTAGTTTTTGTAACATGATATGTATAATTATATTTTTGGAGATGTTCTAATACAAACTCTTCAAAATTAGCGTTGTCATTAATACTTATAACATTACTCTCTATAAATCGTTTGATAATATCTTGAAATTTTATATCATAAATGTATGCTTTTACATTTATATAATACACATTCATATTATTCATGTTAGGATGGTAAATATCATCAACAAAACACACTTGGGTGTCTTGTGGTAATTTTGTGCATTTCAGTAAGTCATCATACGTTTTTTCGTGAGTCGTTCTGCACATTTCTATTTGTTTTCCTCGAACTTTAAAAGCGGCAATAATTTGATCAAAAATAGTATAATTTAATTTAGTTTCGAAATATTTGATTATTAATTTAGCCCATTCAGTTGGACCTTGATTATTTGTATACACCATCAATTTATGGCAATGGTTTTTCAGTTTTTTCTTCTTCAAATAAATCAATATATCGATTATATTGGGACGTAAAAACTCCGGATAAAGATCTAATACTTTATTAAATAATTCTTGATTAATTTCGTAATTGAGTTGTTTAGATATGATATATTCCTTCAATGTGTCCCAAAACATACCAAATTCTGTAAAATAACCAAGGGTTTCATCTAAATCAAATACCACTATTTTAGAAGGACATAACATATATTATATCATAATATGTTTTTATCTACATAAAAAAATAATTATTAAGATTATATAGAAAATAATTTATTTTATTTATGTATTTTATATATGAAATCAAATTTAACTAACAACGATTATATTAGTATTTTAAACTATTACAAAAAACCTATTCCAAATTCGAAAAATGAAACTAAAACACAAGCGGAAAAAATAATGGCTAATAAACTTTGCAAATGCATTAAAAAAATTGACAAAAGAAATGAAGCTAAATCGATACGTATTTGCACCAAAACACTTTTTCAAAATCGAGGGTTTAGTCGTGGAAGATTTCAATGTAAAAATAAAAATTCAGTTACATTCAAAAAAAATAATAAAAGAAGAAGCCATTATCGCAGTCGACATAATCGGTAACATAATCGGTAACATAATCGGTAACATAATCGGTAACATAATCGATCGTAATAAATCAAAAGTATTATATATTATACATAATACGTTTGTTATTATATTCACTTTAATAAATTATTGCTTTTATCAATAGCAACTTGTTTGGCAACATTGCTTATAATTTTGTCTATATTTTTGTTACCTTCTTCTTGTGTAGAACCATTCATAGAGTTACTAACAATCTTTAAATATAAATCATTCTTTTTCGAGTCCGAATTAGTGCAATCTGGATATTTTTCGCGCCAATGTTTGATCTGTTTAATATTTTCATTAGCAATCACTTTAATCGCTTTTGTTAGTATTGGCTTCTCTTCATTTTCTTTTTGCCATTCATCATTGTCTTTTATATAAAATACTTCTCGTTTAACATCTGAACAATGAATTGGTCTCATACTTTGTTCCACCTTATCTAGATTTTTTAGAACTATATTAGTAATTCCTTCAATATAACCTTGTCTCCCTGTGTTTTCTAAATCATCTAAACTAACTTTCACTGAACTAACAAAATCGCTAATATTCATTGCATCTTTGCAGGTTTCGTTCAAAAAGAAATTCAAATTAAATGTTTTATTGTCAATATTAGTAGTGTTATGACTATTATTATGGATGTTATTCGTGTTATTAGTTCCATTTTCTATGATTTTAAGTAATGCCTTAATAATAATATCCTTATCTGTTAGTTCACCGCTACTTTTGGAACCAATTGTATCATATTCTCTTTCTTTATCACAAGTCTTTTTGTGGGTATATAATGTCGATGAATGTTTGTATTTTTTCCCACATTTGCATTCGAACGTTTTCACTTTTTGAAGATCCGATTGTGTAGGATTATATAGGATTTTGTGTTTATCGGTTCCTAAATGGCGCTCATATTGACTCTTTCGTGACGTAAAATAGTGACAAGATTCGCAATGGAACTTTTTGGAACTTTTCAGTGTAGGAAACATTCCTATATAATTCCTACATAAAAAAGTTCCGACCATTTTTCCGAAAATGTATAAAATTTTGTCGTCACAATTTTTTCGACTTAAAAACGCAAATCAGAGCATTTCAGTCACAACGTGTTTTCTATGAAGTATTTATCATAGTTTAAATTTGGTTTTCATTTTTGGACATTTTTTTTGTCCATTTTTCAAAAACCAATTCCGGAAGTTCGAAGATACTCAACGAACAAAATTGGCATTTTTGCTTAAATATTCAAAATATTTTGTGACTCAAATAGATTTAATATTTATCATTTATTACTATAAATTAATACGATAAATATACCTTTATGTTATTATAAAATAATTTTATAATATCGACATTATTTAATGAAGTGTTGTATTTGCGGAACAGTTAGGAATTGTGAAAATTATTTAGATAAAATATTTTCTAACATGGAAATAATTGGTTCTAAATTTCAAGATTATAGAATAATACTTTATTATGATAATTCAAATGATAATACATTAGATAAAATAAAAAAATATCAGTTAAAAAATCCAAAACTTATATTGTATGAAAATAAAAATGAATTATTGCCTTATAGAACTCATAGAATTGCACTAGGTAGAAATACTTGTTTAGATATTATAAGAAACAAATTTTCAGATTATGAATATTTTATTATGATGGATTGTGATGACAGATGTGCTAAAAATATGAATATAAAATTATTACCATATTATTTGCAACAAAATACCTGGGATTCTCTGTCGTTTAATCATCCGGATGGATATTATGATTCTTGGGCCTTATCAAAGATTCCCTATGTTTTAAGTTGTCATCATTTTAAAGATAATGCAGTAGGAATAAGATTTATTACAAATATAATAAAAAATACACCAAAAAATAAATTAATTAAGTGTATTTCAGCATTTAATGGTTTTGCAATTTATAAAACTAATAAATTTATAGATTGTAAATATGACGGTCATTTTCGTTTAGATTATATACCACAGAATTTGATTAAAAAAAATATCCTATATTCTGGTAAAATTAATTTATCACAAAATAAAGAAGATTGTGAACATCGTTTTTTTCATTTTTCTGCTTTTTTAAAAAATGGTGCAAGAATAAGAATTTCGCCATTATGTTTTTTTAAATAAATAATGGTTCTCTTATTTCACTATAATGTTTTTTATTATTAATGTTATACATATTTATATAATTTACACCAGTATTTAAACTAAAAAATTTATTATAATCGATATTACGATGTAATATTTTATTATTATTTTGAATAAAATTATTAACCGCTCTAGTAAATGCATCTGGACCAGTTATATGTAATATTTTACCCTTCGTAGATAAAGGAACTCCATTTATTATTTCAGGAATATATTTATTATTTATATCTTTATACATTTGATTAATTATTGATAAAAGATATGGATGACGAGGTGAAAAAATTAATAACCATTGCTCATAAGTTGGACTATTAGTTCTCCATGGTTCTAAGTGTGATCTAGGAATATCTAAAATACAAATATCATTTTTATTTATGATTTTAAATATAGGATAATTTATTTTGGATTTAATATCAAGATAAATTCCTCCATATAAATATAAAACGCAATATCTAAAAAAATCAGCACGCATTGCTCCATAAGATGGATTTATTTTTTTATAAGTATTATAAATTTCATCATTAAAATTATTTTTAATGAGTAATTCACAATCCAAATCATCATAAAATATAAATTGGCATTTTTTACAAACTTGTTTGTTTAACTTAATATTATTTGCTATCTCTAAAGGTAAAATTTTACTACAAAAAGTCTGATGAATAATATTTGGTATTTTATATCCATTTTTAATTGAGTTGCATTTTAACATTTTATTATGAACTTTTAATACATTTGAATGTTCAAAAAGCATATTTTATATATATAAAATATATTTTAATTTACATTACATTATTAGCAATAAATATATTAATATTCTTCTTCCCCTTCTTCATCGTCTTCGACATCACTAACATCTAAATAATCTAATGCTTTGATGATCAATTGCTCTTGAGAGGATAATTTTTGGAATATAAGTGTTTCATCCATCTTAAATGTATAATGACGATGCATGAAATTTTTGCTAGTTATTAAAACACCATTGTCTGTTATTTTTATATCGCAAATGATTCCGCTGTAATGCAAAGGCAAATAATTAGGATCTGTGATTGGAATCCATTTTATAAAAGAGCCATATTTCAAATCTGTTAGTTCATCAATGTAACGATAACCTTTCAATTTACTTAAATAAGTGCGTAATGTTGGTTCATCTAAGTTTAATTCGTTCAAAATATTGAAATTCATTTGCAGTATTTTTCTACTAGTCAAATGCATTATATTCTCATTATTATTATTATCCAAAGCATTAATAAGGTTATTTATATCCATTTATGTATATTGATAAAATAATCTTTAAATCGATTTTATCCGTACATATCGCGCATTTCGGCATATGTCATTGGTCTTCCCATTTTCTGCTCAAATTCTTTTCCACCTTCTTTTATAATATTGATTAATTTATTTTTATCTTCTTCTATATTTCCAGTTGACACTAAATTTTTAACTTGCTGTTCTCCTTTGACTTCAAGTGTTTTCATTACAGATGTAATATGTGATTTTACGTTTGACATCTTATAATATATATTATTCGGCTTTAAATGGTTTTCAAATATATATTATTTAAAGAAAAAATATTATATAAATATATAAATGAATGATATTGTAAGTGTTTGTTCAAAAACTAACAAAATTATTGATTGTTTTATATTTTATAATGAAATAAATATGCTAACTTATAGATTAAATGTATTAAATGATGTAGTTGATTATTTTATATTAGTTGAAGCAAATCAAACGTTTGTTGGAAACCCCAAAAAATTATTTTTTAATGAAAACAAACATCTTTTTGAAAAATTTTTACACAAAATTATTCATATTGTCGTTGATTTACCATATAATTTTGAGACAATTAATATTAAAAAAAATGAACAATGGACTAATGAAAAATTTCAAAGAAACTGTATCCAAAATGGTTTAGAACAAATTAAAGATACATTAAATGACAACGATCACATAATTATTGCTGATGTAGATGAAATACCTGACCCAAATATATTAAATGACATTAAAAATAATATTATAAATAACACATTAAGTGTTTTAGAACAGGATTTTTATTATTATAATTTAAATAGTAAAAAAATACAAAAATGGTATCATTGCAAAATTATTAATTATAAAAAATACAAAGAATTAAATAAAACATGCGAAGATATTCGTTTTTTAAATGGGACAATTGTTAAAAATGGAGGTTGGCATTTAAGTTATTTTGGTGACATCTCATTTATTAAAAATAAATTAGAAAATTTCTCTCATCAAGAATACAATTTTAACAGATATACTGATGTAAATAAAATACAAAATAACATTAATTCTAATTTAGATTTATTTGGTAGAAATAATGAAAATTTAATAAAAATAGATATTAAAAATAATTTATATTTACCTCCATTATATGAAACATATTTATCGATGTTCTATATTAATTAATATTATCAGAATTGGTTATTTGTTTATTTTATATAAGTGAAAATTATATAAAATATGTTATTATTCGGCTTTAAATTGTTTTCAAATATATATTATTCGGCTTTAAATTGTTTTCAAATATATATTATTACCAGTGTATAGATCCAAAAGAATCACCTGTCATTGCATTTGCTGCCAATGGGCCAAAACTTTCCATTCCTGGGGTATTAGCATCTACCAATGGTGTGGAATCTTGTTGATACATTTGGTCGTAATTCATGCTTTGTTGTGGAAGTGAACTAATTGAGGTGGATCCCATAGAATTGATAGATTGTGACATAGCAGATTGATTTTGAGAAATAGGTTGCGACACTTTCACATTACCATTTCCGTTACTACCGTTCTTTCCCTTTTCTTTTTGATCTTTACGACCTTCCCATAATTCAACAATTCGATCCACTAATATAGAAACTTTTTCTCCTAGTTTTGTCTGTAGACTTAGAATAATAACTAACATTGCCAAAACGATATTAGTCACACTAAAATCAGTGTATTTGTCTCCACTGTAAGTAGGCACATATGTAATTATTCTGTGAATTATTAAAATCACTAAAAACATGATAATTATTTGTGCTAAAACTTCCATACTTATTTCGACCGAACTTTTTTCATCATCTGCTTCCGGAATAAATCGCTGTGTTAGTTTGTTTAGAATTACAATAGGTATTATAGCCAAAACGGCATATTGTATTATATTTAGCATTTCACTTTTAGATTCTTGATCAAATTTGAATACATGTTTAAAAAATCCTCCATCTACTTTTGATTCATTTAAACTTTCCATTATCCTATAGGGTATATTTAGAAATTAAATTATTGTCATTTGTTGTCTAAATGAAATAAAATACATTAGGGTTTATAAATAATATATATATTATGCGTAAGTAATTAAGAAACTTATTATATATAATAATTATTAATGAGTGCTAATCGTTCAGTTCAAGCAGCGCAAAGAAGAAGGGCAGGCCCTCCTGAAACTACAACTAGATCTACAATTCCGCAACCATCCATTAATTCGGCACAATTATTTGCAAATCAGGCTAGAAGTGGACCTGGACCAAATATTCCTAATGGACGTTTAGCGGGCCAACAAGCGGCATTTCAACAAAAGCAAATGCAGCAACAAATGCTTTCTAAAGAATCAAAAGATGCAGATAAATTGTCATCTGTCAATAAGATGACAATAACACAAGCAATTACATTAATAACTTTAAGATTAGGTGCAATTGAAACTAAATTGATGCATAATGATAAGCCTGAAGGGAATATGAATATGAATATGGATGCAGAAATTATGTCAACTATAATGGAAAGATTAAATGAATTAGAAACACGAAGTTCTAATACTAATACTAATACTAATTCTAATTCTAATTCTAATTCTTCTTTAGAAATTGCTTTATTAAAACAACAAATTGAAGCAATAAACAAAAGTTTGACACAAAATAAGGGAAACAAAGAAGTTAATAATTTAAAAACTCAAATAGAAGAAATGCGAAATGAATTAAATCAAACAAAGGAATTATTAAGTATTTTACAAAATGTAGTTTTAGAAAACAGTAAAAAAATATTAGATTTGTCAATGTGTAATAATGAAGAGGATTATGAAGAGCAAAACGAAATTGTTGGAAATGATCTAAAAGAAATGATTGAAAACGAATTAAACGATGAAGAAGAACAATAAATAAAATAAAATAAAATATTATGTTAAATTGTAATAAACATAATATTATAATATATAAAATGGAAAATTTATTTAATACAACATCAGCACAACTGAAATTAATATTGAAAGAAGGTAATTGGTCGTATATTTTAGATAAACTGTGCTTTGTAAAAGAAAATGAAGTTATTATTGATTATTTATATTTTAAATATTTTGCATGTGAACAAACATATAATTTAATTTTATCCACTATAGTCAATAATATAGATTCCGTTTTGAATACAAATGACAACTTTGTAGTTCATGTAAATATGAAATCATTAGGTGTTAGTGATTTTGAAAAACATAAATTATTCATACAAAATATTTCTGATTATTTTAAACAAAGATATGATGGTAAATTACTTAAATGTTATATATATAATGCACCATTTGTATTTGCACAAATATTTAATGTAATTGTATCATTCATAGATAAAGAAACCCAAGGTAAAATAGTGGTGTTAAATGATAAAAACAAACGAACTGAAAAGGAGCCGGAAGTAAATGATGAAATATAAATCTTACTGTTTTACTTAATTATTTGAAATTACCAAGAAGAATTTACTTTTTATTATAATTATTTATATTATGAATATTAATATTTTATATAGTATTTTAATCGGAACTCTATCTGGAATACTTGGAGGAGCATTTGGTTTAGGAGGTTCTTTTATTATGCTTCCGGGTCTAATTTTATTAAACGTAACAAAGGATTTTAATACTGCTGTTGGAACTATTCTTTTTTCATTATTGCCGCCGGTTTCATTGTTAGCAGTTATGGATTATTATAAAAGAGGCAATGTCGATGTAACTATTGGAACTATTTTATTTATTACTTATTTTTTAGCGGCATATATTGGTGCCAAAATAAATAAAATGTATGACCAAAAAAATTTAGAATATGCTTGCGCAACGGTGTTTCTTATGATAACTATTTATTTCTATTATCATGCATATAATCTAAAAAGCGCTAAAGACTCATTTACAGTTGCCAGTTTTTTCAATTAAATAATATATAATCTAAAATAAGTTATATATTATAATATTACTATTTTAATATTTATATCTTCTTATTTTTGACTTTCTTATTTTTGACTTTCTTATTTTTGACTTTCTTATTTTTGACTTTCTTATTTTTGACTTTCTTCGTTTAGATTTATATTGCCTTCGTTTTCTACCTCCATGTGTTGTGTTAATTTCAGTATAATATTGACTAATTAATTGCATAACGGTATTGTGCGGCTTCTGAAATACGTATCGGTTATAATCATTAAAATTGTTATATTGTTTTACTGTGTTTACTATTTCATTTATATTATTGTCTAATAATGGGTCAAATGGAAGAACATCATTAATATTTATAAAAGTATTAAAAAAATTTGCTATGCCTCTTCTTAATCGTGTTTCTGCTTGTATTTGTGCTGGTGTTTGTGCTGGTGTTTGTGCTGGTGTTTGTGCTGCTAGTTGTGCTGCTGCTAGTTCTGCATCAAACATTATTTTTGCTTCTACTTCATCTTCTTCAAAATTGTCATTGTCACCAGGGTTTATTCCACCTTTAAACATATATTATACGAAGAAAATCATTAATTTGTCATGCATATAATCTAAAAAGTGCTAAAGACTCATTTACAGTTGCCAGTTTTTTCAATTAAATAATATATAATCCAAAATAAGTTATATATTATAATATTACTATTTTAATATTTATATCTTCTTATTTTTGTCTTTCTGCGTTTAGATTTGTTTTTTCTATGTCTTCGTTTAGATTTATATTGCCTGCGTTTTCTACCTCCACGTGGGGTGTTATTATCAATATAATATTGACTAATTAATGCCATAATGTCCTTGTTAGATTTCATTGGATCATTATGTTGCTCTAGAAAGTTTTGATATTCACCAATACTGTTATGTTGTTTTACGGTGTTTACTATTCGATTTATAGTTTCGTCGTTATATGGGTCAAATAGAAAGTCGTATTTGTAATCCGTATTTTCGGAATCCGTATTTATAAAAGAATTAAACAAATCTGTTAAGCGGTATCTTAAATCTATTTCTGCATTTGTTATTTGTGCTATTTGTGCATTAAGCGCGTTTTGTGCTCTCATTTGATCTTCATCAAATTCTTCATAGATGTTATTGATGTCGCTAAATTTATCATTTTTGTGTATTATTCCAACATTATTAGGCATATATATATATATATATAAAGAATGATTCTTAATTTGTTAAAATTATAAAAATATATTATTAAGTATATGATATTAAAAGCAATTCTAAATATATATTAATGCAATTATCGATTGAAAATAAGCAAAAACTAGAAATTTTTGTTGCCTTATTTCAGTTATTAAAAAATTGGGGTTCTGCTCTTACTATATATTTTAAGCCAGATAAACTTTATATTCAAACAATGGATAATTCTCATATTTGTTTAGCGTATATAGAAATTAAAGATAATTGGTTTTCTACATATCAGTGCACAAGCGAATTAACAAGTATTTCGATTAATTCTACCCAATTTGCGGTTCTTATTAATTATGCATTAAAACATGATAAACTAGAATTAAAATGTGAAAATGATTCGGATAAATTATTTGTAAGTTTTACTAACAAAGAGTTATTTGATCATTTTTTTGAATTGAATCTAATAGATATAGAAACTGCAAATATAGAAATTCCGAGTGTAGATTATGATGTTGATTTTACGATAGAAACCAAAAAGTTTATTGATTTACTGGCGGAATTGAATACATTTGGTAATGTGTTAAATATTAATTGTAATGAAAATGTATTTGAATTGAATACAAGTGGAGACGAAACTAAATTAAAAATTAATATTCCAGTGAATGATTTAAATGAATATGGAATTACAGAAAATGGAAAACTAGATATATCATTTAGTTTAAATCATATATGTAAGTTGTGTGTATCACCGAAATTGGCAAGTGAAATAAATGTATCTATTAGTGATAATTATCCAATGTCAATTAAATATAATTTAGGAGAAGAAAGCATGATATATTTTTATATAGCGCCTAAAATAGAAGATTAAATGGTCTTCGTTAATAAAGACAAATTAATTTGTTAGTTTTAATAAATATAATGCTAACAAATTTGAATGAAATAGTCGTATCATTGTTTGTTTTTTGTGCAATATTGTTTTTCTATTTGCACATACAATTTCATCTTAAAACTAGTGATGATTTAGAGATATATGAAATAGATAATGCGTCTAAAGAAAGGGTCGAAGAAATATGTGATTTGCGGCAGCCGGTATTAATTGACTTAGAAGAAAATGGACGCAAAATAATAAATTCAACGAACAAACAAATTTTATTAGATAATTATCCAGTTTTTGAAGTAAAAATACGGAATACAAAAGATACCGAAACAGATATGTGTGTTCCATTGCAACTGCATATGGCGTCGAAGTTGTTTCATGAAGATTCAAACTCATCTTATTTTAGCGAAGGTAATATGGATTTTTTACAAGAAACAGGTGCAATAAAAAATATGTCATATAATGATGAGTTTTTGAGGCCTTATTTGGTTTCCAATTGTTATTATGATGTATTATTTGGATCTGCAAATGTAGAAACGCCTTTTAGATATGATTTGAATTATCGTAACTATTATATGGTCACGCAGGGTTCTATAACGGTGAAATTATCGCCGCCAAAAAGTAGTAAATATTTGTATCCGATACAGGATTACGAGAATTTTGAGTTTCGAACACCAGTGAATCCTTGGGATCCACAGTTAAAATATAAAGCAGATTTTGATAAAATCAAATGTTTGGAAATAGTATTATATCCAGGTAAAATATTGCAAATTCCGGCATATTGGTGGTATAGTTTCAAGTTTAGTGAAAATTCGAGTGTTAGTTGTTTCAAGTATAGAACATATATGAATAATGTAGCAATAAGTCCAAAAATATTTATGTATGCTTTGCAAAACCAAAATGTAGAACGTAAAATAGCAAGACCGATTGATTTGACAATGAAGAAGGCAAATGTAGCGGTAGAAGCGGATGCAGTAGAGGCCGAAACGTCGACCAAAATTGCGGATCTACCTGGCGACCCTGATGCTGCAAAATAATTAATCTAGGATCGTGACGATATATGCTCTCAAAAGTGTGAAACAAAATGAAATTCTATGTGAGCATAGTCCCCTAGCGCCCTGATGCTGCAAAATAATTAATCTAGGATTGTGACGATATATGCTCTCAAAAGTGTAAATCAAATTGAAATTCTATGTGAGCGTAGCCAGGGAATAATGGAAAGGGAATAATGGAAAGGGAATAATGGAAAGGGAATAATGGAATTGATAAAACAGAATAAAAACTTACAAGAAATGTTGTGGGAACAAATATATTATTTAATTATTTAATTATTTAATTATTTATAAAAAAATTGAATTACTTTTTATAAATAAATACTTATTATATTACAATAAGATAATGGAAACTAAACCTGAAATGAGTGATATTAATACAATTTTACCACACAATATATTTATTCAAATGATAAATAATCAAAAAGAAAAAGAAGAAAAAGCAGATATATGGAAAGATAGTCCATATAAAGATTTGGTGAAATTACAATCAAATAACGTTGGAAACGTTGGTGAAACATTTATACAAAATATTTGTGACACTTGTCAAATTGAAGCACAAGTGGATGGTTCTAAAACAAAAGAATTAGGTGGTGGAGTAGGTGATGGATTAATTATAAATAAAAGCATTGAAATTAAAACATCTCATAAAGGTTCATCAACAAATGGAAATTTTCAACACGAGTTAGGAGAAACACCATGGAAATCAGAGTATATGGTGTTTGTTGATGTAGCACCTATGTGTATATATTTAACTATATTTAAAAATTTTAATGAAGAATGTTATAAAAGTGGTGCAAAATGCGACCCATACTTTCCGACAAAAAGGGTTACTTGGAGAAAAAAAAGTGGAGCATTCAAATTAGATACAACATTAAAAATAAATGAAGAAAATATTCTAAAAGGACATACTTTTAGAATTGATAGTAATATTGATTTAAATGAACTAAAAACATTTATATTATTAAAGATTGAATAAAGAGTAAATTTGCGAACTTCTTAAATTATATGCCGAATTTGTTGATAAAAATGCTATTTTATCCCATTCTATATTTAACATTTTAGTTATCATATTTGGTTTGTCATATGTAAATACGATTCCATAACCTTTTTTTCCTGGCAAATCTTCAAAATTCATATAACATTTCATATTTTCTTTTCCAAAACAAGTTGAAGGTATATATATATCACATTTTCCAATCATATCTTTATTTCTAGTTGATGATATAGTTCCTCCATCTGACATAGAGTAAATTTTCATTTTATCATTAGTATAATCTATAATGTTATACAAATTATTATTATGATTTTTAGACCATATTTGAAATATAGTGTTGATTTTAATACAATTTCCACAAGGTTCATAAAAATCGCTTAATAATTTTGTTGAATGAATTAAATTATAACCTTTAACTCTTTTACGTGGAACTCCTTTTCCATCGCTTTCAAATAACTGTGGTAATATAAAACACACATAATTTGCAAAATTAAACGAATGATTAATAAATTTTAATGCAGTATGTCCTCTTAATCCAAATGGTGGATTTCCAAAAACAACAAAATTATTATTTTCACTAGGATACCAATTTAAATAATCAGCATTAATTATTGATGGATGTCGTGGTTCTATATCTAATGCTATAGTATCAGATGGTAAAACTTGTAAAAATCGACCATCTCCTGCGGACGGTTCAATATATTTAAAATCAGTTGGTTTTTCTCCGTATGTCTTAATCACATCTGTAAATATTTGAAAACACTTTGCCGCTGTTTCTACTGGCGTAAAGAATTGATCTTTTTCTTTTGTCGAATAATTAGAATAATTAATTGGTATGTTTGATAATTTTAATATATCAAATTCATAATTCTTTGGAATATCATTTAATTCAATCCAACGTGTTATAGTTCCAGTTGCAACATTTAATTCTTTGGCAAGTTCATTAAGTGAATATTTAGTAAACAAACTATTTAAAATATCTAATAGATTATAATTTTGGGTAGTATGTGTAATTATTGGTTCATTTATATCTTCTTCAATTATTAGTTCAACCTTTTTTTTATCAACGAGTTTATTTTTAAGTAAATTAATTAATTCGCTCTTATTTTTAGACTTATATTTTGTGATGCCAAGTTCTTCGCACTTTTCTAAAAGTTCTGTTTTAGTCAAATTAGTTAAACCCATTTCTTCAACAATACAAGTTATATTACTACTAATATCAGTCATATTATTTAATTCAATTTTTTTATTATCCAATAAAAACTCATTATATATTTACTAAATATATAAATGAGAAAAAGAAAAAGGGAGGGTTTTCAAATTTTAAGAATAATGATATAAAACCCTAAAATTCATTTGAAACCTATTTTACATAAGTAAGCGTTTAAATCTTAATGGTGTAAAATAAGACATTAACAAAATAGTTTAAATATTATATTATATATACTAACAATACCGGCTATGTATACATTAAATATTTTAAATCGAGAATATAATTGGACTGTGTCAGTCCAAAACACAACAAGTTTTACAAGTTTAGATGGATTCAACCCTTGGGAACACAAGTTATTCAACGGAGATCAATTCATATATGACGAAAGTAAAGGGCTTGTAGAATTACTAGAATCACCTTTAAGAACTAACAAATGTATTCCAGGTGTTTTAATTTTAGATGATAATAAAACGTATGGAAGAGAAATTAACGGACTTAAACAAGGACGATTATTATATAAATGTATCCCTGATGACATAAGAATTCCAATTTTTTTAGTTCCTTACGAAATAAAAGAAATGGGGTTTTCTAAAATATTTCCTAATCTTTATGTTACTATTTTTTTCAAACAATGGGAACATAAAGATAAGCATCCAATCGCAAATATTGCGCAAACAATTGGACCTGTAGATGACTTAACCAATTTTTATGAATATCAATTATATTGTAAGCAATTAAATTGGTCTATTCAGTCATTTAATAAGGATGCAATTAAAACAATTAAAAACATAGATCCAATAGACGACATATGTCGAAATTATTGCCTAGAAGATAGAACTGGTTCTGATTGGAAAGTGTTTACGATTGACCCCGATGGTTGCAAAGATTATGATGATGCTTTTAGCATTAAATCACTGGATTCTGATAATAATAAGACCCTATTAAGTATTTATATTGCAAATGTGGCAATTTGGATGGATTTCCTAAATCTTTGGAATTCGTTTTCCAAACGCACCTCAACCATTTATTTACCTGATCGTAACCGACCTATGTTACCAACCATTTTATCAAACTCGTTATGCTCTCTGCAAGAGCGTGAACGACGTTTTGCATTCACTATGGATATTATCTTCGACAACAATAATAAACAAATATCTTCAATATCTTACGTAAACACTTGCATAAAAGTATTTAAAAATTTTGTGTATGAAGAACCCAAATTGGTTGTAGATAAAGATTATAAATATTTACTTCAAACAGTGAGACACATGTCACAGACATATAAATATATTAACAATATTCAAGACAGTCATGAAGTTGTTAGTTATTTGATGATATGTATGAATTATTTTTGTTCGCAAGAATTGTTTAAATCTGGGAATGGGATCTTCAGAACTAACATAATCAATATAAATCCAGAAACTGATGTGCCAGAAGATGTCTACAAATATATTAAATTATGGAACAGTAATGGGGCTGAATATAAGATAATAGATAAAGAAGAAGAGACAACGATGAGACATGATACATTGAATCTAGAAACATATGTACATATAACATCACCCATTAGGCGTTTAGTTGATTTATTAAACCTAATACAAATACAAACTAACAAATCTTTGGTTTCATTCTCAAAAGATGCAACACAGTTTTATAATAAATGGAAACAAAATATTGATTTTATAAATAAAAGTATGAAATCTATTCGTAAAATCCAAAATGAATGCGATTTGTTACATAAATGTTTTCAAAATGATATGTTAAAATTAAATTATGTATATGACGGTTATTTCTTTAACAAAACATGTTATAATAATAATATATTTCAATACACAGTGTATTTACCTGAACTCAAACTAACATCCTATTTAAAGACAACTGAAGAATTCGCAGAGTATGAAAAGAAACAAATCAAATTATTTTTGTTTAACAATAAAGATAAGTTTAAACAAAAAATACGATTGGCACTAGTATAACGTTTTAGCAATACTCTAATATATTCTCTCTGACCATATACCGGTAATAATTAGGCAAAAATTGTAGTTACAACTTCTTCATTGATTATTTTAGAATTTGCCATTTGATTAACTCTTTCTAAATATAACATATTGTAATCAGCCAACCCCTCTTGGGATAATCTAAACATAATTGAGTTAGGTGTTCGTTGATGTAATTCTGCAATTTCATCGACAGACAACTTTAATAATTCATATTCGCGCTGTAATCGTAAACACTCATTGATATTCCATTTGAAACAATTTCTTTTGAATTGCTTAATACTATTATCACTATCGCTATTCTTATCACTATTGCTACGCTTATTAAACATTATAGTAAATAATAATATGTAATGTTTAAATCCTTTTTTTATAGGTTATTAAGTCTAAATATAGTTTCATAATAAATAGAATTGTTTGATGGGTCTATTAATATTTGTTCATTTCTATCGTTTGAATTACTGTTAGTTGGATTCATTAATGCTTGAAACATGTTTCTGGTTATTTGTTCTACAAATTCTTGATCAGTGACGTCAAAATTAATTCGGTCTATTTGGTTTGTATTAGAATCTCTTGTTAAATTTAGATTTGAAATAAAATTAGAACTAACATCTAATGGAATATAGGTTCTGTTATTAGAGGTTGTGTTAGTATTTACTCTTGGATTATTAGTATTAGTATTAGAATTAGTATTAGTGTTAGTGTTAGTGTTAGTATTAGTGTTAGTATTAGTATTAGAATTAGTGTTAGTATTACCTGTATAACGCACATAATTTCTAATGTCGTATCTGCACACAGGACACCTGACATTTGAATTAAACCATGAATTGAAATGTTCCTGATGGAATATATGATTGCAAGGCAATAATTGAACTACTTCATCATCATTATTAAACTCTTCTAAGGAAATTGGGCACGAAGTTGAAATAGGGTTTTCGATATCACTGTATCTAATTGTTCTTGATGCGTTACTAATTTCTTGTTGTGTAGGTCTTACTGTAATTGGAGTGTTTAGCCATTCATTTAAAATTGTAGTTAAATAACTTTCTCTTCTGGGCCTGTTTAAATTAGTATGGGTATTTAAATTAGTATGAGGATTTGAATAATTATGAGGATTTGAATAATTATAAGCATTTGAATAATTATAAGCATTTGAATAATTATAAGCATTTGAATAATTTTGAGAATTTAAATTAGGGTAAAAGAGATTATTTCGTTGTCTAGTTCTTCTGGTATTCCTGGGTTGCAATATATTTAAAATATGTTCTTTTGTTTGATTCAACATGTCTTGCAACATTTCATTATGATAACTAAGTTGGTTATAATAAGTCATATACATTGAGAGGGCTTGAAGTTGTTCATCCGATAAATTAACAGGACTAATATTATGAAATAAATTAGACATATAAATATATATGAAAACTGTTTAAATATATAATTGCATAAATATTTATTATATATTTGTATGAATTTTGAAAAATATAAAGATAATGGATTATCTGGTTTACATAATTTAGGGAACACATGTTTTTTAAACTCTACGATGCAAGTGTTGTCTCATACATATGAATTAAATGATATTTTACTTGATAAAAGTTATGTTAAAAAGTTAAATAATAAATATGATTCAGCATTATTGCTTGAATGGGATAAATTAAGAGAACTTCTTTGGGAAAAAAATGGTGTAGTTCAACCATTTAAATTTGTTAGTACAGTTCAAAAATTAGCCCACATCAAAAATCAAATGTTGTTTACTGGTTTTGATCAAAATGATTCATCCGAGTTTTTAATATTTGTCATCGATTGTTTTCATAATGCATTATCAAGAGAAGTGAATATGAAGATTGAAGGAGTCATTAGATGTGAAAAAGATAAGATTGCAGTGAAGTGTTATGAAACGATAAAACAAATGTATGAAAAGGATTATTCAGAAATATGGGAAATATTTTATGGAACCCATGTATCTGTATTAGAACACATAGATACAAATGAAATAATAAGTATGAATCCAGAGCCTTTTTTTATTATTAACTTGCCTATTCCGAATAATAACAAATCTCCTAGTTTAATAGATTGTTTTGATTTATATGTGGAAGGAGAATTATTAGATGGAGAAAATAGAGTGACATATGAAAAAACTGGAGAAAAAATAGCAGTGAGAAAGCACATAAAATTCTGGAGTTTGCCGAGTATTTTAGTGATCGATATTAAACGTTTTAACAGTAATAATAAAAAAAATCAAATTATGGTAGATTTTCCTTTAGAAAGTCTCAATTTATCAAACTACGTTATAGGATATAACAAAGAGACATATATTTATGATTTATATGGCGTGTGTAATCATAGCGGCTCTGTTATGGGAGGCCATTATACTTCATTTGTAAAAAATGCAAACGGCAAATGGTATCATTATAACGATACTATTGTTTCGGAAGTTGCATTGCAACAACAAATTATAAGTCCCAAGGCTTATTTGTTTTTTTATAGAAAACGAACGACTAAATAATATTTGGATTTATATATGAGTGATACAACTGAGAATTCAAATACAATAAACACAGGGTTAGGTTCAATTACATCAAACTCGTATGATGTTATGAATAGTTTGTTTACAAATCCAAGTATTATTATTATTTTAGCCATTGTTTTAATATTGTATTTTATTTTGATTATGTATTTAGGAGATAATGCCCCTAGTCCTTCAGTTGATTCCATTTCTAATTCAGGATCTAACACTATTTCAATAATTTTTGTCGCCTTTTTTGTGGTTTTAATAATTATTAATGGATTGCAATACTTTTTTGGTATCGATATTATTGCCAAACTTAAAAATTTATTTACAGGAAATCCTGAAGTCGATATTATAGTTGATAAATCTCGTTTAGAAGTAGCAAAAGAATCAACTATTCCTCAAATATTTCTAAAAAAACAAGTATTCAATATTCCTGAAAATGATTTTGTTTATCCTGATGCAAAAGCGTTATGTAAAGCATATGGAGCACGATTAGCAACCTATGAAGAAGTAGAAGATAGTTACAATAATGGCGCCGAATGGTGTAATTATGGATGGTCTGAAGGTCAAATGGCATTATTTCCAACACAGCAAAAAACGTTTGATAAATTGCAAAAGATAGAAGGACATGAAAATGACTGTGGAAGACCAGGAGTCAATGGTGGATACATAGCAAACCCAGCGCTAAAATTTGGAGTCAATTGTTACGGTTATAAGCCAAGAATGACAAAAGAAGAGGAAGAATTGATGGCAAATAAGCAGATTTATCCTAAGACATTAAAAGATAAAGCGATGGAAAATCGTGTTAAATATTGGAAAGACAAACTAACAGAAATATTAGTGTCTCCTTTTAATGAGAAGACATGGTCTAAATTATAAAAAAATAAATAATAATATAATTATTTATTTTTATTCTTGTTCTTGTTCTTGTCCTCGTACTTGTCCTCGTTCTTGTGGGTTGAAATCATTATCATAAATAATTAAAATTTGATCAATCAAAATAATTAATAAATTAACACCCAAGATACAAAAATAGATTGTAAACAAGCACTGTATATAACGACTAATACATAAACTTATTTTTAATCTCATTCTCAAGTGAATGTTTACAACGATTTTTTTCCTGCAAATGGGACAAGAAGGTGTAGTCTTTAACCATTCATTTAAACAAACCTGATGTATTTTTGGTTCGCAATCACAACCGAGAATTATATTGGGAATTTCAGTTAAAATATACAGTTTTTTATAATTGTCTCCAGGGTGCCAACAAATAATGCAATTATCTATTTCTTCATTATTTGTCGTTTTAATTTTAATAATTTCGTCTTGTTCATCTGCATTATATTCAGATGACTGAAACACAGAAAAATACATTATATATATAATTATATATAAATTTTATATATATAATTCTATATAAATTATTTTTATATAAATTATTTTTGTTTGCGAGTTTTTTTATGTTTCTTCAATTCAATTGTATCTTTTAATTCACCTCTAGCACTTCGTGTTTTCTTGGCTTTTATTTTTTTTGGTTCTTGAATCAAAGTAAATAATTTATTATAAAGATCATCATCAATAGTGTTATGTGATTGATATTTAATATCTTGTTCTTTTATTTTGCATTCTGTGTTTATATAAAATAAACCAGCGGGAACTACAAAATATTCAAATGGGGTTGAGACATTTGTCTGTTTTCCGTCATCTTGGTTCAATGTAACAATCGGAGACATTCCTCCCTTTAAAAAAAGAGATCCAACTTCAAAGCCGCCTGCGAAAATTGTGTTTTCTCCATTTTCTCCCTTTCCAGCAGTGTATACAAAATCATCTTCTTTAAATACTTGTATATTATAATCATTATCATTTTTAATATTAGCCATATAGAATATTATGATATTAATTAATTCACATATAATCGTTTTATTTCTGGAACGTATTTAGTTTCTCGATTATTCTTCACATATTCAATAATTTTGCTGACTTGTTCTTCGTTTTTGATAATTTCAGAAAGGCAATTTTCTAAATATTTAAAAGTCAATTGTTGAGTTTCTTTTACTTTTACAAACCTCAATTGTCCGTCTCCAATTTTAACAGAAACGTTTTGCATTTGTTTTGTTTCAATATGTTCATTTATTTTTTCTGCAATAGATAATTTTTTCTCACGTAATTGCTTTGTTTTTTCCTGTAACAATTTAAGTTGATCATCAATAGCGACCCATTGTTGTATTTGTTGTTCAAAGTTCATTTATAATATTACACAAAATTATTAATATTATGTTACAAAAATATTAATAAAGTATTCTAAATAATTATAATGTTTAGTAACATAAATAATAATTTAACACCCATCTTGATTACTAAAAACAGAAGAACAGACAATAACTCAACCATTTTATTTACAAATGCAAGAGATGAGCCAAATATAGCAGAATGGGTTGCTCACCATTTATTATTGGGGTTTAATAAAATTGTCATTTTTGATCATTTGTCTAAAATTCCCATTAATGAATTTATTGGAACCAATTTTAATAATAAATTACAGGTGATCAGAGTTGAAGGAACAGGAAATATTAAATTGAATCTAATGAAACAAGCAGTAGATATAGCATCTAAACAAAATTATAGTTGGATGTTATATTTAGATTCAGATGAGTTCTTATTTTTAAGACATTCTGATGTTAAAAATTATTTGCACATATTTAATAATGCAGATGCTATAGGTATTAATTGGTTACTATTTGGAACTTCTGGTTTTCAAAAACAGCCTAAAGGTTTATTAACAGAGAATTTTGTTAGATCAGAATTATTTCTTAACAGTCATGTTAAATCATTTGTTAGACCATCTTGTGTATTAAAAATTAATAACCCGCATTATTATGTTATAAGCGACTCTTCTAGATATTATTCAGGAAATGGTTCTCTGATGAAGATGGGACCATTTAGTGTGCAACCGTATCCATTTACTAAATCACCATGTTATATAGCACATTATTATACACAATCAGCGGAAGAACATATGCGGCGGAAAAGTCGGCATTTAGATGATGGTTCAGTTGGTAAAAATCAAATGTTAGAAGATGTACATAAACACTATAATAATGCAATAAATGTTCAATTGAAACGAAATTTTTCGCAGAAAACAAAAGAACTATTACTGAAGTATAATATAACATTGTAATATTTATATTTTTATAAAATTGAATATTATCTATATTTATATCAGACATATAAATTAAATATAAATGGAATTACTAAATATATATGCAACCGAAGAACATTACAAATTATGTATATTAGAACATTTATTGGAAAACAATCATGAATATGAAACGATTATCAGTAATTTTATAGACTGTATTATTGATAATAACCAAAATAGCGCAGATGATTACTTAAAAATTATCCAAAAAGGTTTTTCAAATAATGAATGTAAATTGAAAAATATTATATCAACTTGCTATTCCATAGCAAATCAAACACCATTATATATCACAATAGAAATCAATCGCTAAAATATATTACTTAAATATTTATTTAGTGTTTTCTATTTTTTTTGGTGGCAAAATGGTTTAATGCTACTAAAGAAAATGGGACAAGCGCTTGATTTAACACAGCGCCAATATTACCTCCTCTGCGACTGCGTGTTTGACCTCTACTTTGACTGCGTGTTTGACCTCTACTTTGACTGCGCGTTTGACCTCTACTTTGACTGCGTCTTCGGCCTCGTCTTCGACCTTTTCCACCAGTCATAGGTTTTGAATTGATATTAGCATTTTTATTTAAAACTAACACATTTGAGGGAGATGAATTGCTAAGAGATAAAGTATTCATAAATTGGGTCCAACCGTCTCCAGCACTTGAAAAAACATTACCCCAAGCAGATGGTGGTAATCCAGCGGATCCTCCTTGTTGTCCTCTAGTTCGTCGTTGACTTCTTGTTCTTCTGCCCATTATTATATAAATAGAGAAAAAATAAAATACTAAGATAAAGTATTTATAGTTTGAATTGTATTTTTACTACGCAACATTGTGATTAAAATTATTAAAATGGCAAAAATAAATGCAAATATTAAGAACACTAAAAAAATAATAATATAAATATACGGATAAATTTCATACAGTATTAAATCAGTAACAGGTGAAAACAAAATTTTAATTTCGTTTCGGACATCTTCGGTTTTCAAAATATCTAAGCATTGTTTAATCAAAGAATTTTTCATTTTAATTCCTTTAATAAAAAAAATTATTAAAAATGAACGTGCAAACTATATATAATTTCGTTAATTATGTATTTAAAATTCCTGTGAGTAAATAAAGAATGGATAATATTATTGAACCAACGATGGATTATGATTTATCTAAAATATATTTAGGACCTCCATCGGTTTTAACAGGTGGAGCATATTTTACCAAATTGATGCATAATACTAACAAACCATTATTTGTGCAAACTCCTAAATCTTTGACAAAGCAGGGATTTATAAAAAGTGGTAAAAAAATTTACGCTGATTTAATGTTTGATAATAATGATACTGTTTTTATTAATTGGATAGAAAATTTGGAGACACGATGTCAAGAACTATTGTTTTTGAAAAGAGACAATTGGTTTGAAACAAAATTAGAAAAAGATGATATAGAAAGTGCATTTACATCTCCCATTAAAATATTCAAATCCGGAAAAAATTATTTATTAAGAGTTAATGTGAAACCTAACATAAAAATTTATGACGAAAATAATCACGTTGTTAGTATAGATACAATTACACCTGAAACTAACATAATATCTATTATTGAAGTTCAAGGAATCAAATTCACCTCTAGAATTTTTCAAATAGAAATAGAACTTAAGCAATCTATGATTGTTAGTCCAGATCCGTTTTTAGATGAATGTTTTATTAAGACGCCTCTTAAAAAACATAGAACAGAAGAAATAGAAACTACAATCAATTTAGATGAATTGATTAATCAATCTGTTCAAGATTTAAATAATAAAGCAAAGGTAACTGATAAACCAATTGTAACTGATAAACCAATTGTAACTGATAAAGCAAATGCAAGTAATAAACCAATTGTAACGGATAAAGCAAATGCAAGTAATAAACCAATTGTAACGGATAAAGCAAATGTAACGGATAAATTAAATGCAAGTGATTTAGATTTAGAAGAACTGGAAATAAACATAGATACTGATATAGAATTTGATAAAGATACTGATATGAACACTAAATTAAATTCAAGTAATAAAGATAGTTACAATGTTTCAAATTACAATGTTTCAAATTACAATGTTACAGAAGATACAGATGATATAAAATTAGATATAGAAGATTTAAATCCTAAAGACGATCCGCATATTTTGAAGGAATTTGATTTAACAACAGATATGAATAATTTAGAAACAATTACATTAAAAAAACCAAATCAAGTTTATTATGAGATTTATCAAAAAGCCAGAGAAAAGGCAAAGGAATTAAAGAAAAATGCCATTTTAGCTTATCTAGAAATGAAGAACATTAAGAAAACATATATGTTGAATGATATTGACGAAAGTGATAGTGAATTTGACAATTTTGATAATGATTTGGATGCAGAAAGTTTAGAAGAAGAAATCAATTATTCATCCCATTAATAATTAATTGCAACAATTAATTACAACAATTAATTAATAATTCAAAAAATATTTTATCGCTAATTTTATATAATGAGTGTTTCACTAAAAAAAGTTTGGAATGATTATGGTGATATTGGAAATGTTTTAATTGCCATAGTAGTATTATATGGCCTTTATATGTTATATAACAATCTTAGAATGAAAGGATACTCTGGCAGCGAAATGATGAGCCAAGAACGAAAATCCGCATACAATAATTCTGCTTCTACTGGAGCAGGACCTCAACCAGCCCAAGAAGGCGGCAACGAAGTATATTCCGCTGTTTCTGAATCATCTCAGATGCAATCAATGCCAACTTCTAATTCTAACCAAAATCCCGCGGATCTTTTACCAAAAGATACTAACAGCCAATGGGCTCAATTGAACCCTGCTGGAAAGGGAGACCTTGCTAATATTAATTTGTTAAAGGCTGGTTACCATATTGGTATTGACACTGTAGGTCAAACATTAAGAAACGCCAACTTACAGATTCGTTCTGAGCCTCCTAACCCACAATTGAATGTGGGACCATGGAACAACTCAACAATTACAAGTGATTACATGAGACCCAGTTTGGAAATTGGACAAGGAGGTCAATAAATCATAATACAATATAAATCATAATACAATATAAATCATAATACAATATAAATAATATACAATGTAAAATAATATACAATGTAAAATAATATACAATGTAAAATAATATACAATGTAAAATAATATACAATGTAAAATAATATAAATACAATATAAATATAACATTAATATTGTATAAATGGGTAAACTAAAAGATAATTACAATAAAATTAAACCGACCGATAGACAAATTAAAAAACAAAATAAAGATAATGCTGATAATATTATGTTTAATAAAATGCGTGAATTTTTAGAAAAGAAATGGAATAATACTATTAATTATAAATGCGTCCATTGTTTACAAGAAGCATATGAAAGCGAACTTAATAATACACAAGGATATGTTACTGATGAAGAATTAATTATATCAAGTAACAATAAATTAAAACATAAATAATAAATTAAACATAAATAATATTTAATAAAATTAACTATTATTTATTTTGCTATACTTTTCTTAAAGGTATATATATATATGTTTGATTTAGAGAAGCAAAATATATTATTATATGTAATTATAGGTTTTGTTTTGTTAGTTTGTTTGAAAATATATAGTGAATCAGATGCATATAATTTGAAATGTATCATATCAGATGTTGATGGGGAACGATATTGTGTTAGAGAGAGTTCTAAAATGGAATTAGCAGCAAATTTATTGGCAGAGGTAACTCAAAAAATGAAAGATTTAGTAGCATATTGTGGTAAAAAGTTTCCAGATGATGAGAACGTGCAGAGATTGGTGCAAAAATTTAATCCAACAAAAGTGTCAGAAACGTTGCCTACTAGTGAGTATACAGCATATAGTGAAAATAAAGGTGAAAAACTAGCATTTTGTTTAAATAAAGAAAAAAATGGCAGCAAATTAATAGATATTAACACATTAACCTTTGTCGCGATACATGAATTGGCACATATAATGACATTATCAGAGGGTCATAAACAAGAATTTTGGCAAAATTTCAAATTCCTATTACAACAAGCAAAAGATGCCAATATATATAATCCTGTTGATTACAAAAAAAATCCGGAGCCTTATTGTGGAATGGAAATTACTGATAATCCATATTATGATTTATAAATTTAGAGGCTGCAAGAGACGAAATAGATAATTTGAACATCAAATTAAATACAAAGAATAACAAACGAAACACCAAAAGACGCTAATGCTATTTTATTTAAAAAATATATTGCTTCTTATAAAACACTCATTATTCATTATAAATAATAAATAATGATAATAAAATTAACGTAAAGAACTCTCTAAATTTATATGCTATATATATATATGTCATATACTCCAGTTTTCAAAATAAATAAATTAACTCGAAAAAATAAGACAGATGTTATTTATGTTTTTTCTGGTTTAGAATTTAGTAAAAAAACAGATGATCCAAATATGTTATTTAAAAATGATCCAAACAATGAAATTTTCATAAATATATTTGATAAAGATGAATTACAATCAATAGAAACAAATAAACCAAATGTTGTTTTTGTTAATGAAACTATTTATGTTGATGATAATATAGGAACTATCAAACTTAAATTATTTGAAGCGATGAGAGAGACCTCTAAAAATAAAAAAAATAAATCAATGAGCGAAAGTCAAGATAAAGGCGAAGATAAAGGCGAAAGTTCTATAAATGAATTATATCTCTATTATTTGAACAAAACGACACTTAATCCAGTGACTGTGTTCCAAAATCTAATTCAATACAATAAAAAATTACCATTAACAAAAAGTAGACTGAATCAATTATTATTAAATTTGTATGATGAAAATGGAGGTTTAATACAGTATGAAAATAAAGTTCAATATGTATTTGATGATATAATTGAATTGAAGTTAGATGAAACCCCATATATAGTTAGTAAACCTCTTGGATTAAATAATATTTTTGAAGAATATCCGTTTGTTTCCAATCCGTTTTTAGCAATTGAAAATAACAGTATATTGGATATTTCTAATAAAGAAAATAAGCAAATGAACAATAATTTATTAATGGAAAGTGGTAATATTTTTAAAAATAATATATATTTGTGTTTGGCAAAAGATGTTTTCAAAGATATTAAAAAAAAAGAGCCCGACAATGCTAATTTAGCATCTAAAATATATTTTCCAGATTTATATTACGAGCAGATTGAAACAATAGATACACTTTATAAAAAACGAAACCAGTTGTTGAATCAAACATTAGAAAAATTAACAGAAAATACAAAGAAAATATTTGACAATATAAATCTTTTTCATCTAATTTATAAAAATAATTCTTCTAGTAATATTTTTTCGCAAGTGGTTAAACAAAGTGGAGTTGTTTTTTTCAAAGCAATTATTCATAGTGAGTTCAAAATTACAATACCTGTGGAAACAATATTTAAATTAATTCATGCAACCGAAAATGTTCCCTTATTGAAATATAATCCTAAATTTCGGCAAGAGAATATGTATCGTTTATATGCACCAAAAATATCAACAGATGGACAAAATATACCTCATCTAGAAAAATCAATGATATTTAAATTGATGAGAACAATTGGTAAAAACAAATGTGTTGCTGTATATACAATTATTACATACAATAATATTAATATTAATGTCATTTGTGAATTTTTTGATGATGGTTCTATAATGATATATCCATATACAAATTTTGAAATTCCAATAACTTTAACCAATATGGATGAAATTGTGCAATTAGCGGTAAATCCATTAATAGATCAAATCAAGCCCTTTTTTGAACAAAGTGGTTTAGAAATTCCTTTATTTGTTTCGGTTCAACAACCAAATGTAGAGGTTAGGGAACTTAATCTTCAATTAGTCTACAACATTACGGAGAAATTCAATCTAAAAAAAATAGTAGGATGTGTTTCAAGTGTTTTTACTATTGAATCTAAAGATTTTACCAAAAATATTTTATTACGTTATAAACGCGTCGCCAATTATAATAAACGTGAAAGTCAAGAAGCCTTTGTGATTGAAAAATTTGATCAAGGGTATAGCATTGACGAATTAATTGTAGAATTGATGCAACAATATATTGAACTAAATGAAGATGATGCAAGAAACTTAATATCTAAAATATTTAGTGAAATGGAGATGATTGGAGTAAATAAGAAACAATCACTAATGAGTAAAATTAATCCAGGGTTTCTAACATCAATGACTGTTAATCCTCGTGATAGTAATTTAACGGTTGTTGTTAATGGAATTAATAATATAAATTATTTAAAGACTATTCCAATTTATATAGATTCAATTATTAGAATAATACAGGATATAAATAGTTGTGGAGTGGAACCTGATAGAATTAGTAGTTTATGCAAAGGAAAAGAATTAACAGATGTGTTATTTGAAAAAGTGAAACTAGACAAACCAGAATATGAAGAAATTTCCAAAGAATATGTAAGTCCAATAGATTATTGGTTTGATATACCAGAAGAAATTACGCAAAAAAGCGAGTCATTAGAGAGTCCACCAAGTTTGTTAGAGAGTCCACCAAGTTTGTTAGAGAGTCCATCAAAATCATTAGAGAATAGTCTATCAAAATCATTAGAGAGTCCCCCAAAATCATTAGAGAATAGTCTATCAAAATCATTAGAGAGTCCACCAAGTTTATTAGAGAGTCCACCAAAATCATTAGAGAATAGTCTATCAAAATCATTAGAGAGTCCACCAAAATCATTAGAGAGTCCAAAATCATTAGAGAGTCCAAAATCATTAGAGAGTCCAAAATCATTAGAGAGCCCAAAACCATTAAATAAGAATAATATATTCTGGTTTGATGACGACAGCGATGACAACGATAATATATATGGTGGTCGGTTGAGAGTGGTAAATAAAACTCGAAAAAATAGAAAAAATAGTAAAAATAGAAGTAATAAATATCGTAAATACTAAATCCACCAACTACGACCTGCAACTTGTATTTTCTTCCCTTTTTTATATACATTCATTTTCCTTATTTCATAAAGATTATTATACCAACCATTAATAAACTTCTTTATATTTTCCTTTGTCTTGTGTTTTGTTAGTTCTTTTTTATAATCGCTCTTGATTGTTTTCCTAATTTCTAACATTGCATCCACTAATTTATGCAATGATTGTGCTTGTTCACATGTTTTAACATTTGGTTTCAAATTGGCTTCAAATAATATTTCGGAACCCCAAGCAACTCCAATACCCATTATATTAGATTGGTCCAACAATAATGTTCCAAGCATTTTTTTAGACGTTTTCCACTTATTTATTACATTTTCTAATTCAGTTTTGTTAGTTTGCATCCAATCAATTGCTTTATTATCATTATCATTATCATTGTAATCATCTTTTGTCCCATATAACCATCCAAAATCTAATTTATGCAATTCATCTTTATCGTCTATTTCTACTCTACCAGTTAACCCAAAAGACCAATCTTTGCTTGTATCTTTGATTATCAAATGTTTTCCAACAGATTTAGTTTTGTCATATGAATAATATTTATTGATGGCTTCACTCAATATCCAAACTTCTGGTCCTTCTGGCATTATAAATATATATAAATAATATTATTCTATATTTCTAATATTTTATATATATTAGAAATAATATAAAGACATTGTTAGTTATTAACATAATAAAATGTCTAGACACACCTTTTTCACTGATGAAGAATTAAATACCAATGAAGAATTAAATACCAATGAAGAATTAAATACCAATGAATATATTGAAAGCGCCTTACAGATGCAATCTAAATTAATATTATTCATTCAAAGCACAGAAGATAAAAAAAAATTATTTGTGGGTTGGTCTGAAGCGGATGAGGTATATTATGTAAGAGGAAATGATGAGAATAAAAATATTCCTTTTGCACTTTATATTGAAAACCCTGAATATTGTTTCAATTTAATACAATTATATTTCAATTTCAGAAAGCCACAAATAACAGTTTATAATTATAATAATATTATGGATTGGAATGTAAGTGGTTTAACATATGATTTTTTTGAATCATACAGAGACGAGCAATATGCCATATTTGAAACCAATATAGAAAAAGATACTATTAAAATATTAAATTTGTTAAAAAACTGTTATAATTTTTGTGATTAAAAATTAGTCTTTTTCTTTTTCGTTTAGTTCCTGTTCTACAAAATATATATAATACCAAATATCATAAACAGATTTGTTATATTTAATTTGAGATGTATATGTAATCTTATTGAAATTACATATTTGTCTGACTATTGTTATAAATGAATTATATGTCATTTTTCTATCCAAATATTTACGTTTGGAAAGATAATAATATGGTTTACATTGTTCTATAAATTCAGTAAGAGAATTATCGAATATGCCTTTTTTATATGAATTTTTATTAATACTGTAATATTTATCGTTTTTCATTGCTATATTGTCTAATAATTTAAAAAACATTTCATTTGGAACATGTTCTTTAAAAATTTGAGATGTCATCTATATATTTTATATATATTTTATATATATTTTATATATATTTTATATATATATTTTATTGAACAATCCTAAATAAATTGTTAGAAAACAATGCTAATTCAATTTCGTCTTCATGTATATTATGAAAAACAGTGACATATTTACAAATCACTGGGATTATATCATATTTTTGTTTTTCTGTCAACAAATCAGTTATTTTGACAAATAAAAAATAGTTATCCAAGATATCCATTACGGAATAACCTTTATCGTAAATGTCATATAAAAGTTTTATTGCGGATTTTAATTCGTTATTTTTTAATAATTTTGTATAATCTTCAAAAATAAAAAAACTTATATTTGTACATATGTTAGAAGCCAATTCTAAATTCACATCTTGATTTAATAATTTGAATTTTTCCATATAATTTATTAATATTTTGGCATTGTTATTAGAGACATTCAGAATAAAAGTTTTTGCTTCATTCGAAATGCAAATGTTTTCTTGTTTTATAATTTTGTCCATAATTTGATTTAGATTTTCTTTATGAAACGGTTTTATTTTGATTATAACAAATCTGGATTGTATTGTTTCAATGACTTTTTGAGAATTGCTGCATGATGAAATAAAATGGACGTTGTGACCATAATTATCAATATAACTTCGAAATACTTGTTGACTTTGCTCATTGATTACATCAAAATCATCTAGAACAACACATTTTTTTTTATTTTTAATTGAAGAACTTGTTTGACAAAATGTTTTAACATCGTTTCGATAAAAACTTATTCCTTGTTCTTTTAGTGAATTAATATATAATATATTGTCTTGATAATCCGTATATGTATAATCCTTATAATATTCTCTAATGACAGCATTTAAATAAGTTGTTTTACCTGTTCCCACATTTCCTATAAATAATAGATTTAAATTATCCATGCTAATTAATGTGCGAAGAACTTCAACAATTTTGTTATCGTTTTCAAAATCTTCAAAATAAAGAGGTTGGTATTTGTTTAAAAAAAGTAATTCGTCTTTGTTCATTTATAATAAATATTCAAAAGTATTTAAATGGTTATTTTATATTCGTTAATAAGTATTTACATCTTGCAGATTTAAAATGCGATAATTCATTCAAGAAAATGTGGTGGCAAAATATATGTTAATTTTTTATTTATAATCTCTTTAGTTTCTACACAATGCTGTTCTTTTTTTTCCAGTATTTACACTCTTGAAGATAACAACCGCGCCTTAACTATTTTTATATTTTTCTCAAATTGAAAAGAACCCCATCAACAAGACAAATAAAATTACAAGATACAAGAATTAGTTATTTGATTTTGTTATTGTTATATTATTACCAGTTAATACTTTGTAACTTGTTGCTACTAATTTTTCATTAATTTCTAATGAATCTATTATATTTGCATATTTTGATGTTGTTTCCATAAAATACAACAATTCATCACCATTATCTACTGTTGTTGGGTTTGTTGGACTTGATTGAGTTACTTGAAATGTTGAATATATTGTTCCTACTGTGTAATTTGTTGTTAGTGATTGAGTTGCGATGATAACAGAACTTCCGGCACCAACAATTGTAATGATATTTCCTGAAACAGTTGCTACTAACCTATTTAAAGATCTGTAAGTAAATAAACCTGCACTATTTGAACTTGGATCGGTTATTGTAAACGGTGCATCACCATATATTTTTGCTGGAATGTAAAAATTTGTTATTGTTGGTTGTGCTCTATCTACTTGAAATATTGTCTCTACTGATCCTGAATTGTAATCTGTTGTTGATGCTTGAGTTGCTGTCATGGTAGCGCTTCCGGCACCCTTAATTGTAATGATATTATTTCCTGAAACAGTTGCTACTGAACTATCTGAAGATGTGTAAGTAAATAAACCTGTGCTATTTGTTGTGGGTTGTGTAATTGGAAAAGGGTCATCACCATATATTTTTGCTGGAATTGAAAAGTTCGTTATTGTTGGAATTAATGTATAAGTATAATTTAATGTTAAAGATTGATTTCTTACTGCACCGTTTTTAAGAGAATTATAAGTTGATGTGTCATTAGGATTAAATGTTGAAAAAATAAACCAATTAGTATTAGACGGAAACATACGTAATTGGTTAGTTGAAGCTAAACTTTGACTTATATTTATTGTTTGTAAGCCATATTGATAATAAGACTCACCACTTAAGTTATAATTAGCAAAAATAAGTATTATTTCATAAGAGTTGTTTGGTAATAAAATTATATTTAGATTATTAACATCGTTAACTAATAAAAATTGTCCATCATTTTGTTTTCTATAATAAACTTTATATATTCTTTGACTTTCTGTTGCTAGATTTTCAAATTTGAAATTTGTAAATTTTTTTAAACCAAATTAGAAAAATTATTTGCACTGTTTATTACAAACAAAAATGTATTACGTCCATAATAATTTGGGTGTGTTGTATAACTAATGCTTGAACTAAATAATGTAGAGCTATAATTAGTTATAGTTTTATTAAAATATATATTTTGTATATCTTCTTTTGTATTTTCCATAACCCAATTTCCACCATAATTTATATTACCCGTTAAATCTGATGACGCACCAATAATTTCTCCTAAATAATAAATTAATGTTTCATAATATTTTTGCCAATTACTGTATTCTAAAGAATTACACGCCAAAAAATCCACATTTTTAACATTAAATTTTTTACATATTTTAATAAGAAAACTAACATTGCTTGAATAGTTATCAATCAAAAAATCTTTGTTATTTTGAAATTGAGTTATATCATTTTCAGTAAAAAACAGTTCATTATTTAAAAAATATTTATTATGCATCATAGAATTATCAAAAATAAACGCAATTCTATCTATATTAATAAATTCTTTTTCTAAATATTCAAATAATTTATCTCTATCAGTATAATAATTATAGTAGATAGGCAAAGTTTCATTATTGTTTGATGAAAAAAATATTTCTTGATTTTCAATTGTTTTATCTATTAGAATTATATTTTTAACACGTGATATATCCATATTATCTTTTATGATAGGCAACACGTCTATGGTTATTGTTTGTTCCATATATATATATATAATATTTAATTAAAAACCAACTTTTTAATTAAAGACGCGATTTTAATCTTCAAGGGTGTAAACATGTATACGTAACTATAGGGTCTTTTGGATTATAAATTTTAGAAAAATCGGCAATACCACTAGGTTGAAAATTTTCTGGACGTAAATTAAAGATATACTCTTCCATTTAACATATATTTATATTTATATTTAAATGGTTTATATTATATCATTTAATATCTTCAAGTATGTAAATACTTATTTATTTTATATTCGTTAATAAGTATTTAAGTTTATCTTAAATAATTATATTATAAATGTCTTCGGATTCATATTATGATATATTAGAAATACCTGAAACAGCATCTTTAGATGATATTAAAAAATCATATCGGAGATTATCCATGATATACCATCCGGACAAAAATAGAAACAATCCTGAGTCAACATCAAAATTTCAAAAAATATCAGAAGCATACGAAACATTAAGCGATGTGACAAAAAAGAATGAATATGATATGATGAGAACTAATCCTTTTGCTAAAATAATGGGAATGGGAATGGGTATGGGTCCAATGGGAATGGGAATGCGATTCAGTCCTAACCCAAATGGAATGTCGCATGAAAATCCGATTGATGATTTATTTTCTAATTTGTTTGGAATGCATGGACATGGTCCTAATATTCGTATTTTTCATAACGGACAACCTATGAATATAAATATGAACCAAACACAAAAACCTCCACCTATAGTTAAGAATGTATCTATTTCTATTGATAAAATATTGTCAGAAACGACTATGCCAATTGATATTGAACGTTGGATTATAGAAAATGGAAACAAAGTATTTGAAAATGAAACAATATACGTAACAATTCCAAAAGGAGCGGATGATGGTGAAATAATATTGTTGAAAGACAAAGGAAATGTTTTAAATGAAAATAGTAAAGGAGATGTGAAGTTATTTATCAAAGTTGAAAATAATACAGAATTTAAACGCAATGGTTTAGATTTGATTTATGAGAAAAATATTACTGTAAAGGAAGCATTATGTGGATTCACTTTTGAATTAAAATTTCTGACTGGAAAAGTATACACAATTAATAATAATTCTGGGAACATAATATGTGATAAATATCAGAAAATAATACCAAATATGGGTTTTTCAAGAGATAATATCAAACATTCTGGAAATTTGATAATACTGTTTCACGTTAAATTTCCAGAGAAACTAACAGAAGATGTAATGAACCAATTAAAAAGTATTGATTTTTAATAATTATACAATTATACAATTATACAATTATACAAAGTATTATACAAAGTATTATACAAAGTATTATATAAATATTAATTTATTTATTTAATATATAATGCCGCGATTTGGAAATGGAAGTAGTTCATATGGTCAATTTTGGTTTGGAGGTAATTCTTTTCCGGGATTTTTATATAAAAAAAATGTCGGTGTAGGAGGTCGCCGTGCCACCAAATTTGCTGCAGGAGGAAATACAACTTGCAACACATACCAATATTTATATAATAAATATAAACCTGGACAAAACGGTGTAGGAGCAACTAGTATTTCAAATAGACGAGCAAAAAACCGTCTTTCGACTATATGTCTCGAGCAAAATTGTTTCCCTTGTTACACTACATTGGGACAATACAGCAATTATACACATAATCCAAATGGTTTTTATACTTGCAATTACGAATAGTTATAAAACTATTTAAAGAAAATTTGTTAGTTTAATTATTGAATAATGATTGAAACTAACAATAACATACATATTTGCGAATATATTTGGTTAGATGGTAAAGGACAAATTAGAAGTAAAACTCGTTGCATTATTAATAAAGAACCCTCTGAATTATTAAATGAAGAATGGAATTACGATGCATCATCTACGTATCAAGCAAATAGCGATGGAGATACAGAGGGGATATTAAAGCCCCGCAAAATATGTAAAAATCCATTGATTAAAACCAAATACAATAGTTACATTATATTATGTGACACATATGACAAACATGGCAACCCTTTGGAAGGAAATTATAGACCAGAAGCATTAAAAATTTTTGATCAAAAAAAAGAAGAGAGACCATGGTTCGGATTAGAACAGGAGTATTTTATTTTACATAAGAATGGAATGGGTATGAATGATCATTATTGTCGGGGTAATGATGTTAAAGAAAGATTAATTGTCGAACAACATTTAGAAGCATGTTTAGATGCTGGTTTGCAAATATCGGGATTAAACGCTGAGGTAGTGCAGAGTCAATGGGAATTTCAAATAGGTCCATCTGAAGGTATTGATGCAGCGGATCAATTAATAATTGCTAGATATTTATTGGAACAAATATCTTTTGGATTTATGACTACTATTAGTTATTATCCAAAACCATTTCCGTATAAAAATGGATCTGGTTGTCATACCAATTTTAGCACACAAAAAATGAGGGAACCAGATGGAATCACAGAAATATATAGTGCAATTAATAGATTAAAAGAAGCACATGAAATGCATATGGAATCTTATGGAGAAGATAACAAATTGCGTTTAACTGGAACCCATGAAACTGCAAATTATGATGTATTTTCTTATGGAATAGGAACTAGAAATACATCCATTCGTATTCCAAATATTGTTAATAAAAATGGTTATGGTTATTTTGAGGACCGCCGACCAGCATCCAATATTGATCCATATAAAGTAACTTCTTTAATATTTAAGACATGTTGTTTATAAATAAATTTATTATTCATGTATTTACTATTAAAAGTGATTTACGTTTACTTTTCGGTATTATTGTTGCGACTTTTACTGCGTTTGTAAGTTGAAATACATAGTAAATAGTAGTGGTAGAATTTTATATGCAAAGTATTTATTTTGCACATAAAACGGAACAACAAAAGATAGTAGTAATATAATTATAATATAGTTTATAATAATATTTATAAATTATTTGGTTTAAGATATTTTTCTGGTAGGAATGTCGCTTGCAACAATGTAAATAGAATTCTCTGTAATGATAATATATTCGCCCATGGATTTATAAAATTTGGCAACAGGGGATGTATATTCTTCAGAAGATTTTACCAATAATTTCTCACCAGTTCCTTCCCTAACACCAATTAGGGCTTTTTTATCTAATGAATCGGTCCAATAATCAAGCATAATAGGTTTATCTTCTACAATAGAAAGTTTAGCAGCATTTTGTAATGTAACTCCATCTGGTAGGCGATAATTGGTATTGTTAGTTGTAACAGAAGGTCCATCTGTCGAAGATTTTTGGGCTGGTGCTTTTTGTTCAGTTGCTGACATTTATATTAAAAAGTGTTTAAAGTCTTTAAATACTTTTTTGATAAATAAATATATATTTTATTTAATTCATACTAAAAACTAAAAATCTTGACTTTTACTTTTACTTTGACTTTTACTTCGACTTTTACTTCGACTTTTACTTTTACTTCGACTTTTACTTTTACTTCGACTTTTACTTTTACTTCGACTTTTACTTTTACTTCGACTTTTACTAAGTTTTTGAGGTTTTTTTCGACTACCTCGTTCAGATGATGAAACGTGTTTTAATTTATTTTTTGCAATAATTAAATCTTCTTTATTGATTTTTTGCCTAATTAAGTTATCTATTTTATTTAATTCTTTGTCATCAATGAATTCTTCTTCTATAATTGGGGAAAGTCCTAGTTCTTGATTCTCGTTATCAATTATTAATTTTTTATTATGAAGTGTGTGTAACATTTTCAATTGGCGTTTAAACTCAAATTCTGGCAAGTTTCTCATTTTTAAACTTCTGGCATATTGCATGTATTTATTATTAGGATTATGAATAAAATATTTTTCTACATCTATTATGTTGCGGATATCCTGTAAAACCAAATACCTTTTGCCTGGGGTCAAATCTTCAAATGTCATTTTTTTGCCATATAAAATGCTTAAATACTTAAATAAAGCATTATTTATTTTATTAATAAATCTTCTTAAAATATTTGTCAAATATGCTACTACTTTTTTTATATCATTGTCATTTATTTCGTAAATAATTCTTAAAATATTATTATATAATTCTGATGTTGACATTTCTGGATATCTTAACACAAAATAAGCCATAAAAAGACTCCATGTAATGCAATATCCGTTTTCTTTTTCTTTATCTGTTCTAGTGTTATTTTCTACTGCTGATTCAAGTATTTGGAATCCATAAATATATGGGCATACAACATCAGAGCCAATTATTTGTATTTGCGGAGTTTCACCAAATTTTTTTGTTATATAATCAAACAAATTATCTCTAAAAATACTAATTTTGTCATTTATTTTTTTAAAAATTAAAGGTTCGTATTCAAAATCAATTTTACTTCCATGAGGTTCATAATGTTCTATTACATGTTTGTCATAACGATATATAAGAAGATTTGCATGATTCCCTATGTTTTTTGCAAGTCGTAATTTTATAGGTATAATAATAGTATTAACTCCAGATGATATGCAATTACCTATGTCATCAAAAATAAAATCACCGAGAATTGATGATGGTGTTTGTTCTATTGCAACATCTATAAAAAGTTCTTGTACATAACAATTGTAATTTAATGCACGTGTTTTGACTAAAAATAAAAAATATAATTCAGCCATCTCACTGTTTGAATACCATTCAGTAATTGTATCAGTTTCTTTACCTAAAATAGTTAATGTTTTATGTAAATCCATTTATATATTTATATATTTTATTTATATATGAAGAATAAAAAAACGAACGCGAATGTTACAAGTAAAAATGAATTAAATAAAGAAAATGTAAATAAAGAAAATGAATTAATACTGAATAATTCATCTAATTATAATGAAACAATTATAAATTCTTTTTCGGATATAAGTATGGGGTTTTTAAATGTTATATTCGAATATGTATACACGATAATAACAGAAATGACAAATATAAAAAATAAAAAAATTTTTCAATTCATTTTCAAAAGAGGATTAGAAACAATTATTCATATATTTTCATTATTGTTTTATTATACTAAAAACATTGAACTAACAATGAAATATAGCAAAAATGCATTATATGAATATATAGAATTTATTGATCAAATCTCTGATGACAAAGTGACGTTTTTAAATTTAACATCAAGAGATGCTGTATTATTTGTATACAAAAAAAGTATTTCAGAAATAAATAATGATTATAGAAAATCTATGAAAGAACCAGTAGGTGAAGAGAAATACATATTATCTATTTTAAATACATATATGATGATATGTAAAAATGTTATTTTATTTGTATCTAATTATAGTGTATTTGATAAACCAACTATAAATGAGTGTTTCAATTGTGTGAAAACCATTGGAGACAATGTAAATAAAATGAAAATAGAATTAATAGATAATATAAATATATTTGCAATAGTATTGAATGATATTAAAATGAAAGACCCTAATTCATTGCAAGTAAAACAATATCTAGAATTATTAAATCAATTTACAAAAACAATAGGTAAAAAAAAGATTAATGAAAACTTTAAAAATAATATATTTGACTTAGAAATAGTAAATGGTAAAATAATGAATAGTGATGAAACCAAAGATGTCATTGATTTTATATTTCTTTAATTGACTGTTGTTCCTCTTCTTTGATAATATGAATTATTTTTCGTCTAATCTTTTTGTTTTTATGTTTATTATCTAATTCGCTTTTAGAAATAATTTTTTGGCAAATATGTTTGAATTCTTCTTTAAACATAGATTTTAGAAATTTATATATATCTTCTAATACATATTCATCACACATACCAACTATTAATACACTTCCTGTTCTAAAAATCATAAACGACACTTTGATTATGTTAGTGTATTTGTCTTTATTTTCTTTCGTGATTTGCATTCCTGTTTGAATTCCAATATCGTTGTTATAATAGAATTTACATTGTATGCCGGGATATGAACAACAAGGATCATATATGGATTGAATATTGTATTTGTTTCGAAGAATATCGTGAGTTTTGTCAAGATTAATATAAAACCCGCAGTTAAAATTCGAATTTATCAAAACAGTGTCACTATGATCTGAATGTTTTAATGGTGTATCATAATATGGTTGTAATAGTTCTATAATAGTGTTTAAAACAGTTTCAAACATTTTGTCATTTTGCACTCCTGGTATTTCTAATTTGCCCGTATTAAATACTTTTACATGAAATTCTTTAAATACATTTTCCATTTTGATGCGAAGAATAATAACAAAACAGTTATAAAACGCTTGTTTCTTTTTAGAGCGATAAGACATAATATCTTTTTTAGATATTCCAATTGTAATTTTTCGAATGTCTTTGAATTTGATTCTTCCATTAGGATTATCAATATGAGATATAATATGTTGTTCATAATATAATTCATTTTGTAAACGTTGTTGAACAATGTCAAGATCTTCGGGTGTTTTAGAATTGATCTTGATTTGTTTTTTAATCACTCCATTTTGAGGTTTAGAATAAGAAATTACTGGAATTTCCCAAAATATTTGTAGATCGACTGGTTGTGTAAGATATGCAATTTTAGATTTTGTAGAAATATAAATATTTGTAGAGTCTGGTGCAGGAACATTTTCAAATTGATTATATGAATTTAATTCTTGAGAAATCGCATTAAATTCATTGTGTGAAAGGTTATTTTCGTCTTCAGATGAAATATCTGTATATTTATGCGTGATAAAACTATTCCATTCATCATCCACATTCATAGACATTGCCATAGTAGTATTCGTATTATGTCTTTATATTCTTTAAATTAATTTATTTCAATTATTTTCTCAAATATATAATATGAATAGTTATTCCCAAAGCATCCCTAAAAAAAGAATCGTAATCATTAGAAAGGAAGAACCATTTAGTGTTAAAAAAAAAGAATATGAATATGATTTGAAACAAAATTTCTTTGATCCTTCTAAAAGTTCTCCTCCAAATGATTTTATGATGAAGTTACAAATGAGAATGGGTTATTATGATTCTTTGAGTAAGGTAGATAATTTGATAAGGGAATAATTAACATAATAACTATTTTTACAACTTTCAACATGCACTATATTTTCTATAAAGTTTAAAAATTCACTATTTATGTGTTGTGGATGAAATCGAATGATATAATTAAAAAAATCTTTCATTATATTTTTTTTATCCATGTTATATTGTTTACTCATATTGGTTACATATGAACTTAATACAGAGAGTTTAGGAGTTTCATCTTTAATCATAGTATATAAATTTTCCCATGTATTGTCGTCAATAATATTGATATTGTCGTCATCTGTATTTTGATTTGATTGAATAAAATTAATCATACTTCTTATGTCAAATTTATATAATTTTTGAATCAAATTTAATTTTTGTTCGCTCAAATTTAGATTTTCAGATACGGAAATGTGGTTTAGAAAATGAATAATATCTTTTTCAGGAAGACGATTAAATTTTAACTTAAAAAATTCGGTTTGCAGTCCTTCATCAATACGGCTTATGTAATTTCCTATTAAACAAAATCGAACTGTTTTAGAATAATTTTGAAGTAAATATTTTAATGCTTGTTGTGCATTTTTAGTCATTGAATCAACTTCATCTAAAATAACAAATTTCATTCCACTAGTAAACATGGTTTTAGAATTAACAAACTGATTAATTTGACTTCTTATAATATCTATTCCACGTTCATCTGATGCGTTTAAATGTATCATCAATTCTTTATTTTTTTGATTAAATCGTTCTTGATACAAACTAACAAGGTTAATAATAGTGGTTGTTTTTCCTGTTCCAGGAGGTCCATAAAATAATAAATTAGGAAAATATCCGGTTTCAATTATATTTGTTAGTATTTTTTTATTTAAAGGGTCTAATACAATATCTTCAAACTTTTTAGGGCGATAAGCTTCCACATAAGGTATTCCGGAACCACAAGTGAACCCGCTCATTATCAATAATTTTAATATTATGTTTATATACTAATTATATAATTTTAAATAAATTATATAAAATAATAAATTATATAAAATAATAAATTATATAAAATAATATTAAATAATAAATTAAATATATAAACAATGAACTCTCCATTTGGTTATTTAGAACTCATAGTAGGACCAATGTATAGTGGAAAAACATCTAGACTGATTGATATACATAACCAATGTGTATTTTGTAATATTCAAGTGATTGTTATTAATCATTCTTTAGATAATCGATATGATGAACAATTACTTTCTACACACGATGGTATTAAGATTCCATGCATTAAAACTGAAAAATTAATGGATACGTTGGAAACTATATTTAATTATGATGTAATTTTAATAAATGAAGGACAATTTTTTAGTGATTTAGTTAATTTTGTTGAATTATTGTTAGTTCATAATAAAAAAATATATATTTGTGGGTTAGATGGTGATTTTGAACGTAAAAAATTTGGACAAATATTAGATTTAATACCTTTATGTGATAATGTAGTTAAACTAAAATCATTGTGTGGTTTATGTAAAAACGGGACACCTGGTATTTTTTCAAAACGCATCACTCAAGAAACAGAACAAACTGTTATTGGCGCGGGTAATTATATACCTGTATGTAGAAAATGTTATATCAATAATAGTTGAATGTCAAAATATATATTTTAAAACTATTTAAACTAAACAGAATAATAATGTATATAAACACTAATGGCAGATATTACAGAGGAACCTATTAAATCTAAAAGAGGTAGAAAATCTAAAAAAGAACTTATGGCTTCATTGAATGTAGATGCAATTGTAAAAGAAACCCCCAAAAAAAATAAAGTAAAACTAACAGATACAACAAATGCAACAGATACAGCAAATGCAACAGATACAACAAATGCAACAGATACAACAAATGTAACAGATACAACAAATGCAACAAATGCAACTGAAACAGTAGATATAACGTCAGAAATAGTTTCTAAAATTTCAGTTGAACCTAATATACCCATCAATACCGAAATATATATTAATGCTGATGATCATGATACTACAATGGAAGAACCTAAACAAGGTAAAAAAAGGGGGAGAAAACCAAAAGGCGGAAAAATAATTCAATTATCTGCTACAAATACTCATCAAGTAGAAGATAAACCAAATGTAATTTTGCATTTAAAGTGTTCAACCAAAGATTTGCAACCAAATAAGGAAATAAATTTTGTTGAATCATATAATTTCTCTATTTCTAGTAATAAAAATGACTTGAATTACGAGATTTTGGAGGAACAAAAGAAAATAGTTGACAGTGATGATGATTTTGATGACGATAGTGTATCCGTTTGCAAAGATACAACTAAAGAAATTTGGAAAAAACTAAAACAATTAGAAACTAATTTGCATATTAATAACATAAATAACAAACGTTCGTGTTGTTTTTGGGATACTTGTGAATTTGATAATCCTCCAATTTACATTCCAAAGTATTATTTGAATGGAACATATCATGTATATGGTTGTTTTTGCAGCCCGGAATGTGGTGTTGCTTATTTGATGGAAGAAAATATAGATAGTTCAACTAAATTTGAGAGATATCATTTATTTAACTATATTTATTCTAAAATTTATGGTTACACTAAAAATATAAAACCCGCGCCAAATCCATATTATATGTTATCTAAATATTATGGTAATTTATCTATACCAGAATATAGATCGCTTCTTAAGAATGAACGATTATTTTTAATTGTAGATAAACCATTGACCCGTATATTACCAGAATTGCATGAAGATAATGACGATTTTATTTTAAATAATAAAATCATACCGTCCAATAATAGTTATCAAGTAAAATCACGTTTGCAAAAAAAGAAACCAAATAAAAATGTCATTTTAAATGAAAAGTTTGGTTCAGCACAATTGGAATAATTAATTTTAATTTTGTAAACATTTTATATGATATTAGTTATTAAATTCATATTATTTTATATTATTATATAATATTATGAAAAAAACAATATTTCTAATTATATCTTCAAACGATCACCCTATTTATAATTTAATGAAAACTATTACAACATTATATATGAAAAAAATGTCACAAATTTATCCAATTCAATATTTTTTTATCTATTTAGATGAAAATATTAATGATAGTTTGGTTTTAGATGATCATACTATTTATGTAAAAGGTGAAGAATCTTTAATTCCAGGTATTTTTATTAAAACATACAATTCTATAAATTATATTAATAATAATTTTGAATATGATTATATTATAAGAACAAATTTATCTACATTTTGGAATATTCCACATTTTTATGAGTTAGATTTAAATACTAATAAATTAGCAACAGGATTTTTAATTTTTTCTAATTTTTTATCGGGCACTGGTATTATATTATCAAAAGATGTTGCAGTAGAATTTATTAAAAATATAAAAAATATAAAAAATATAAACAAAATAAGTGATGACGTATTAATCAGTAATACAATTAAACACATTATTCCTCTTAGTCATTTAGATGATAAAAAAATGTGTTATTTAATAAACGGTAAAAATAATATTATTCCTGAAGAATTTAATAATATTTTATATTTTAGAATTAAATCAGAAGGTGATAGACATCATGATGGAATTGCATTTATAAAATTGGCTAAATTATTATATAATATTGATTATGAAAACGTATAATAATTAATTATTTGATTTTTAATTTTTCTCTTTTTTCAGATTCTTGAAGATTTTCAATTACTTTATTTATATCTGTAGGGTTTTTTTCTCTATATTCTCTCATAGAGGTATCTAATTTAGTTCTAATTTGTCGGAATATTTCTTGATTTAAAGTTTTCTTTTTTGGTTCTTCTTTTTTTAAAGGAATACCCATATAATTTTTTATTACACAAATAGGATTATTATTAAACAGTGCAAGTTTTGTAATTGCTTCCTCTCTAGTGTAATTCGTTTGTGTCAAAATTGTATTAATGTCATCTTCATTATAAAATTCCATATATTAGTATATTAGATATAAGTTTTTAAATTATAATCATTTAAAACAATTAATACAAGTTGTAAATATTGACTAATTTATATATCTGATATGATTGTTAAATATATATATTAAACCATATTAAACAAATTCCATTATAATATATTATCTAATAAAGATGAATACTACAAATAATTTGGAAAGATTAATACAAATGGCTGCAGTTGAGCAGATGTATTCAATGATGCAAAAATTAAAAGAAAATAATGAATGTGTTATGTTGCCAGAAAAACATAAAGAAAAAGAAAGACTTGAAGAGATTCAAGAAATCCAAGAAATGCAGAGACAGTTAATAAAATTGTTTCAACAGATCCAAGAAGTTCAGAGACAGCAAATAAATAATATACTCGAGTCTGTTTCTGTATTGAATATAGAAATAAAACAACTAAATTGTTTATTGAAAAAAGAAAAAGAAACGGACGATAAACCTGAACCTCTAAGTCCAATAGTTGGACAAACTTTAATAACAGATTATCCAATATTTATCAAAAGAGAAAAAGAACACATTAAATTAAAGATAGAAGAAATAGATAATAAAGAAAAAGAAGAAACTGATGATGATTTTAACCCTGTTCTCATTACATGCTCCAATATTACTTTAAATAATGATGAGACAAAGGAAATAATAGTAGTTGATGATGATGAAGTTGATGAAGTTGATGAAGATAATGAAGAAGATGATGAAGATGAAGTTGTTGATGATGAAGTTGTTGATGATGAATTATCTGTTGGTGAGGAACTTGGTGAACATGAAACAGAAGAAATGAAACCAGAGACAGAAGAAATAAAACCAGAGACCGAAGAGAATTTATCTTCTGAAGAAGAAGTTTGCACAGATGAAGATGATGATACAAATGGAAAAGAATTAGTAGAAGAAATAAAAGAAGATGATAAAGATGTAGAAGATGAAGAGGAGGAAAAAGAAGATGATGAGGAGGAAAAAGAAGATGAAGAGGAGGATGAAGAAGTTTTTGAGATTGAAATCGATGACGTTACGTATTTTGCTACAGGAGAAGAAAATGGTGTTTTGTATGAAATGACAAAAGATGGAGAAGTGGGTAAAAAAGTAGGAATAATTAAAGATGGAGATGTAATTTTTAGTTAAACTCTTTTCTAAGTATATTATAAGTAAATGATAAATCTTTGTCCACCAGCATTAATATATGTAGCATTTTCATTGACACAAGTTATAATAGATACGTTTAAAGGTTTATATAATCTAGCGTTTTTTAAGGTAATTGTGATGATAGTTATTACAATACTTTTGAACTCGTTATGTCAAGCAGGAATGGGAATTGTGTCATGGATTTTGGTATTTATTCCATTTATTTTTATGTCTGTTATAGTTGCAATTTTGTTATATGTATTTGGGTTTGATCCATTGACAGGTGAATTAAATATACAATGTGATAGTAGTTCAAATGATCTAAGTGGAAATATGATTTTTAGTTCTACTAGTTCAAATACTAATTCAACAAAAACTTCTGTGAAATATATGGATGTATCGTATTCAGATACTCCATTAGAAGACAATAATGATTACCATCCGCCACCTCCACCTCTACCGCCAGATATAACTGGTATTTTTTATTGACCAAAACAAAGAGAATCAAATAAAATATTATATAAGAACCAACAGAAGGACAAGAACTAGATAATAATAAATAATAAAAGCATTTAAAAATATTTGTTAAATAAGTATATGAATATTTATTTAATAACGATAGGAACATTTGGATTGATGGGGCTTATAAAATTACGAAAAAAAGATAATGATATAAGAATGAGTTACATAGATTCTTGGGAAAAAATACATAAAACCGCCAAAAAGGATATTTTCATTGATATTATATACAAATTATTATATGTTTTCAGTTTATGTCAAATAAAGTATAATAAAATATCCAAATATTTAAAAACAATTTTGAATTTAAATCAAACTGACAATAAAAATCTATTAATATTGAATAAAAATGGTGAAATAATTAGAGAGACAATAATTAGCAATCCATTGCATTTAAATGAAAACGATAAAGAGTATTCCGGATTAGTATTTTTGGATAATAAAAATGTGATATTTTATGAAAAATGTCCCGATATATTTGATTATAAGGTGTTGCCTTTTCATTTCATCAATGTAGAATTAGAGTATAATAATAGGATGTATACAATGTTATTGAAAACTGATAGTGTCAATTATTATATTGTAAATAATTCTTTAAATACTTTATTTGTTAAATATTATATTCAAAATGTTCTTCATTTAGCAATCAATAAAAATGACACATTCCAATATAAAATATATATCATTGATCATAACGTTAATTGCTTTACAATTGACCAAAACCAAGAGTTACAACTAACAGACACCGACACCGGTTACAACTTAGTAAACTGCTGATATATAAATAAAAGTATTATTGTATTAATGTATTATTGTATTAATGTATTAAATATATATATAAAATAATTTAAAAAAAATTGATGATATTATTATATTATGGAAACCTATCATACAGAATTAACGATGTCATCTTCGAAGATTTCTACTGATACTTCCAAATACCATATATTAAAAAATAAATGGATTTTATGGGCTCATTTACCTCAAGATCCTGATTGGACTGTTAAAAGTTACAAAAAAATTTATTCATTCAAAAACGTTGAGGAAACTATTGGCATTACAGAGTCTTTACCTTCTGATTTCATTAAAAATTGCATGCTTTTTATCATGAAAGAAGGGGTCTCACCTATGTGGGAAGATCCAAAAAATAGAAATGGAGGTTGCTTTTCATATAAAGTATCTAATAAAACAGTTGTTGAAGTTTGGAGAGATCTTACATATGCATTAATAGGAGATACTATTAGCGCTAATAGCACATTTGTTAATAGTGTGACAGGTATTACCATATCACCTAAAAAAAATTTCTGTATAATTAAAATTTGGTTGACCAATTGCGATCATCAAAATCCACAAATAGTCACTTCTGAAATTAAAAATTTAATTCCACAAGGTTGTTTATTTAAAAAACACACTCCAGAATATTAATATTATATTAAAATATAATAAAAATAAACACATATAAAATATAAATATGAAATATCCATATGTTATATTTTATCGAAACAATAAATATAATTATGTTGATACATTTTTTATTCAAAACGCACGGCATCTCGAATGCACTATTTTTATTGCAGAGTCATTACAACATATCAAAAACTTACATAACTGCAATTATCATTTATTAATTACATTTGGAGAAACAATTGATATTTTACCTGATATTTCTAATCTAATTTCTAATATAATTTCTAAAAATATGTTAGTTCGTCATACACATATTGCTGACATACATTACTTTACTAAAAGAGACATTCATCAATTCAATAAATTTATAAATTCATTTTACATCCAAATATGCTCATTAGAACGAAACAAAATTAGACCTACATTTTCTCTTTTTACACCTTCCTATAATTCATATCATAAAATATTACGAGTATATAACAGTTTATTAAAACAAACTTTAATCGACTGGGAATGGATTATAATTGACGATTCACCTGACGATGATAATTTTAAATTTCTTAGAGATAATTTCAGCAACGAACCTAGAATTCGGTTTTATCGCAGATCTTGTAATAACGGAAGTATCGGAAACGTAAAAAATGAAACAATCGGGTTATGTCGAGGAAAATATGTTCTTGAAATGGATCACGATGATGAATTAATGCCTTATGTTTTGCAAGAATCTGCCGATTTATTCAAAAAATATAATAATATCGGGTTTATTTATTATGACTGTGCTTGCGTATATGAAAATGGGAATAATCAATGGTATGGAGATTTTATTTGTAAAGGATATGGTGGTTATTATTCGCAAAAAATTGATGACAAATGGAGACTAGTTTACATAACACCAAATATTAATAATATTACTTTGAGTCACCTGGTTTGTTGCCCTAATCATCCTAGAATATGGAGAAAGGATAAACTTATAGAAATGGGAAGTTATTGTGAATATTTACCCATTTGTGATGACTATGAAATAATACTTAGAACATCCGTATCTACCGAAATTGCCAAAATACATAAATTAGGATATATTCAATACATGAATGAATCTAATAATAACTTTTCTTTGATTCGAAATTCTGAAATAAATCGTATTGGACCTGAATATATATCTCCCATTTATTTTGAAAAATTTCAAATTGATCAACATATGGAAGACAAAAATGCATATGAAGATGTTAAATATAAAGAAGAACATTCCAAAATTTGGGAAAGAAATTCAATGTCTTACAAACATAAATATTGCAATTTGATTTTCAATAATGATCATGATGTTCAATATTGTATAATAGGATTTGACAGTTTGCTATTTTATTTAGATAAAATTAAAGAATTGTATAATAATCCTAGAAATGACTTTATTGTTTTAGAAAACAAATGCACAACAGAATATTTACAAAACAGATTAGACCGATATGATTTAGGACGAATGAAATGTTATTCCCTTGTCGACACCTCAGTTGAACAATTGATTCAATATTTCAAATTATTATATTTATCCACCACTGAATATGTAATAATTAATAGTGATATTAATAAACCATTATTCAATACAAACTTTGGCAACAGGTATGATATAATTAACAAACTAACAAAACCAAGCGATATTTATTTAGAAATTGGAGTAGAATATGGAGAATGTTTCAACAAAGTGCATTTTTCAGACAAAACAGGAGTAGATCCAGATCCTAAATTTAGTCCTCTAGAAGGTCAACTTTTCATATCAACATCAGATCAATTTTTTGAAACAAAGGGGAAACGCACTTTTGATGTCATATTTATCGATGGAATGCATCAGGCTGAATATCTTCTCAGAGACATTAATAATTCTATTCGCTGTTTATCTGATGATGGATTCATATTTATTGATGACATTTTACCCTTCAATTATAATGAACAACTTAAAATTCCTATTAATCATTATTATGAAAAAGGAATATTAAAATATGCTGAAAACTGGACCGGAGATGTTTGGAAAGTCATTTATTATTTGTTAGTTAAACATAAAGACAAATTGTCGTTGTGTCAATATTATTATAATATCCATTTTAGAGGCGTATTAGTTATAAAAATAAAAGAAAAGTTTCAGTTGAATGAAGACGACATACACATCATTAATGATTATGATTATTTTACAGATTATAGCCAATATGTGAAACTTTTAGAAGCAATTGGAATATAAAGATAAAATTACTAATACAATTATATGAATTTTATAATTCCAACTGCAAATAATTTAAAGAAAAGTAATGTGAACCCAATTAACTCTAATTCCAATAATATAACAGATTATACCAAAATATGTCAAAACGTATACAAATTTACATATAATACTAAAAATACTGAAACTGATATATATATTCTCTATAATAATGCATGCGAAACTAAACATAACGATCAACAAAATGCATTACAAATGTTTAAAAAGTGCGAAGAGTTAATTAATGAAACAACTGATACTAATATAATATATGAAATTTATGTTAATTTAGCACTTTTATCATTTGAATTTAATGATGTATCCAATTATTACACAAAAGCCATAGATACCATAAATGATCGTGCAGAACCTTATTATTACTTTGGTCTTTATTGTAAGAAACTCAAATTGTTTGAGATGGCTTATACGTTATTTATAACAGCAAGTAAATGTTCATACGAACAAGCAAAAAATAAATATGTTTATGTACAGCGTAGTGCATATGGCAAATATGTATATGAAGAAGTAATAAATGTAGGTTATGAATTAAAAAAATTCCATGAAATTAAAGTGTATTTACAAGAATTAATCAAAGATAATGAATTTTTCGAAAGTAAAGAACAATATACTCAAATATTAGAATCTATTATTAATCACGAAATTTACGGAATGATTTTTTGATTTACTTGATTATATTAGCAAAATAATTATTACAATACGTTTTAATAATTGTTTTATTTTAATACAATTAAATAATATGGAACCCACTGTATGTTTAAATATGATTGTCAAAAACGAGTCACATATTATTGAAAATACCTTGAAAATGCTTTGTGACAAAATTAAGTTTTCATATTGGGTTATTTCAGATACAGGTTCAACTGATGATACACCTAATATAATAACCAATTTTTTCAAATCAAAAAATATTGAAGGAGAATTATTACATGACCCATGGAAAAATTTTGCTCACAACAGAACCGTTGCATTAGAAGCCGCTTATAATAAAACAGATTTAGTATTTATATTTGACGCAGATGACGAGATACACGGAGATTTACAAATTCCAAAAATAATAAATAATATTGATGGATATCTATTAAATTTTGGTTCAGAATTTGGAATTTCTTATCAACGCATTTTGTTAGTTAATAATAGAATAAAATGGAATTATCAATCTGTTATTCATGAATACATCAATTGTCTTAAACCTAATCCAAAATTAGTAACTCTTGCAGGCAATTATTATATAATCTCAGGAAGACGAGGAAACCGAAGTAAAGATCCAGATAAATATTTAAAAGACGCAAAAATATTAGAAGAAGCATATCATGAGGCTAAAAATAATAATGATAGATTATATTTGCGTTATGGGTTTTATTGTGCTAATAGTTATAAAGACGCCGGAAAATCAAATGATGCCATAAAATGGTATAAAATTACCTTAGATAATGAAAATTGGGTTCAAGAAAAATACATTTCTTGTTTGTATCTTTATAATGAATATTGTAAAATAGGGGAAGAAGAAAACGGAATATATTATTTGATTGAATCAGTAAAATATGATACTGAAAGGACGGAATGTATCCAACAATTAGTAAAACATTATTATATTAAAGAAATGCCTAAAGTCGCTTATCAATATTATGGGTTGATTAAATACTTTTATGAAACACAATATTTACAAAGTGAATTAAATAACAAATTATTTGTGCAACCAGATAATGCAAATTTTATTTTACCTTATTACATGATACTTGTAGCGGATAAAATGAAAAATGAATTTCCACAGGCAAAACATACAATTTATAAAATGTATGAAATAATATTTACAAAAAAATGTCCTTGTTTCAATCCTGAATTTTACATTGGAAACGTATTATTCAATCTGCAATTTTTTATTGAGGATTGTTCTAAATATAAAAATTTCATACCTCTTTTTCAATCTTATATTGATTTTTTGCAAAGCAATAACTTTGATTTAAATTCAAATAATTATGATTTTTTGGTGAAATTTGAAAAATACGGAATTAAATTAAATACAAATCAAACACCATTGTTTTCCGATGAAGAATGCAAACAAAGCAATAAATTATTAATTTACACTGGGTTTTCAAATGAATTATGGAATCACACATATAGCATTTCTAATGCATTAGGTGGATCCGAAACCGCTGTCATTAATTTTGTTGACAAATTATCTGCTTATTTTGATATTTACATTTGTGGATCAGTTTGCGAAGAAACTATAGGTAATATCAAATATGTTAATTTGAATACAATTAAAAGTATTACTAAAACAACACCGTTTCATACAGTAATAGTTTCTAGATATATTTCATTCTATGAGATATTTCCCCAAATATGCTTTTATCAATCGTTTATTTGGGGTCATGATATTTGTTTGTTTAATTATGGTTGCAATATGGAAACTAATTCTATTCTTAAAAAATGGGACAAAAAAATTAATGGTTGCATTTGTCAAACCAAATGGCATAAAGATTTATTTTATAATCAATATCCTACCCTTAGAAATAAATTGAATATAATTAATAATGGGATTGTTATTGATAAATTTATAAATAAGCCTATTAAAATTTCTAATCGATTCATTTATTCTTCTTGTAGTGAAAGAGGGTTAGACAGATTATTAGATTTGTGGCCAAGTATTATAGAAAAATTGCCTGATGCAGAATTATTTATTTGTTCTTATAATAATTTTCCACACAATGAATTTGAAAATGAATTAAATACCAAAATTAAACAATACACCAGTATTAAACATTTGGGTCAATTAAATAAAGAAAAATTATACGAATTAATGTCTACTACGGAATATTGGTTATATCCAACCAATTTTAACGAAACTTCCTGTATAACTGCTATGGAAATGTTAATGTCTGAAGTCATTTGCATTTATTATCCATTGGCTGGGTTAATAAATACATTAGGAGATTATGGTATACCAGTAAAATATGGTGATGAAATAAATACAATTGTTCAATTATCTTTGAAACAAAAAGAAAATATTCGACAAAGAGGAAAAGAATATGCATTGTCATTCAGTTGGAAAAATAAAATAAACGTTTGGTTGGAAATCTTAACAATGGAAAGGAAATCTGAACCTGTAAATTTTAGAGTTAAATACGGAATATCTGACATAAATATTGATATTACAGATATTGTCTTACAGCAATTTACTAAAAATGGTATTATTCTTATTCCAGATGGCGATGAATATAGAGCACAAATGTTTGGAGATCCATTATACGGAACAGTCAAAAGTATTTTCATTACAAATAAATGTAACAACATAATAAAACAATTTGATCACAATGAATATGTTACATACAAATATTAAAACGATTAACCAACATGTGATTTTGGTTCTAACACAATTACTACTTCAAGATTTAATTGTATTCATTTATTGAGACAAGAAGAACTATTATAATATATTGTTGTGATTGGTTGCCCGTAATAAATAAATAATAAATAAATGCTTTAAAAAAATTATTTATTATTATTATATTTTATTTTTCAGTTGAGAAAAAAAACACTTGAAATAATCGTGCATCTTCTATTGTCAAGCCAAAATAATCATTTGACATATGAAACCGTTTTGAATTGAATAAAATCAAACGATTAAAAACATTCCCTACTTGGTCTACTTTTTCCCATTTAGTTAAATCCTGACTGTAATTGTCAGTAATTTCTTTACTATCAAATAAGTCTAAATCACGAGCACATGTAGTTCCATCGTAAAACCTATAAAATGAAGTTCCTGAAGTCAATGGTGCATCAGGAGTTAAATATAACACTCCAGCCCAATTGTTATAACCATCAATATGAACCCAAGATCTATCCCTTGAGGTTGTAAATTGGAACGAACCATTGTAAATTTTATCAGCATCGCTTCCGTCATTTTTTGGAATTGGAAATTGCGTAATTTTACCGCCAAATGGTTCTATATATTTTTGTATAATTTCTTTCAATTCTTGATTTGCATAAGAAATAGTTCTCTGACCTGGATAATTTCCTTTCACAGAAAATGGTTGTTTCATAATATATTCTCTAGTTTCGTATGGGTTATTGTAAAAATTATCAATCACAATGAGACCACAAGATGGTCCACGTATTTTCAAGTCTGCCTTTAAAATGTCTTTTTTATTCTTTTCATTGTTAGTATTATTTGTTTTTTCAATAAATTCCATGTTTAAATTATAATTATTTATATTTAAATTTATATTTATATTTATATTTATATTTAAATTTATATTTATATTTATATTTATATTTAAATTTATATTTATATTTATATTATTAAAACTGTATTAAATAGCGTTTCTATAAATAAAATAATTAAAAGCATTAAAAAGCATTTAAAAGCATTAATTCACATTAACGAAGAATGATCACTTGCAATTTATGTGGAGGATTAGGAAACCAATTATTTCAAATATTTACGACCATTTCGTATTCTATAACTAACAAAATTCCCTTTTATTTTCCTAATAAGAAAGAATTGACAAATGGATCAATACTACGTTATACATATTGGGATACATTTTTGAACGCATTAAAACCATTCCTAAAAATAAATTACGACAAATTGGAAATAATAAGAGAGCAACAATTTAGTTATAATGAGTTACCATCCAGTAATCCAAGTGATTCAGTTATGTTAGTTGGATACTTTCAAAGTTATAAATATTTTGAAATGTATAAATCTACTATTTATAATTTGTTAAAAATTGAAAATAAAAAAAAGGAATTAAAAAATAAATTATATAACTTATATAATAACAATAATATAAATAATATCGATTTTGACAACACCATATCAATGCATTTTAGATTAGGAGATTATAAAAAGTATCCCTCAATATATCGAATTTTAGACGAGAACTATTATATGAGAGCATTACAAATAATACAATCAACTTCTAATAATCTAACTAGTAAAGTTATTTATTTTTGTGAAGATGAATCTTTAACAGAAGTAGAAGAAATGATTAGTAAAATAAAAGACAAATTTGAATTGGTTCAATTTGAAAGAGCACCTTCTGGGTTAGATGATTGGGAAGAATTGTTATATATATCTATTTGTAAATATAATATTATTGCAAACAGCACCTTTAGTTGGTGGGGAGCATATCTAAATACAAATGAAGAAAAAATAGTTTGTTGTCCCAAAGAATGGTTTATGCCACAAACTAACAATAATATTAAAGATTTATTTTTAGATGATTGGATAAAAGTTATAATTGAATAATTTAATTTATTAATAAAACGTCGCATGCAGTGGCGTCCTTATATTTCCACCAGCAGTGCCCCCATATACTGATTTATATAATGCTGCTTTGCAAGATTTTAATTTTAATTTGCAGTGTGGGTCTATATTTTTTTTGGTGTCACATGTTTTGCGATTTTTACGTGTTTGGTTTGGCATTTATATTATATTATGATAATATAAATTATTATTTATTATTTATTATTTATTATTTATAAAATTACATACGACTTGCTTGAGCCGCTCTAGATGCAGCAGCGGCAGCACTGCGCCCAGCAGCGGCGGCTCTTGCGGCGGCAGAAGCAGCAGATTTAGCAGCAGCAGCGGCTCTATAGGCTGAAGAACTGCGAGATGCAGCGGCAGCACGTCCTGCAGCCTTAGCTACGGCTCGAGAAGCAGTTTTTGCTTGAGATGCTGCTCTAGCCGCATTAAGAGAAGCACTTCTTTTAGCTAAACGAGCAGCAGAATTGTGAGAAGTTTTATTTCTAGGATGACGATGACGACGACGACGATGAGTAGCCATATAATATTATAAAATATAAAATTATAAAATCAAGAATATTTAAAATATTTTTCTAAATATTATTGGTAAATGATTGCTAGTAAATATTATTTGTAAATTTACTGTTGGCTTTGTCCACGGCTTCGGCCACGTCCGCGTCCACGAGTTTGTCCACGGCTTTGTCCACGGCTTTGACCACGGCTGCGTCCACGAGTTTGTCCACGGCTTTGACCACGGCTTTGACCTCGGCTTTGACTACGTCTACGGCTTTTAGTAAGTCCTCTTCCTTTTGCTGGCATCTTATAATATACCGCAACAAAAAAATATTTTTGAAACTGAAATTAAAATTATTTAAATTAACTCTAAATTAACTTTTAAAATTAACAAAATAAATATTAAAATAATTATTGTGTTAAATTTTACCAAATAGTATCGGTCGAAGTCCAATACATTTTATCTTTCTTTTTAATATTATACAAACTCCTAAATAATTTCAAACGAGATAATGGACAATTAGTTCGATATTTATCCATTGGATGAGGATTTGTTTTTAATTGCGCCTTAATGGCTTCATCAAATATTTTTTGTCTTGCTTGTATTGCTAAATAAACAAAAAATGCTTGAAATGATAATGCCCGAATAGGAACAATATCATCATTTTTCTCTTGAAAATCATTCAAATATTCTTCACAAATGGCTAAACCAGAAATGTCTGCTAAATTTTCTCCAATACTTAAAGTTGCATCCATTTTTATTCCATCATATGATGCAAATTTTTCATATTGATTAACTACATCTTTTACTTTTAAATTAAAATTTCGAAGGTCTTCTTTACTCCACCAATTATACAAATTACCATTATGATCATATTTACTTCCTAAATCATCCAAACAATGAGACATTTCATGACCTAATGTATAACCAATATGTGCTAAATTATATTCTATTCCTCTTTCATCTAAATCTATAAATGGTTTTTGCAAATATGCTAAAGGAACATATATCGAATTTTCTGTTGGAGTATAATATGCATTCACAATATATGATTGTTTCCCTACAATCTTAAACTCTTCCCAATCTATAACAGGAATATCTACTTCTGACGACTTACCGTCTAATTCTATCATCTTTTTAGATCTCCAAACTGCTAATAATTGAAGGTTATAATATGCATTATCGTCTACATAGTCTAAAATAGGATCTTCTCTTAATAATTTTGGGCTTCCTACTTCTAAATGTATATTATCTAGTTTTAACAACGCATATTTTTTTGTAGACGGAGACATCCATTTATTTCTTTTTATAATTCTTTTATAAACTGTTAGCAAATCAGATGCCATATTAAAAGTATAATCGATATATTGTTGTTTTTTGTTTTTATCAATGTATTGATTGGTTAAAAATGTATTAAAACAAAAAGACAAACCAAAAATAGGATATATTTCTTGAGGATATGGTATTGGCTGACCTTTAATGAATTTATCATGAAATTCATAATATACCAAACGCCAATCTTTATGGAAACGCATTAATTGCCGGAACATCATATAAAAATAATATGTTCGCCATTTGGGACTTTTCCAGGCATTATCTTTATTTAACATATCTATCACACATTTTAAATAATTGGTGCTTGTGCAAATGAATTTATTTGGAATATCTTCATTCTTATAACCAACTGTTTTAGCAAATACTTCCCAATTAAAACCGTATTTTTTAAGAGCATCTTCCTTAGTGACTACATTGTATCCATCTTCATTATCATCTTTAATAATATCACAACCCAATGCTGTCAATAGATCTAATTCACAATCCCACACATCAGTCGCTTTTAAACCATGGTTTTTTCCTAAACACAAATTAAACATTTTATTTATAAAATTTAAATATTGAGTTTTGAATTCGTTTTTATATAATTTAGTGTCTTTATCATCTGCTTGATCTTCAATATAGATCTGGTAATCGTATATTGTTAGTTGTGGTGCTGAAATTGTAGATATATATTTTTTCACATTTTTTTCGTCACGCAACACATTCCAAACAATTGGACATCCCCAAGAAACAATTTCGTTCTGATTGACTTCTCCAAAAAATTCAAACATTGTTTCTCTTGATAATAAATCATCTATTTTGTCAACTATTTTTTTAATATACATATGCACATTTTTGGGATCTAAATCATATAATGATTTGTAAACTTTTTTAATTGCTTTTGCTTGCGCCGAATTATTTGTCTTGATGTAATCTTCAACAATATCAATAAGTTCATAAAATACTTTTTCTTGAGTGATTCTAAAACTATCTATTTGTACATAATGTTTTAATTCTTTCTTTAATTCTTGAGTTTTTTGACTAATCCATTGATAATTTATATAAGTATAATAATCGTCTTGTGCTCGATATTTTGTGGGTGTGAAAGGTGTTTTAAATAGTCTAATTAATTCTCTTTCCATATTTTCATGATGCTTCAAAAGATTACCTTTAATACTTTCTTCATACTCTTTCTCAAATTGATTAAATGTATTTGCATGTTCGCGACAATACACTTGTAATTCATTTTGAGATGGTCGACATTTTTTAGTTGAATTTTGTTTTACTTTTTTTGATTTTGATGTCTTCATATATTATCTAAATATATTTATCTAAATATACTTTTATTATATAATTTATTATATAATTTATTATATAATTTTATTAATTACTTTTCATTCTGTCTCTAACTATTTATCCTTTATCCTTTATCCTTTATCCTGCATTTTATCTTCTATTTTATTGAGCAAATCTTCGCTATACACTAATTTTCCTGACGGTTTGTATGAATTAATAGGAGTATATTTTTTACTATTTTTGATTTGTTGTATTTCAGGTTCCTCTTTTTCTCTTTCTTTATCTTCTTCGTCTTCTATTTTTTCTCCATATTCGTTTATACTGATGCCCATTTTCTTTTTAATTTCTTTTCTTACGTAAGTAGGCACCCAATGATCCCAAGATATAAATAAAGTATTTGGATGAAAATATCTTACTTTAAACCCATTTTCTTGCAACGAATTCATAATATATGCAATGCATCCTGCTTGGTCATATTTGGGAACACCTATGATTATTTCCGGAACAACAAACCAACAAAATTTTTCATGTATACTATGTTTTGCAGTGGTTTTGATTCTGACATGAATGCGATTTAATATTTTTTTGAATAATTCTAATTTATTAAGATCTACATGACGTTTTTTTTCGTATAATTCATCAATATTGATTTTCTCCGAAAAATCCGAGAAATTTTCTAATGTAAATATATTTGCCATTTGTATTTTTGAAGAAAATATTTTATACTTTATAACAAAATATAAACATAATTTGCCGATTATATTATATTATGACTATAAAACATTTAGTTATTAGCGGCGGTGGACCATTAGGGTTTCGATTTTTAGGAGCCTTACAAAAACTAGACCAAGAACAATTTTGGAAGCCTGAAAATACTGAATCCATTTATTGCACATCAATTGGTTCTATTATTGCTGCATTTATTTGCCTAAAATACGACTGGGAAACATTGAATAAATATATTATTGAAAGACCATGGCAAGAAGCCTTTAAAATAAACGCAAAACAAATCTTGGATTCTTATTATAAGAAAGGGTTGTTTGATAAAAAATTTGTGGAAACTATTTTTAAACCATTGTTGCAGGCCAAGGATTTAGAACTAAACATTACTTTGAAACAATTATATGAATATTCTTCTATTGATCTTCATGTATTTACATTTGAACTCAATAAATTTGAAACAGTGGAATTATCTCATAAGTCTCATCCTGATTTAGAATTATTACAAGCATTAACTATGTCGTCTGCATTACCTGGGATTTTTATGCCAATCATAATAGATAATAATTGTTTTGTGGATGGGGGAGTCATGTGTAACTATCCTTTAAACCAATGTTTAAGAGACCATACTAACAAAGATGAGGTGCTGGGAATCAAAATGGCTTATAAATCGGAAAATGATGGAACCGATAGTTTTAAAAACATTAATGTCACTGAGGAATCTTCTTTGTTAGATTATATTGTTTGTTTAAGTATTAATTCGATGAATTTCATACGAGACACTGTTAAAATAGAAAATATTCCAAACACAATTAGATGTTATTCAATCAATAATCCATTGCAATTAGAATACATACAAGAAGCAATTGTTAGTCAAGAATTAAGAAGAGAATGGTTGACAGTTGGTGGTGAAGATGCATTGACATTTTTGGAAAATATCAAAAAACAGATATAATTTATATTCTAATGCTTGAATTGAAACATCAGAGTATATTAAATATTATTTATAACAGAGTATATTAAATATTATTTATAACAGTGTATATTAAATATTATTTATAACAGAGTATATTAAATATTATTTATAACACTGTATTTAAAAATTGTTCCATAGTTGACTTGGTTGGTTTAGCATCATATTCAATAATTTGATTATCTTTTAATAGTTTTATAGTTGGGTATCCTTCAATATTATATTTATCCATTAAACTATTTACTTCTGCACTTTCGGTAGTGCAATTATATTCTACAAATGTAACAGTATATCCATTAATTGATTTTCCGTCATATTCTGCTTTCAAATCATCCCATTCTGGTTTTGCAGTCTTACAATGAGGACACCAATTTACATAAAAGAGCATCATAGTAGCAGTTTTATTAGAATCTTCATCTTGTGGAATATTTTCTCTGTTTGCATGAAAAACAGAATTGTTATCTGCGTATTGTTTATACATATAATAGGATACAAGACCTAGAATAATCGCAACTATACCGAAAATAGCAACATTCGAAGTGAAAAATCCTGAAAGTCTTTGAGTTAAAGAAGGAGTTCCTCCACTTGTAGTATATGAAATAGTATTAGTTGTGTCCATTAATATTAATTAAGAATAATTTATAATATTCTTAAACGAATAAATTATTAAAGTTAAACAATTAAACAATTAAATAAAATTGATTTTGATTTATTTTACTATAAATATAGTATATTTACAGTAAAAATAATGACGTCATTTTCAAATCAAATGAATTTTGTTAGAGAAAGACAACAAATTAAATATGAAATTAAATTAATGATGGTTGAAGATATTCTATCTCTTAATTTGTTAAAGAAACAAAAAATAGAAGAAGAACAAAGAAGATTAGAAGAAGAACAAAGAAGATTAGAAGAAGAACGAAGAAGATTAGAAGAAGAACAAAGAAAAGAATATGAAAAGATGCAACAAATCCAGTTAAAATTAGAAAAAAAACAAATGCAAAAATTTATAGATGATTTTGTAATAAAAGAACTAAATAAAAGAAAAGGTGAGATGTTAGATTTAAGCACATTGAAAGAAATAGCGCTTAATGAGTATTATAATAGAAAACTCATTGAACAACAAGATGAAGAATATAATTTATGCGTTCAAATGGATTTGCAAAAAATGTGTGTGGGTGGAATGGGTGGGTATGACGGAATGAATTAGATGTGTATTACGTGTGTGGAATGGGTGTCCGGGATGCCGAGTTATAATTCCTTTGTTTTGATACATTTTTTATCCATTTGAAACGTCGCCTTTTTATCTTCTTGTGGCACAATATTTATAACACATTTTGATTTAGTTCCATACAATGGTTCCGTGCATCCTTTTTCTTTCCTTTTCTTTGTTTTATTAATCACTTTTTTAAAATTAAATAATTTTGGCTTTTCTTCAGTGCACCTAGATCTAAAATGCTCATATCTTTCTCTGACATCACAATATGTTAGTCCTGATTTTTTACCTAGCATTTTATTAACTAATTCATGCAGTTCATATATATATTTTGAAAAAGTTGCACGACTTTCCATATGACACATTTGTAACGGTTTTTCTTTCAAATTTTTAGTCAAATTGATTCTACAATATTTACACGGCAATACATATCTTAAACTATATATAAAATCTTTGTAATGATGTTTATCTTCTTTTGTTGGTTTCACCGGATAATTAAAACTTATTGTATGTAATGCTGTCCATATAATTGGACCCCATATTTTTGTTACCATTCCATCTCCTGATGAAAAATCTTTGGTGCCAAATGTCCTTTTTTTTGAACGGCCATTTTTGCGCGTTTGACCCATATATACTAACAAAATAAAATATTGTTATTACATATTATATTTTATATTTTATAATTATGAATTTTTTAAATGCAAAATCTTTTTGCGTGACTTCTGCGATTATATCAATATGTTTAAGAAATGGTTGTTTAGTTATTTTAGGATCATTATTTAGTAACATAAATTGATTTGAGTCATCAATTATATTTTCACTGTCTTGATGTGTATATGATAAATAATATTTATCCGTTGTTATATCTTGATATAAATAAGCAGCGTGACTAAATGTTGGATTAATATGAAATAACACTTTAATAAATTTATACATTATAATATAATTATTTATATTTTATAAATAAAGTTAAACGTATACTTTGTTTACATTCCAAAAGTTGAAAAGTCATTTAATACAGGCATTGGGAAATAGTTACTATTAACTGATTTAGCACTAAAGACTTTTTCACAAGTGAAACTAGGCTCAGGACATCTAGCGCATGGAGGACATGGAGGACATTTATTTGGGTCATTGCCACTATAGATAATTGGATCAGGACATTTTGGACACACCGGTGGAACCACTTGAGACTTTAATATGTACAAATCTTCTTCACCCGCAGGTATTTGGGAACGAGGGATACCTGGTGGCAATGAATTATAATAAGCCGACGAATCATACGATGCATATGTATTGCCTGCTGGACCTGTTACAGTATTTACTTGTCCACCATTTGGACCATAATAAGTATTTGTGTAAGCAGTATTATAATCCGAACCAGTTGAATTATTATCCACGTCATATTGATTAATAGTTCCATCTTGGCTGTTATAAGTATATGCATTGTTACCAGTGTAAACTACTTTAGAACCATTTGGCGTAGTAATTTCTACTGCTTGTTGACCATTTTCGGTAATTATTTTAGCAGATCCACCATTCGGACCATAATAGACTGATACTTCGGGATTATTATTGTTTTCATTTTCTACATAATATATTTCTGTTGCTCCATTTTTATATGTAATCACAATTGAATTGTTTTCAGGCGTTTGAATCACTTTTGCCGTGCCTCCATCAGGACCATAATAAATGCTCGGAGAAGACGTTCCACTATAATGATTATAATTATCGTAATCTGTTGACACTGTAGTACCATAATTAGTTGTAGCCGTACTAACTCCTGTATTTGGATTATTTGTTAGTGTCAATACAACATTTCCATTTGCATCCTTCACTTGCACACTATTCATTCCATTGGAACCATTTGTTACAGTTGCAGATGCACCATTAGCAGCATAATAAGTATTTGAATCGGTAGTACTAACTGTATATGTCGTCACAGTTCCATCACTTGCAGTTACAACTAGATTACCTGTTTCGGTTTCAATAAATGCAACTGCTCCGTTAGGTCCGTAATATACTGTTCCACTTTCCATGCCTTCTACACATTTACTTCCGCCTAAAAAAGAGCATAAAATAAGACCCAACAATAATATCACAAAAAGTATCAATAATTCGCCGTTCATTATATATAATTTATATTGTGAAAAAAATTGATTTGATTAAATTATAATTTAATATAGGTATAAATAATAATTATGAGTAAAGACGATTACATAAGTGCTGTTATAATTGATGATGACGATGATATTGACATTGTGAATATTAAAGGTTCAAATATAAATGTAATTAATAATGTAATTGATAAACCATTAATTGATAAACCATTAATTGATAAACCATTAATTGATAAACCATTAATTGATAAACCATTAATAAAAGAAAAAAAGAAAAAACAAGAACCTCTCAAAATTGCATTTGATTTGAATAACACAATTATTGAAATTGGAGTTGATGAAGCAGGTAGAGGACCTATGTTTGGAAGAGTTTATGCTGGAGTTGCTATTTTACCTAAAGATGACACCTATGATCACTTGTCTATGAAAGATAGTAAAAAATTCCATTCTAAAAAGAAAATAGAAGAAGTTGCCGAATATATTAAAGAAAATGCTATTGCATGGGCTGTTGAATATGAAGACGAAAGTGTTATAGATGATATAAATATATTACAGGCTACTCAAAGTGCTATGCATAAAGGCATTAAAAAAGTATTGAAACAATTGGAAACTAAGAATAATGAAAATATTAATTATGACAATGTTCTATTGTTAGTTGATGGCAATTATTTCAAACCATTTTCCATATTAAATAAAAATAAAACAAAATCAATAAATATACAACATTATACTATTGAAGGTGGAGATAATAAGTATACTTCAATTGCTGCTGCATCAATATTAGCCAAAGTTGAACGAGATAAATATATAGATCAACTATGTAATGAGAACCCAGAATTAATAGAAAAATATGGAATTAATAGCAACAAAGGATACGGGTCTAAAAAACATATGGATGGTATAAAACAGTATGGAATCACAAAGTGGCATCGTAAAACATTTGGTATTTGTCGTGATTATTGTTAAATTTACAAAATAAAGTTTAAAATATTGTAACAATATATAAAATGGGTTTAGGATTATTCAATGCACCATTATATGTAAATTATAAATGTCTTCTTTTTTCTGCCTTTATTATAACCGTTTACTATTTACCTAAACCTAAAACCATGGCTCACAATATTGTTATGGTATTTTTATTAGCAACAAGTGCTTACATTATGATGGCTTGGTATGACGTCATTTACGATTGCAACGATAGATTAAAACCGACATTACTGGGATGGCTTTCGAAACCATTCAAACCCAAAGAATATAGCCAACAATACGACCAATTGCCTGTCAAATATAAAAAAATTATAAGAAATGTTGATATATTTGTATTAATAATAATATTCATAACCTTTTTGTATCCATTTTTTTCGAAATAAGAACCATCTTTTTTTTATTTTTTATATAATTATATAACGGAATACTGTAACAAATAGTTGCCCCAATAATCGTAATAAATGTTTGTTCTTTCATCTTATATTATATAATTTTAATTCTTTATATAAGTTATTTTGTGATAAATTTATTTATATAACTTTAATTCTTTATCTTCTTTGTAATTGAAAGCAACTATAAATTAAACATTGGTTTATATGGTAGGATTTTTTCAATTGATAAGAGATATTATTAAATATATAATTACGCGATATAAATCTTTAATTGAAACTGATAATAAGCATTCAACCCAGAAGCAAAAGATTATAATGAAAATTATGGGCAGCAATTTTTTCCATTAATTTATACATAATTGTCTTCTTAATATAATTAGTTATTTATATCTTTTTCCATACTTCAAAAAAATTGTTATAACAAGGACCCCATCCCCCAGGTTCAACATAATCTCTGCAAAAATTATTTTCAATAAATATTTTGTCAATATATTCTTTTTTTGAAATTTCGTTATAATCATTTTCCATTATAATTAAATTAATGTTTTTTAATATTTCAGGCATATCCATTAGAATATAATAAAAAGCACCTTCACAATCTAATACTAGTGTATCAAAAATAATATTGGATTTATTTAATAATCTTTCATAATTAATTACTCTAACAGGTTTATATCCATCTAATAGTTTATCAGATACAATTGTATCCCACTCTTTTTGTATTAATTTTCTGTTTGATAAAGCCGCATTTACTATATGAAAACTAAGATTATTTATATTTCTATTTTCGATCAATTGATTACATATATTTGTATCACACTCTAAACTAACAAAATTATTATTATTGCATGAATTTAATATATATGCTATAATCAAACTATTTCTTCCAATATTTCCACCTATTTCTAATACTTTTTCGTGACCTCTAATATACTTTGTTACCATCATTTGTTCAGGAAATTCTTCATTAAAAGAACCATATTTTATTTTTAATTTTGATTGAATATTTTTTAATTTATTATATGTTTCAACTACTTCGGGTATAATAAAAGAAACTTCATTATTTGTTGTATTAATAAAACAATTAGTATTTTCATTTACTACATATATTAATTCATTATTATTATAAATATAAATACAATTGTTATTATCATTATTTATTTTACCAAATAATTCTGAACGTTTAATATTATTTTTTGGAATACAAATTAAATTTTTAAAGTAATAATGTTTACATTTATTTAAAGATATTTTAGTAATATCAATATTATTTTTATCTAATCCATATTTTATTTTTAAAGACATTATATATACTTTATGGATAAAAAAATAAATATTTATATTTTATGTTATAATGAAAGTATTCTTATACCTTATACTGTGAATTATTATAAATCAAGATTTCCAACAGCAAATATTACCATTTATGATAATGAAAGTATAGATCAATCAGTAGAATTGGCAAAATCATTAAATTGTGAAGTTATTTCATTTAGCACTAATAAAATTAATAATGTATTTATTAAACGTGATATATTTGATAATTGTTGGAAAAATGTAACAGAAGGATGGATTATTACTGCTGATATGGATGAATGGTTAGATATTGATGAAAATGATTTAATTTATGAAGAAAAACAAAATACATCAATATTAAAAATTAAAGGAGTTGATATGTTAGGATCTAGTAATGTAATTAATTTAGATGATATTGATTTAAATAATATAAATATAGGAGTATTTAATTCTTGTGAGGACAAAAATATATGTTTCTACGTACCTAAAATTAAAGAAATGAATTTTTCTGTAGGATGTCATTCATGCAAGCCTAAAGGTATAATAAAATACAGTGATAAAGAATATTATAATAAACATATGAATTATTTAGGTATTCCTTATATTATTAATAAAAATAAATATAGGTTTGAACGTTCTGATGAAATGCGCAAACAAAATTTATCAACGCATTACACAATAGATCAAACTAAAATTATCAATGAATATAATAAAAAATTAACAAACTCAATTAACTATACATTTATTAAATACTATAATAAAAATATTCAAATTCATAAAAATGTTATTAATGATATTTTAAATAATTGTTATAATAAAAAAATGTTAGTATTTGGTTTAGGTTATGATACACAATTATGGTATAATGCAACTAACAAAAATACATATTTTATCGAACATAATGAAGAATATATTAAGTTAAATTCTGATATTGATCAAAAAAATATAATATTTTATCCATATGATGATATTTCTGTTAAGAAAAGTATTCAATTATTAAATAATAATGCGGCAGATGACTTTTTAGATAAAATAGATATACCAAATAAATTATTAGAATTAGCACCTTTTGATATAATCATAATTGATGGCCCAACTGGATTTAATGATGATTGTCCTGGTAGAATGATTCCCATGTATTGGACAAAAAAATATTTATCAGATAAAAATACTATAATGTATATAGATGATTGTAATAGATTATTAGAAAAAAAATGTATTAATCATTTTTTTATTATTAATAAAAAATTTTACTTCAAAGAAAGATCAGGATGTATGAAAGTTTATAATTAATATAATAAATTTTTTATTTCAATCAATCAAATTTTTTATAAACATAATAAGGTATTAAATATAGTGTGAAAATCAATAAAGTAATATTATTATATGTTGGAACTCCTTTGAAATACATCGCCAACAAACAGGAACCAATGACCATCGAAGAATCTGCTAATATAATTTTAGCACCATTTTCTTTAGCATAATCTTTATATATATCTAAAACTAAATTGCCTCCTTTATGAGTCTCTATGAAAAACTTGTATAATCCTACATCATGTAAAATTTGGACGATCAATGCAACTGCTATGAATTTAATGGGTGAAAAACTGAAACCAAAATAGGTAAAAATAAAACGAGTTATAATTAATCCAATAACAATAATAAAAACGTCTAATAATACCGCAGTCATACCTAATTTGTCGTACCAGACATTGATTTGTCTTCCAAAAAAAGAACTATGTTTGGCTATGAGAATGACTATAAAATCTACTATTGCTACTGCTAAAAATATAGGCAACAAATCATCATTATTTTTAAAATCCGAAATATCCAGCAACATTATATATATTATATAAAAAAATTGATTTAAACAAGTTATATAAAAAGTTATTTAACAGTTTATATTAAATTAAATATTATGCCAATCTTTATTATCGTATTTATAGTTATTATAGGTATATTGATACTAAACCTATAGTCAAACACAAAATATTTTATTATTCAGTATTATGTAATATTATAAATAATTGTATATAATATTATATTATAAATAATTGTATATAATATTATATTATGGCAAGCGTTTTTATAGCAACTATTCTAATTGTTGTAGTTTTATTTATATTTGGAATCACCTATTTTATTGTCACAAGGGTATAAAAGTATAATTTATTTATTCTAATTTTATTTTTAAGCAGAACACATTTCGCAGATTTCTTCCTGTTCTTCTTCTACTACTTTTTTCTCCGGTTCAATGGTAAATTGCTGTGCTTGATGTTTGGCTTTACGTCTTAAATAATATATTCCTGTTTTCAGTCCTTTTTCCCACGCATAAAAGTGCATAGATGTTAGTTTATTATATACAGGGTCTTCCATCCACAAATTCAAACTCTGACTTTGGCATATAAATGGACCTCTATCGGCTGCCATATCGATTAAATGTTTCATCGGAATTTCCCAAACTATCTTATATTTATTACGGATATGTTCCGGTAATGTTGTTAGTTGTTGTATAGATCCTTTGTTTGCAATGATATTGTTTTTTATCTGTTCATTCCAAACACCCAATTGAATTAATTCTCTCACAAGATATTTGTTTACAACTATAAATTCACCAGCAATCGTTCTTCTTGTATAAATATTACTTGTAAACGGTTCAAAACATTCATTATATCCCAATATTTGTGATGTGGAAGCGGTTGGCATTGGAGCAACTAACAAGGAATTGCGGAGTCCATAGTCCTTTATTTTTTGCTTTAATTCCGTCCAATTATATCTATCACTAGGTGTAATATTCCACATATCAAATTGTAAAATACCTTTAGACGCCGGGGAACCTTCAAATGTGCTATATGCTCCAATAAAATTACTATTCATGATTGAAGTTTCATATTCATTTATTAGATATTCGGTTTCCTCCAATAATCCATAACTAACAAACTGTTCTATTTTTTTGCGACGTTCAAATGCAAGTTTACAACTTTGTTCTAACGATGCATGATAAATTGTTTCAAATATTAATATATTTATTTTTTTCGCTTCCTCAGAGTGATACGGAATATCCATTAAAACATATGTATCCGCAAGTCCTTGGACACCTATACCAATAGGTCTGTGTCTAAAATTACTTCGTTGTGTTTTTTCGGTTGGATAAAAGTTGACGTCGATTATTTTATTTAAGTTGTTAGTTATAACCTTAGTAACCTGATGCAGTTTTTCATAATCGAATGTTTTGGTTTCTTTATTGACGTATGCAGGGAGCGCAATAGAAGCCAAATTACACACAGCAGTTTCATCTTTATCAGAATATTCAGTGATTTCAGTGCATAAATTGGATGATTTGATTATTCCAATATTTTTCTGATTAGATTTTTTATTGACTGCATCTTTATAGAGTAAATAGGGTGTCCCTGTTTCCATTTGAGCGTCCAAAATGGCAAACCACAAATCTCGAGCATTCACTGTTTTGCGGGCTTTCCCGATTTGTTCATAATGTTCATATAATGATTTAAATTGGCTTCCATAAACATCAGATAATCCAGGACATTCATTAGGACAAAATAAGGACCATTTACCATTTTTTTCTTTAACTCTTTCCATAAATAAATCGGAGACCCATAATGCATAGAATAAATCTCGTGCTTTAGTGTCTTCATCGCCGTGATTTTTCTTCATTTCCAAAAAATCAAATATATCTGCATGCCATGTTTCCAAATACACGGCAATAGAACCATTTCGTCTTCCAGATTGATTTACATATCTAGCCGTATTATTGAAAACTCTTAGCATTGGAACTATTCCATCGGTTTCTCCGTTGGTTCCATTGATTCGACTACCTTTAGAGCGTATATTATGGATATGTAAACCAATACCTCCAGAATATTTAGATATTAAAGCACAGTCTTTAATTGTATTAAAAATGCCTTCAATACTGTCGTCTTCCATTGCAATTAAATAACATGAACTCATTTGTTGTCGCGGAGTTCCGGAATTAAAAAGTGTAGGTGTTGCGTGTGTAAAATATTTTTGAGACATTAAATTATATGTTTCTTTGACATAATCCAATGAGGTTTCATCATTTGCATTTCCATGTATTCCAATAGCAACTCGCAACCACATGTGTTGTGGTCGTTCAATGACAATTCCATTTTTTTTTAATAAATAAGCGCGTTCTAACGTTTTAAATCCAAAATAATCTATTAGATAGTCTCTATTGTGGTCAATTAATGCATCCAATTCTGCACGATATTTATTAACAAAATTCCACAATTCATTAGATACGAGAGGTCGGTGTTCTCCATGAATATCACAACATACATAAAGTTCTTCCATGACTTCAGAAAAAAGTGGGTTAGTGTTTTTTTGGTGATTCGATACAATAATTCGTCCTGCTAAAATTCCATAATCGGGGTTTAATGTCGAAAGAGATTCGCATTGTTCTGCTGCTAATTCGTCAATTTCGGTTGTTGAAATTTTATCATATAACTGATCAATGACTTTGATTGTTAGTTGTTGATAATTTATATGAGCAGAAATTTCTGGGTCTAAATTTTTGAGTCGTGTTTGAATTTTATCAAATGCTATTTCTTCTAATTCTCCATTTCGTTTTGTGACTCGCATATTATTACCATCCATTTATATATATTTGTTAGTTATCTTTATATACTTTTAAGAAAAGTATAGCAAAAATATAAAATATAGCAAAATATAAAGTATATATTATATTTTATTATTGTATATGAAAGATAAAATGTGTGGATTTATTTTTTTGATGGTAATATTATCGTTGGGATTATTTTTGGCTCCGTTTGTGAAAAATTTAGAGGGTTTCACTTTAAATAATCCGGGTGAATTTCCAGTATCTGTTACCAAGGCAATATTAAATGATTATCCTCAAATAGGACAAAATGAAGTATCCACTTATAATTATAGTGATATATGGAAAGACTATCCAGTATTTTCTGTGGGATCTTATGAACAAATAACTAACAACTTAAGATATTTTAAAAATCCGGACAATGGAACATGTCGAAATGCTGATTTTTGCGGTGCATTTTATCGTGATAAAAAAAATACATCTAATATAATCAAACCATTAAAAGAGGCTGAAGAAGGAGAAGGTGCACGAGTTGGTTATTACAGAACAGAGCCTAACAAATTATATTATTCGATTCCAACTAATGAAAATATATTATATTAAATCTTTATCTTTATCTTTATCTTTATCTTTATCTACGTTTGTGTCTTCTACTACGTTTGTGTCTTCTACTACGTTTGTGTCCGTCTTGATAACATTTATTTTTTTAAATTGCAATAAACAAACTGATTGTTTTGTTTGATCTGAACCATTAGTATCCTTTTTTGTTTTACGGTTTGGTGCTCGATGTTCAAAGCCACTTTCTCTTTCAATTTCAATTGTATTCCATATATCTTCCAACATATCAATACTTGATTTGAACCATTCTCTATTTCTACAAACTAACACACAACTTAATACATCTAATTTCCAATATATATTTTTAATATACACATAATTAATTTTTTCATATTGCTCGATCATTTTCTCTTGCCATTCACTTATATCTGATGGATGTATTATATCTAATGGCTTGTATACGTAAAATGGACGACCTTCTTTCGTATGAAAATATATAATTTCCCCTTTTATTTGATCTTCTTTAGATAGACATATATTTTTAAATTCTATTTCATTTTCATCCTCATATATTTCATCACTAGTATCAAGTTCATATGATAAATAATCAGGATATTCAATAAATTTGGTTTCTAAAAAGTCGCACTCATCTAAATCACAAACTTCCATTTGAAGTTGCATTTGTATCCAATATTCTTTTTTAGGTATACCATTTATTTCACGGTTCACTATATTTTTAATTTCTAACATACGACCATATCTTTTTGAATTTCTATCAACATTTATTCCATCTGGAGATGCTCCCAAGAAAGAATATTTTTCATGACGAATGCAGCCGAAATCCTCAATTTTGGTTTGATACAAATATTCATATATTTTAACTGATAATGGTTCATATTTTTGCCCCCAATGTAATGTGCTATTTACGTTTACCATAACTACTTCTTTTTCATTATCATTATCATCACCTTCTGCATTATTGTCATCTTCTACTCCTTCTTGTTTTTTACATTTTTCATAAATCAATTGATTTTTTACACTTTGGCTTTCAAATGCTTTATATGCATTTGATGCAGTAATCAAATTGTAACGAAATTCATACCATTCTTTGGTTCGCTGAATTGGTTGAGGTTTATTTCTTAATACGGTAAGTTGTTCATCAATATATTCATAATCAGGGTCTTCTAATATAAAAGTTTTTGAATAGGAACGAGGAGGGATTATATATTTAAAGAAATCTTTTTTTGCATGTTCAATGATTTCTTCCGTTTCTTCAATCGCTTCCTCTGTATAACATAAATCTATATCAAAATGCGAATGCATTAACTCGTGTATGTTTTCATCAAATAATTCTTCAAAATCCGGTTCTGAAATAAATGTAATATGGTCTTTAATAAATTCTTCCATCAAATAAAAACAAGTGTTATATAGTTGAAGTGATTCATGTTCATTAAAGTAAGTATGTATTTCTTCTGGTATAATAAGGTCTGTCACATCAATTAATCCTTCATAATTTGTAACCATTATTTTATTAATATATAATAATGTTTTTAGGTTATTATATTATTGTATATCTTTAATATTTTAATTATAAATAATATAATATTCAATTTTATAATTATTTTTCTTCTTCTTCCTCCGTCTCAATTTCTACATCACTATCATCCTTTAATTTTATATTTTTGATTGTCCCTTGTTTTTTCTTAGGAGCCAATCCTTTTAATGTAGACACGCGTTTATCTATATTTTTCAAGGTAAAATGGTTGTTTGTTTTATTAAAAAATAAAGCAGGTATATCCTTGATTTCTCCAGTTTCTTTACTGTAATTTACATCTTTTACGCGCTGTAACTTTTTTTTATCTAGACAATCTCTAAAAAAATTAATCAAATAAATATGTTCTTCATCGGACAATTCATGTTCGATTTTATATTTGTTTGCAAAGATTACTAATTTTTTAATTTTGGCTGTTTTATCTAATTTACTCCAGGGTTCATTAGAATTAAAGTTCTTTTCATTTTCTAAAAATTTATCAAGATCAGCAAGATCTGCCGACGAATTATTTTCAGTGCTAGAAGCAAACATCGTTTTGTATTTCAAGTTATTCATTTATATATATATATATATATGTAAAAATAGGTTTAACTTAGTTTAATATAATATAAATATATAATATTATCTTATAATACTTAAATACAAATTTTGCAATAATATATTATAATATATGGATTTTGACTCTGAAAAATTAGATGTAAATATAGATACTGTAAATATAGATACTGTAAATATAGATACCGTAAAAAAAATAATAATTGTGGAACAAGAAACAAATAAAAAAATAAATTGTAAAAAAGAGAAAAAAAAACGAGTAGAGACAAATACTTGGGGATTAAATGAAATTGATTTGTGTCACAAAACTCAATTAGAATTTATCAATGATTCAAACGTATTAAAAAATCCTTTTAAAAATAAATATATTTCCAAACTAACATCTCATATAAAAAGTAAATTATTAAGTTATAAGCAACAGGATATATTAAAGAAAAAATATGATGAATCCAAATTTGTTAGTTTGAAAGATACAATCATGCTGTTACAAGACAGTAAATTGTGTTGCTGTTATTGTTCCGAACAAGTTTATATATTATATGAACGTGTGAGAGAAAACCAGCAATGGTCGTTAGATAGAATCGACAATAATATTGGTCATAATATTGGAAATCTTGTTATTGCTTGTTTGGAATGCAACTTAAAACGAAGACGAACTAACAAAGATGCATTCATGTTTACTAAAAATATGGTTATTATGAAAGTTTAAGTTTAAAAAAAGATATAAACGTCTTCTACAATAATAATATGAATATGTGGAAATGGAGTATAGGTGAATCATATTATAAAAGTGCAAGATTGAAAAAACAGGATATAAATAAAAATCTAAATGAAAATGAAAATCAAAATGAAGCCATTCAGCAATCTTTAGCAGAAGAATCCTTTTTTAATCAAGATAACGACTTAATAAATATAACTAACACAATGTTTTCACGAAATAATAACGCAAGTGGAACTCGTCGTGAAGATTTAGATTTGAAAATCGCCGATCGCGAAATGATTGCTCAAAGAGGTGTGAATCCATTTTTGCAAACAAGTTATGTCAATGATCTAGCCGCTCAAGATATGTTTATGAAGCCTAAAAATACTACATTTGAACGCACTGAAGAATAATATATATATAAAACAACTTAAAGAATATTTATATAAAACAACTTAAAGAATATTTATATAAAACAACTTAAAGAATATTTATATAAAACAACTTAAAGAATATTTATACTACTAATTATAGATTACTAGAGCTCGTAGAGTGTGTCGGTTCGCACAACTGTCTTATAAGCAGTTAGGCTGGGTTCAACTCCCAGTATGAGCATTTATAATAATTAATAATTAATAATTATTTTAATTACACCGACCGAAAAGAAAAATGAAACAAACACATAATGTTTCCCATTCTATAATTATTTTTTTCATTTATTTGTTAGTTGTTCTTCATCCTTTATATTATCCTTTATATTATCCTTTATATTATCATTTATATTATCCTTTATATTATCATTTATATTATCATTTATATTATCATTTATATTATCCTTTATATTATCCTTTATATTATCATTTATATTATCATTTATATTATCCTTTATATTATGAGTTTCATTGTCCGTTGTTTTGTTACATAATGAATAACATTGAACAATGATTGAAATGATAAAATATCCAGCAAAATACAAATATATATTTTTTATTGTTTTAGATATTCCTATTGTATAATATATCATTGATGTGATTAAAAATATACTTCTTATTATTAATTTTTCAAACGAAAATTCACTATTTTTTACAAAATATGTCATTACGATTGGTTCAAGGTACATATTTAAACACATTGAAAATAACAAATAATAATCTATAAATGAAATATAACTTATTTTATTATAATCTATAATAAAAAATAACAGAAAAAAAGAGAAAAATAATGAATATTCATATACTTCTTTATACGCATCCTCATTAGCTAAATGATTTAAAATATTTGCAATATATGACACTATAAAAAATAATGGGTCCTCTATGCTTATTGTTGAAAATGTAATAAAATGAACTCCTTTTAAAAATTCCATAAAATATTCATTTTTAAATTTATTTAACTTATTGTTATCAAATATGTCGTCATATAATTTAGCCGACATTCCACCTAATAATGAAAAAAGTGACATATAATATATATGTTGTTATTTTTTTAATAATAGAACTAAATTGTCATTTGACATTGTTTTGTTTTTATGAAGAATAAATTATAAATAAAACACATGTAACAAATTACTTGAAACATAGTTATAAAATATATAAGTAATAATTATGTTTTGTCTCATTTTTCTTTTCGGTCAGTGTAATTACTTTACACATTTAAATAGTTTTAACACACATTGTGTATAGTAAACGATTTACTAAATATGCCGCTAAAAGACTTATCAAACTTGATAAGGAACTAATAGTAAGCGACATATCAAATTTCTTAATATTTGTAACCATTAGATACAATATAGAAATAATAATAAAAACAAAACTGATTGCAAAAATTATTGAGACAATATAGAAATAATTACAATATTCTTTTGACAGAGGACCAAAAAATCTATCCATAAATGAATTAGACATATTATAATATTTATTTAGATTTTATTTTATTTTATTTCCTATAATTTATTTTCTATAATTTATTTTCTATAATTTATTTTCTATAATTTATTTCATATAATATTATATTTTCGAAAATTATAATATTACAAAGAAAACTAATAAATTAAATATTTTAAACCTTACTAATTATTCCAGTCATACTAATTATTCCAGTCATACTAATTATTCCAGTCATACTAATTATTCCAGTCATACCAGTTATACCAGTCAAAATTATATTGTTTATATAGATAAAAAATGTAAGAAAAAACAAAATAATAAACAACAAAATGAATCAATAAAATGTTAATCAAACTTGCAATAGAAATAACTTTATCCATAAATGAATTTGACATATTATAATATTTATTTAGATTAATTATTATATTAAATAAAAATAATTATATTAAATAAAAATAATTATAAAAATATAATATTACAAATAAAACTACTTAAATAAAATATTTTAAACCCTACTAATGAACGCTAATTATTCAAGTTATTCAACCCAAAATGATTTATTGCTAAAAAATTTAATGGCTTTTTACGATACGTATAAGCATGATGGAACACATAACCCAAATAATAATTTAGATAAAATGCTAAAGATTATCACAGGGGATTCAAAAATCTCACTACGAATAGTCGATTGGTTTTCGACTAATTATGCAAAAAAGTATTACACTATTTACGTTATTCCTGGATCTAACGATAATGTAACTCGACGCTTTAAAGTATACGATGATTACAAATTGAAATTAAAAGCTTACTCTAAAAAAAGATTTGATCCGTTTTGTCGTTGGGACCGAATTAGCATTCCTTATACAAACGGTAAATTCATTGAAACCACTATTGGACAGTTAAATTTCTTTAAATGGGCGCTTGAAAATAAAGTCATTGACTATATTGATGAACATTACAGCGAAATCGAAAAAGATATGAATAATCGCAATAGCACATCAAAGCGAAAAGAAACCATTGTTGATAATTCAAAGACAAGAAAGAAAAGAGAAGAATTATCTATCTCAGCAATTAAAAGCATTAAAAAAGAAAAGGTTGAAATTGTGGTTCAGTTTAATTAATTATACTTTTAAGAAAAGTATACGCAAAATTATATACTTTTAAGAAAAGTATACGCAAAATTATATACTTTTAAGAAAAGTATACGCAAAATTATATACTTTTAAGAAAAGTATACGCAAAATTATATACTTTTAAGAAAAGTATACGCAATTATATATTTATTAAAAATATTTATATCAATATAAAAAATATTGATACAAATAATATAAACAAAAATGGGAAACAACCAACCAACTAAGATTAATTATGAAGATATGCAAACCGCCATTAGAAAACCTGAAGTTTATTTGATTATAAATACTTTATTACCGACAGAACAACAATGTCTTATCACAAATACTGTTCCGGATACTAATGAGGAAGAAATTATAAATCGATGTCTTAAGGAAAATAAAAATATTCGAATAATTATTTACGGTAAAAACTATAACGACGAAAATGTCAATAAAAAATATCAGCAATTATATTCATTGGGATTTTATAATATTTATCTTTATTTGGGAGGCATGTTTGAATGGCTTATGTTGCAAGACATTTATGGAAAGGAATTATTTCAAACAACTAGTAAAGAATTAGATCTATTAAAATACAAACCTAAACAAGTATTAAATATTGAATTATTAGAATATTAATTCCTTTATAATACAATAACAAAACTTTTATATTTATATATTATATAATGTCGCAATTTGTTGTTCCAACTTTAGCCGCTGTAGGTTCCACAGCGGTTGCAAAAGTATATCAAGCAATGGCTGATACTGGAGAGATAAAAAGTTATTGGGATAATTTTTTAAATTCTTCAAAGATGATGTATAAAACACTACAATGCAGTAAAACAAAAGACAGGCATTTGTATGAAAATATAACAACAAATGAATTAATTTCAGAACTCATTTGCAGGGCATCCGAACAAAATAATAGAAGTAATACACTCAAAAAAGACCATATACTCAAAGATGAAGATATAGATTTTTTAGTAACTATAATAAATAAAACTAAAACAGGAAATAATGATAAACCAACATATATGGCTATTCCAACAATTGTTTTTGATAAAAGAACTAATGCAGACACAAAGGCAGTTATGTTAGCTGGTTTTTTATCGGCTGCTTTTACTACAGCCGGTGCATACACTGTGTCAGGAATTGAAAATGCAGCTAATACTAATTTATCATATAAAAAATATGACGAAATTCCTGAATATGGTAAAGCATTAATAGAGATATTTGCACCAAGTACCGTATGTGCTGGCGCTGCAATTTTAGGTAGTAAGTTGTATGATAAATTATCACAAGTATTGAATAAAAATGACCCTGTATTTCAAAGATATTCTTTAATAATGAACTTGATACTATCTAAAGAATCACAAAAAATTGGAAAAGAAAAAATATTAAATGAAAATAATGAATTGAAGAGAATCTTTTTACTAGATCAAGAAACCCAAAAAAAATTTAATATTATAAACACATGTGAAGTCCAAGATATAAATAATGGAATTAATTTTATAGAAGCAGTTAAGAAATTTATAGAATTTGATACCGAATTTAAACACCTTAGAAATATAACATTTGAAAAAATATATAATAAAAATACAGAGTTTTTTAACAAAATCGGTATTGATGAAAGAAATATTGATTATCTTAAGGATATACATATTTATATTTCAAAAGGAGGGAAGGCTAATTTCAAATCTACCGATTTGATCAATACGTTTATTAATAAATATAATTTAAAATGTATAAATCAACCGAACACCATTAATAACATTAATGAATGTAATCAAAAAATACGTGAAATTAATAATAATCAATATGGTGATGATAAAATTAGAGAAGAAATTAGTGTGTTAGATGAGGAATTAGAAATATTGAACAAAATATTTCAACGTATCAACAACGAATTGTCAGAAAAAAAATTAAACACTAGAGAATTAGATTATCTAATAAAGAATACTTCAAGCATATTAACCGAATTTAATAGTATGCCGATGCTAGAAAAACAAATATTAGTCAAAAATGTTGAAAATGAAATAGAGCAAATGAAACAACCGATTACAAAGAGAATTGAATCAAAAATAATGTCAATTGGAAAAAGCACTAAGGGACATATGGATGCACAGACAAGGAATTTTTTCTCAATCGCAAAAAATGTCCATGACAAAATTATTCCAAACAAGAAAAAAATAATAGAAACTGAAAACTATAATATTTCACCTGAAAGTATTTCACCTGAAAGTATTTCACCTGAAAGTAATCTACCTAAAATTGATAAAAAATTACTGTCTACACGCAATCCTATTATACGAAATAAATATAATCAAGACATCAATGGATGGTATGACCCAAATGATATTAATCCATGGTATGACCCAAATTATGTTGAAAACAAATCACAACGTAAACAATCACCACGTAAACAATCACCACGTAAACAATCACCGCGTAAACAATCACCACGTAAACAATCACCACGTAAACAATCACCACGTAAACAATCACCACGTAAACAATCACCACGTAAACAATCACCAAATGATGTTAATACATGGTTATTACCTACCGTAGATAAACAATCACCAAATGATGTTAATACATGGTTATTACCTACAGTAGATAAACAATCACCAAATAATGTTAATACATGGTTATTACCTACCGTAGATAAAAAATCACCAAATAAAACAAAAGAATCTCCTAAAAAAGAATCTCCTATTGAATATATAGATAAACTCGGCATTAAACGATATTTTGGAGGAAGAAAGACTCGTAAACATAAAAAGATGTCTAACCGAAAATATAAAAAAGGGCGTCAATCAAGACACAAAAACAAAAAAACTAAGCAAAGAAGAACATAATATTTAGTTTATTGTCAATTTTATAATTATAATTTGTTTATTTATTTTCAATCATTTGATTGATAAAATAGTCTATTTGTCCTAACCATTTATCTATAATTGTATTATTTTCATAAATATCTTCATTACCGTCTAATTCTAATTTGTTAGTTTGTTTATCCAAAAAATTATTATGATATTGATGACAAACTTCTAAATAATCTAACGGTATTAATTCTTCACCTACCCTTGCACGTTTGTGTATTCTTTCGTAGCATTTTTTGGGTTCTGTAATTACATATACAGAATGAATATTAGTATATTCTCTAACAAACTCATCAAACCAATGTAAATAAATTTGGTAACAAACGTCTTCTATTTTACCTTGATCATATAACATTTTAGCAAATACTTCTTTATCTGTATACAAACTACGTTCAGTAATAATAACATATGTGTCATTATTTGATTTGACATTGTTTGAATGTGAACGTATAGATTCAACTTCATTTCTTAAAATAGATAATCTTGAAATATATGCCATCATTTGAAACGGGAATGAATATTTTTCTTGATCACCGTAAAATTTCTTTAGCATAGTATTTCCTTGTTTGTCTTTGATTTTTTCCCAGTCATCTACTGGTTCTTTTAAAAATCGCACATAAACATTATTTTCGTAATATTTTTTCAGATTTTCTAATAATGTCGATTTTCCGGAACCAATATTTCCTTCAATTGAAATGATTTTTAAATTAAATGTGGATGACATTTTATTTATTATGTGTTATAATTTCTATATCCTTACTTTTAAAATTCAATTTTATTTATAATATGTAATTTATGAAAGTATTGTTTCTATATTAGAAAATTAAATATTAAAAAATTGATTGTATTATTTATTAATATTAAACATAATATAAAATATAATATATACTATTGTTTGTTATTGCAATGTATAGTGATTTTATTATTTCATCAAGACAAAGTGTCAGACCTGTTCCAATTATACTAACAAAATTATTGAAGGAGAAGATGCGTAAACTAGATCTGTATTATTTATCACTCAATTCAAATGCTATCCCTATATTAGAAAAAAATTTGGATAAGATTGATTGGTTTTCGTTATCTGAAAATCCAAATGCAATCCATATATTAGAACAAAATTTGGATAAAGTATTTTGGGGTCAGTTATCTTATAATCCAAATGCAATTCATTTGTTAGAGAAAAATTTAAACAAAGTAAATTGGCATCAGTTATCCTGTAATCCAAATGCTATTCCTATATTAGAGAAAAATTTGGATAAAGTATTTTGGGGTCAGTTGTCTCAAAATCCAAATGCTATTCCTATATTGGAACAAAATCTGAATAAAATACGTTGGTCTTATTTATCACTAAATCCAAATGCAATTCCTTTATTAGAAAAAAATTTTAACAGAATAGATTGGGGTTGTTTATCTTTTAATCCAAATGCTATTCATATATTGGAACAAAATTTGGATAAAGTAAATTGGGAATTATTATCTGAAAATCCAAATGCTATTCCTATATTAGAACAAAATTTGGATAAAGTAAACTGGCGTAGTTTATCTGAAAATCAAAACGCTATTCATTTATTGGAACAAAATTTAGATAAAATTGATTGGCCTTATTTATCCAGAAATCCAAATGCTATTCATATATTAGAAAAAAATTTGTATAAAGTAAATTGGCATAATTTATCCATAAATACTAATATTCTTGAAATATTTACTCGTTTAGATTATGAAACCATGCGTAAAAACTGTTATGCATTTGCTGAGGAACTTGCTGCTTATGTGTTTCACCCAGTAAGATTAGAACGATTTACTGAAAAATATAATATTTCCGTATTTGATTACATGGATTCTGTTTAAACCTTTTGACATTTCACACGTTAGGAAAATGCCGATTATTTAGCATCATATAGTTTCCATTCAGCATATCCAAAATCATTTGTCATATTATCATTTACCCACATATCGTATAGTGTGTCATCATCATCTTCCATTTTTTTACAAGTATCACAAATAATTAAATGTTTATGTCCGCCTAACATATACATTTTACTGTCAGAATTATTTTTGACACCACATGCTATTGCTATTATAACACAACCACAATCTTTTGTTTTAATATATTGTCTTGGCATATTTATATTTGATATACTAATTATTTTATATTGTTTTTTATGTTTCAATTTTTTTATAATAATCGGATTTTTAAATGTCCGAAGGTGTAAATGGATTTTGTCTTGGCACCTATATAAATAATATTAATATTTAAAAAAATTGATTATATTTTTTATTAATATTTTTTATTAATATTGTTTGTTATTAATATAATATTGTTATTATTGCAATGTCTATTACTTATACTGATTTTATTATTTCATCAAAACAAACTGACATACCAATTCCAATTATATTATTAAAAGAGATAGTAGAGAAATGGGACAATTTTGATTGGTTTTATTTATCTAAAATTCCAAATGTTATTCATATATTAGAGAAAAATTTAGATAAAATTGATTGGAATTGTTTATCTAAAAATCTAAATGCTATCCCTATATTAGAACAAAATTTGGATAAAGTAAATTGGTATGATTTATCTCAAAATCCAAATGCTATTCATATATTAGAGAAAAATTTAGATAAAGTAATTTGGAGTGGTTTATCTCAAAATCCAAATGCTATCCCTATATTAGAACAAAATTTGGATAAAGTAAATTGGTATTGGCTATCTCAAAATCCAAATGCTATTCATATATTGGAACAAAATTTAGATAAAATTGATTGGCCTTATTTATCAAGAAATCCAAATGCTATTCATATATTAGAACAACATTTAGACAAAGTAGATTGGGATTTATTATCTTCTAATCCAAATGCTATTCATATATTAGAACAAAATTTAGATAAAGTAAATTGGATTTGGTTATCTGACAATTCAAATGCTATTCATATATTAGAACAAAATTTGGATAAAGTTGATTGGAATGGTTTATCTTATAATCGAAATGCTATTCATATATTAGAACAAAATTTGGATAAAGTTGATTGGAATGGTTTATCTTCTAATCCAAATGCTATTCATATATTAGAACAAAATTTGGATAAAGTTTATTGGAATGGTTTATCCATGAATCCTAATTTTCTTGAATTGGTTACGCGTTTAGATTATGAAACAATGCGTAACAATTGTAAGTCATTTGCTGAGGAACTTGCTGCTTATGTGTTTCACCCGATAAGATTAGAACGACTTTTTGAAAAATATAATATTTCCGTATTTGATTACATGGATTCTGTTTAAATGAAAAAATTGAGTTTAAATACACACATACAAATAATAATACAATATTAGATTATAATGAGTTACAAAAAGAGTAAGAATGTATTTGATAATGAAGCCAATTATGATATGTTATTAGGTATGTTAGTTGATAAATTACATAATATTACAGACGATACAAACATTATTTATAAAATCAATTATATTCATGAAAAAGAAAATACATGTGCATATTCGAGTAAGTTTGATCCTCTTGAAGAAATAAATAAAGAAATTGTATATCGGTTTTTACAAAGAAGGTTTAAAAATTTTGGGTTATATTATTTAAAATACAAAGATATTATACAAGATATACCAATTAAATTTGATGATTTTAATGTTGAGTTTATGAAAGAAAATGGATATTTTCAGTATCTTAAAAACAATATATTTATGGATTTATGCACTGATATTTACTATGATTACGTAAATCATGGAAATACTACTTTTTGCAATACAATTGGAAAAATGATGTGTTTCATTAATAATACGATTGATATATTATATTTTCATATTGACTATCAAGAACACAGTATGGGCGAACAAACTAAATTATATTTATCACATGATTTATTTCATTTGCTTAAATATTCAGTAAATTCTAAACATGTTTATGCTCTTGCCTCATTATATAATTTTGATAAACAGTTTCCATCAATTATTCCTCACACAAAATGGGTTACTATATAATTATTTTAATATTTAATATTTAATTAAATAATTATTTCTTTTTTCTATGATTTAACTGCTATAAAATTATCGGGAAATATAAAAAAAAATTGATTTATTAAAACCATTTAAAGAAACTAATATAAATAACTATATAATATGGATCTTAAACAACGCAAATTATCTAAATCTGAATGGGATAGTATTGAAATTTCTGTTCCAAAAGATGAATTGGAAATTTTGAATTTAATTAAAAATGGATTTTCAAATGTGAATCTAAAAATAAATAAAACAAATTCTATCTTTACTCATTTAAAGATAGAATATGATGCTCAAATTGAAAAATTTCTTTACAATAAATTCTTTGCAGAAAATATTAAAACTATAGTCGAAAAATACAATATACATTTTATACAATTCGGAAATGAAGTGAGTAGAAAAAAGAATTCTTCGGATGAAGATGACTATAAAAAAGAAGACAATTCCAATATTTATTATATAAACACTAGTGCAATTGTGAAATTAAAAAGTTGTGATAATATTCGTTTATCTAGATTGAATATTGATATTATCAAAGACTTAGACATATATGAGTTTGTCTTATACAATAATTTAGAAAAGATGATACAATATAAGGTTTCAAACAATAAAAAATGGTTATATTATTATTATACGTTATTCAAATTATTAAATAATGATATAGACAAGGTCAATAAATATATCAAAGAAATATGTCAACATTTTATTAGACATTATGAATCTGACGTGGATTTATTATATATTGTTCAAAACTCAACAGAAATAATCGAAAAAAATCCTAATATTTTAAAGTATAGTGACTTAGCATTATATGAACATCAAAAAGAAATTTACATAGAAATTCGTTCTCCAAAACCTAAATTAATATTGAATATTGCTCCTACAGGAACAGGCAAAACATTAACCCCGATTGGTTTATCTGAAAAATATAAAATTATATTTGTGTGTGCTGCAAGACATGTTGGATTAGCATTAGCCCGTTCAGCGATTTCTATTGGAAAACGCATTGCTTTTGCATTTGGTTGTTCTGCCGCTGAAGACGTAAGATTACATTACTTTGCTGCTAAAGAATATACAAAAGATAAACGCAGTGGACAAATTAGAAAAGTAGACAACACAGTTGGAGATAAAGTTGAAATAATAATTTGTGATATACGATCTTATCTTCCAGCCATGTTTTATATGGCTTCATTTAATGATATAAAAGATATTGTTACTTACTGGGACGAACCTACTATAACAATGGATTATCAAAATCACGAGTTGCATCCTATCATTAAGAAAAATTGGAAGAATAATATTATTCCCAACTTTGTATTATCGTCTGCTACTTTGCCTAAATTACATGAACTAACACAAACAATTGCGGATTTTAAAGAAAAGTTTCCAGATGCAAATATAAATAATATTGTCAGTCATGATTGTAAGAAAACAATACCACTTATTAATAATAATGGTTATACTGTTATGCCACATTATTTACACAATGACTATAATGAAATCCTCGAAATTGTTTCACATTGCGAAGATAATCTAACTTTGTTGAGATATTTTGATTTAAAAGAAGCATCTGAATTCATCCATTTTATTGAAACAAATAATTATAACAAAGCGTCTTCTAAATTTAATCGAAACTTCGCTTCAGTTGACGATATTGATATGAAAAGTATTAAATTATATTACATTAAACTGTTAAAAAATATAATACCTACATTATGGACTGTTGTTTATAATCATTTCATGATGAATCGCAAAAAACGTATACATCATAATAATACAGTTGATGTGAAAGGAAATACTATTAGTCGAACCACAAGTGTTGATACTAAGCCAAGTTGTAGTGAAACAACAGACAAAATTATTCGTATCAATAGTGTGCAAATTCCAGTTCAGCAACAAGATTGTGAAATACCCGGCACTTGCGGTATTTATGTGACTACAAAAGACTCTTATACATTGACCGATGGACCAACAATATTCTTGGCAAATGATCTCCAAAAAGTTGCTAAATTCTGTATTCAACAATCAAACATACCTGCTGTTGTAATGAAAGATATTATGGATAAAATTACATTCAATAATCAAATAAATGAACGCATTGATTTATTAGAAAAAGAATTAGAATTTGAAGAATTAAAATTAGCATCTAAAATGAGCGAAAACTCTAGTGATACTTCTAAAGAAGCCAAGAAATTAACAAATGGAAAAAATGGACAAGCCACAAAAATTGCCAATAAAATGATTGATAAAACAGAAGATAGAAAAATTGCAAAAATAAGAGACGATATTACTATTCTTAAAGAAATGATTAAAAATGCTGTTTTGGACGATTTGTTTATTCCAAATAGACTTGCACATTTAGATAAATGGGCTAAAGGATTAAATGTTTCTAGAGCATTTTCAAGTAATATTGAAGAAAGCACTATTGTATCTATTATGTTACTTAAAGATGTAGATAATAGTTGGAAAATATTATTATTGCTTGGAATCGGTGTCTTCACCAATCACAAAAGTATCGAATATACTGAAATAATGAAAAAATTAGCAGATCAACAAAAACTTTATCTAATTATTGCTGACAGTGATTATATTTATGGAACTAATTATCAATTTTGCCACAGTTATTTGAGTAAAGATTTAGAGTTGACACAAGAAAAAATTATACAAGCATTAGGAAGAATTGGACGTAATAATATACAGCAAGAATATAGTGCTCGATTTAGAGATGATGTGCAAATTAAAACATTATTCACTAAATTTATGTCTGAAGACAAACCTGAAGTTATTAATATGAATAAGTTATTTAACTCCAGAAATATTGTTTGGAATGGAGAAAGTTATGAAGAATTACCTGAAGAAGATGACAACAATGATTATGAAATAATACAATCTGTTAGTGAAATTGAAATTGATGTTGAGTATTAAATAGTTTATAGTTAGTTTAATTTTAAGGTTGAAATCAATTCATCCAAACCAGTATAAAAATCTTTTTTTATTTCCCAACCCATTTCCTTCACCTTTTGATTACTTATATAATACCGTTTATCATTAAATGGACGGTCTTCAATATAAGTAATCCATTTATTGTAGTCGGTTGTCCCAGTTATTTTTTCAATTAGTAAATGTGCAACTTCTTTGACTGTGTATTCTTGATGGTCATCACTGCCAATATTGTATATTTCTCCAATTTGTCCCTTTTCCAAAATCAATTTCAGTGCTGAACAGACATCACTGACATGTAAAAATGCTCTTACATTTGAACCATCACCTTGTATTGTGACCGGATTTTTTTGTAATAGTTGCTGTATAAATCGTGGAATAAGTTTTTCGGGATACTGATTAGGACCGTATACATTATTTCCGCGGGTTATAATAATCGGCATTTTAAAAGAGTGGTAATATGATTTAGCGATCAATTCGGCCGCTGCTTTTGTTGCTGCATATGGATTTGTTGGACATAATACGGAGCCTTCATGTTTCTTTTCTTCATTTTCTTCAATCATGGATTCCCCATAGACTTCATCAGTTGAAATATGTATAAATTTCTGTATTTTACCATATTTGCGACAGGCTTCCAATAATGTATGTGTGCCAACCACATTATCACTAGTATATTGCAACGCATTGTCAAATGAATTTTGAACATGAGATTGGGCTGCAAAATGTATTACAGTATCTATTTTATAACTATGTAATACATGTGTTATTAAATCAAATGAACATAAATTCCCTTTGACTAAATGGTAACGATCAGAATCAATTATATGTTTTTCTATATTGTTTTCTGAAGCGCAATAATACATAGCATCCAAATTTACTATTGTTGTCTCTTTGTTTTCTTTGAAATAAAAATTTACAAAATTGGAACCAATGAATCCACAACATCCTGTAACCAATAATCGCATAATAATTAAATATTATATATAAATTATTCAATTATTACGAGATAACTAACACTTATTATAGTTTAATATTTATTTTTATATATTTCATCTTTCATTTTTCATTTTTCATTTTTCATTTTTCATCTTTCATCTTTAATAAAATATCTCTAACTGCTTCTTTTATAGGTTTCACGACTCCGGTGTTTAATGAAATGGACTCCAATAAAGATGTATCTAAACAATTATTAGACCGTTTCGAATCCAATATTTTATTTTGTTCTTCAATTGTGAAATTGTCCCATTCAAAATTATTATCTATAATTTCCTTATACATTTCTAAAATCTCATTGTGTGTAATCAATCCTGGATTAACTAAATTAATAGTTCCTGTTTTTCCTTTTAATGCTAATTGAATCATAACCGGCAATAAATTATCCAAAACAGTCATAGAATTTGGTATTGAACATATTTTATTGTATTTGGTTATTTTTGTAATGAAATTTCGGTTGCTTATATCACTAGTTATAGGCATTCGTATTCTTACATTTAGCACATCTTTATCATATAATTCATGCATTAATTTATCAGTGTAACCTTTTACAATGGAATAGGATGAACCAAAAAAATTCGGTTTATCTTCTTCAGTAAAACCAGTGCTTTCGTTTCCATAGGGATGAGTTGTCTCACAATAATCAAAAATACATCCAGTTCCTAAATAAGTGAAATGTTTCCCATGTTTTTTGCAAATAGAAGATAATATAATAGGTGCATACAAGTTATCTTTGATATTTTCTACTAATTTGCCTGGTTTCTCCAAATAATCAATAGTAGATATTTCTTTTCCTTCATACATTCCGTGAGTGCGTCCAATAAACGACATTACATGAGATAACCCATCTATATCCCTTATTTCATCCTCAACAGAAACATAATCATCTGCTCTACAACTAGATTTTATTACCTCTATATCCATACTAACTAACAAATCATACACTTTAGAACCAATCCAACCATTTCCTCCGTATAATAATACTAACACCATTTATATTATGGTATTTTTTGTGTTTATATTATTTTGTAATATTAATATATGTATAATTACAAAGATTTAAAGGTAATTTTTGTTATTGCGTTTATTTTTCTGTTATTAGATTTTATTTACCTGTCTTCCATTAAAGGTTATTTTGAACATCAAATTATGTATGTTCAACGAGTTCCATTGGAGATGAATGTTGAAGCAACTATTTTGTGTTATTTGTTTCTCATTTTTGGTATCTATTATTTCATCATTAAACCTGAGCGCAGTATTAAAGAGGCTTTTATATTGGGTATTCTCATTTACGGAGTTTTTGAAACAACTAACAAGGCATTATTTAATAACTGGAAATGGAATACAGTTGTTATGGATACATTATGGGGTGGTGTATTATTTTCCCTTACAACATATATATTTAGGAAACATGTGAGTAAATATGTTCAACTATAACAATCCAATTATATCGGTCTTTAAGTTGTTTTCAAATATATATTATTTCGGTCTTTAAGTTGTTTTCAAATATATATTATTTCGGTCTTTACTCCATTGAAGAATTAAAACCACACTCTTAAATTTATTTAACTGATAAACAATATATAAAGATAAATTTATAATATATAAAAATGCCTATAAATGCAGATAATAAATATTATGATTTTGAAGAATTATTTTTTGAAAAAAATTGTGACATCACATATATAATAAATAATTTTTTTATGAAATATGAAGAACACATTAAGGGAGATAAAGAATTTATTACCTACAAAATAAAAAAACTAATTGAAGAAGATAGAAATTACTTAAATAAAATTAATGGTGAAGGACAAGACCCATTAAATAGAATTGGAAAAATAAGTTACCTAAAACATTACGTAATTCCAGAAGATAATGATGGTAAAGAGTTTTATGTTTACTGTATCAATTCATTTATTTAATAAAGGTGCGAATTTAAACTTCAATATTATTGGTCTTTAAATTGTTTTATAATATATTATATTCTTATATTTTCTATAATAATATAAGAATAATTTACGTATACTATAACATAATGTATAAAGTTTATGCGTTAACAAATAATAAATCAATAAGTTTTGGAATAACATTTTATAAAAACTTTTATGACATGTTAAGCGACATTAATATCCGATATATACACACGTTTATCTTTGATTTTGACTATTATGAGAAGAATAAACTAACAAAATGGGATAATAATTACTATATGCATTTCGACAAATTTGACATATTTGAGTTTGAATTTGAAGACAACGATGAATTATCTTTTTCATATGATTGTGGCACCGAATTGATACCGATGACCGCCAATATTTTTCTTTCGGAGACATCAAAACGTATAAATGCGACAATAGAAAATTTATTCACGCATTCAAAAAATCAAAAAGAGTTTAACAACACTGTAATTAACATTTTTTCAGGGAAAACACAAAAATATGACACATTTAACGTCTCAAATTTTATTTTTTTATATAATATTAAGTTCGAAGAAATCAAAAGGTGAGTTCGTTGAATACAAACCTAATAGTCAAATTTGGTTTTCAAAAATGGACAAAAAAAATGTCCAAAAATGAAAACCTAATTTATTTTATTGAAAACACTTCGCAAAAAACACATTGTGACTGAAATGCTCTCAAAAATTTTTACGGGTTAAAAAATCGTGACGATACTTTTTTGCCATTTTTTACTCAAAAATGGGACAAAAAATTGTATTTGTCAATATTAAGCAATATTCAGCAATGCAAAATGTCGCAAAAAATCGCAAAATATATAGATGCACATATTGTGACTATACAACGTGTAATAAATTCGATCATACAAAACATTGCAAGACGATGAAACATCAAAATGCGATTTTAGCAATGGCGATTGACGATTTATCAATCGCAACATCGCAAATATCGCAAAAAAATATCTTCGAATGTGACTGCGGAAAGACTTATAAGGATAATTCTGGTTTATGGAGACATAAGAAACAGTGCAAAACATATACAAACAAATATTCAGAAGGAATTACAACCGAATTGGTTTTAGAACTTATCAGAGACAACAAAGAATTGAAACAATTACTTATGGAGCAAAATAACACAATCCAACAACAAAGTTCAACTATTAATCATTTAGCAACATCAAAACAAATTAGTGGAGGAGATAATAATAGTAATAATATAACGACAAATTCACACAATAATGCGTTTAATTTGAATTTCTATCTGAACGAAACTTGCAAAGAAGCATTAAATATAACTGAATTTGTTAGTTCTATCAAAGTCAGTCTTGAAGATTTAGAAAATACTGGACGAAAAGGATATATAGAAGGCATATCTAATATCATTGTACGTAATTTAAATGGTCTAGAACATCATCAACGACCTATACATTGTAATGATCAAAAAAGGGAAATTATTTATATTAAAGATAATAATGAATGGACTAAAGAAAGTGATGATAAACCTATACTAACAAAAGCCATTAAAGTAATTGCTAACGAAAATATCAAACAAATTAAACAATGGAGAGATAAAAATCCCGATTGCACTAATTCGGATTCCAAAAAAAATAATCTTTACCTTAAAATTGTGAGCAACTCCATGAATGGATTAACAGAAGAAGAAGGACATAAAAATATTAGTAAAATTATTAGTAACGTAGCAAAAGAAACAGTTATTTATAAAAAATATATGTAATTATTTTTCCTGCTGTTGCGGTTGTTGCTGTTGCGGTTGTTGCTGTTGCTGTTGTTGCTGTTGCTGTTGCGGTTGTTGTTGTTGCATTGGAGGCATGTTTTGTTTATCTGGTTGCTGTTGCTGTTGCGGTTGTTGTTGCTGTTGTTGCTGTTGCGGTTGCATTGGAGGCATGTTTTGTTTATCTGGTTGTGGTTGCTGTTGCTGTTGCATTGGATTCATGTTTTGTTTATCTGGTTGTTGTTCTTGCTGCTGTGGAGGCATGTTTTGTTTCTCTGGTTGCTGTTGTGGTTGCTGTTGTTGCTGTTGTTGTTGCATTGGAGGCATGTTTTGTTTCTCTGGTTGTTGCTGTTGCATTGGAGGCATGTTTTGTTTATCTGGTTGTGGTTGCTGTTGTTGTTGCTCTGGTTTATGAGGCACATCTTCTTTCAACACTTCTCCCGGATTAACTTTCACTAATTCTTCATCTTTCTTTACTTCTTCCAATTGCTTTTGAAGTTCTTCTTTCTTTTCTATTATTTTTTCTTCTGCTTTTTCTCTTATTTCAAAAACAGAACCAAGTTCAGGAATTTGGTCTTCAAGAATTAATTGATCCGATATTTTCTCTAATTTTTTAATCTGTTTTTGGGCTGTGTCTAATATTTTTTTCTCTACAATTGTTTCATATAATTTAAGACCATTGACATAATCCATTTCACATGTCAAATATAATTTGATTATCAATGCCCGTGTTTCAACTACAATTTCTTGCAATCTATCTTCAGTCAATGTAGGATTAATACGTATTTTACGATTGCTCGTTTCTGGGTCTATAGTATAGACAAATATTTGATTGATTATAGTTAATAATGCTTCTTGATTTCTATTGGCATTTCTTATCATATTTTTCAAATTATCGGCATAATCTTTAAATATTTTGTCTTTTTTAGAGCCTTTGTATTTATATTTAAACAATGGATCTGAACCTCTACAATTATCCATTTTATCATAATCTCTCAATTTTATTTCACTAAATTTAGTGATATTTTTAAATTCTTCTTTATCTTTTTTACCGGTGAAAGTCGTATAAAATATTTCCAAATCTTTCATATAGATTTTTTTGGTTTCCTCAGTCATTCCAGTAAATTGTCCTGTTTCAAAATTATAATCATCATAATACAACTTCTCTAATTCTGGTATACCCGGTTCATCTTGTAACGATTTTTGGGTAGCATTATCTTTTATATTTATGTTGCAAAAATTAGGACCTACAGTTATATCACCATTTTCATCTTCTTCCAAACTTTTAGTATTTAATGATTTGATGCGATTATCGCAAATATTTAATTTGTATATATCTCTTGGAGTATTGACGGGAATTTTCTTTTTTTCATATAATGTTGCACGAACAGTGTTTCCTTGTTCATCTTTATATACATATATAGGATTAATAGTTGTCACAATTGCTGCAAAAATATGTGCTATTTTTACATAGAACTTAGCAATAGAAGTACAAACCCTTTTTTTTTTAATTGAATTTTTGATATCTAAATCATTCAACATTTTATCATTGAAAAAAACAAATTTATTTTTTTCTTTTTCATTGACTTCCACCCCATCTTTTATTCTTTGTGACAAATAAGTGATTTCTAAATCAGTAAAATTTCTTTGGACTATGTCTGATGTTAATATAACCAACTTATCACAATAATCTTTATCATATAATTTATTCAAACTGCTAAAATCACTAGTAAGAATGTAATAACTAGCAATATAGTCCAAAATTTGAGATATTGATTTAGGTTTTAATTTGTTAGTTTCAGTAGTAGACGATACATTTCCCATTGTATATAATATATTTACAATATATTTAAAATTTATATACGTGTTTATAAGATAATATAGATAATATAAATAAAAATAAAATTGATTCATAAATATTTTTTCTATGTCATTTTAACAATGTCAAAATCTATCGAAACTCCCAATTACGATAAAAGCATTAGCGATAAAAGCATTAGCAATAAAAGCATTAACGATAAAAGCATTAGCGATAAAAGCATTAACGATAAAAGCATTAGCGATAAAAGCATTAGCGATAAAAGCATTAGCGATAAAAGCATTAGCGATAAAAGCATTAGCGATAAAAAAAGTAAAAAGAAAAAAGATAACAATACATTATCTTTACAAGAAAAAACCAAACTTTGGAATGTTTTTGAAACCGAAGTGACGCATCGGGATAAAACTCAAGAACCTTTAGAATGTTTATATAATAAAACCGCAGGAGATAGAGAATTTTGTGAACGATGTCAATATTCCCTTGCATTTTCAGATGAAGGTTTTCTTACTTGTACTAACAATAAATGTGGAATCATTTATAAAGATATGTTAGATTCTTCTCCGGAATGGAGATATTATGGAAATGATGACAACCAAACATCTGATCCTACACGTTGTGGTATGCCTATTAATCCTTTTCTAGAAGAATCATCTTTTGGATGTAAAGTGCTGTGTAGTGGCGGTAATTCATCATATGAAATGAGAAAAATAAAACGATACACTGAATGGCAATCTATGCCATATAAAGAAAAATCACAATATGACGAATTTCAACGTATAACAGTTTATGCAAATAATGCAGGAATATCTAAAAAAATAATCGACGATGCCATTAAATATCATAAAAAGATTTGCGAATATGAACAAACATTTAGGGGAGACAATAAAGACGGAATAATTGCTGCATCTATATACATTTCTTGCAGAATCAATAACTATCCAAGAACAGCAAAAGAATTAGCAACCATATTTAATTTAGACGTAACAAGTGCGACACAGGGTTGCAAAAATGCACAAACAATATTAAATATTTTAGAAAAAGATATGGATCATAAAGACAAGACATTGTTTTGTAAACCCAAACCGGTAGATTTCATTGAAAGATATTGCACGAAACTGAATATCAACACGGAACTAACAAAATTATGTCATTTTATTGCTATTAAAATCGAAAAAAATAATTTGATGCAAGAAAATACTCCCCATTCTATTGCTGCTGGAATTGTTTATTTTATAACACAATTGTGTAAATTAAATGTGTCTCAAAAAGATGTAACTAACATAAGCGAATTATCAGCAGTTACTATCAATAAATGTTGCAAAAAATTAGAAAAGATGACAGATGAATTAGTCCCATCAGTGTTTCTAAATAAATATAGACAGGTAACAGTATAGACAGGTGACAGTATAGACAGGTAACAGTATAGACAAGTGACAGTATAAACAAGTGACTGTATAAGTTATAAATAATTAAAAATATTTTTTTAAATTTTGAATTATTATTATTTACACAGGAAATGGGCGTTGATTTTTAGGTATTGCTTGAGGAATTGGCATAATAACTGGCGATTTCTTAATTAAATTTACAGATTCCAATGTTTTTAATTCGGGGGTTAAATTAGGTGCGCGATTAACTAAATTTGTTGAATTAATTCCCCATAAAAAAGATTCAATATCTGCAGGATTGCTAGACAATGTATACCAAGGCATTTGACCCGGGTTCAAACCGTTTCCGGGTAATTTGGTGTCATAAGCATATCCATTAGCCCCATTTTTATATAATTGCCACGTTTCGATGCCTACGTTTTGTCTCTGGTCTAAACAATAATTACCAGGTGTATTTTTATTGCGTGTAGATGCCATTATATTATATTATACAATAATAATATAATATTTTATTCAATAATACTTTTTAACCCATAATACTTTTTAACCCATAATACTTTTTAACCCATAATACTTTTTAACCCATAATACTTAAAATTTCTGTGTTAGTATCCATTAATAATTTACTTGTCAAATATTTTAATTGAAGAAACAACGATATATCAATGATTTCTGTGTTAATTATCTGACAAATACATTTATGTGTAAGATGAAACAATTGATGACTAAATAATGAAATTAAAACAATATCATTAGTTAATGAACATGTAGTAGATATTTCGTCAATCAAATGTTTAAATTGTGTGTTTACAAGTCTAGTATTATATAAATCTGTGATACAATTGCTTAATTGATTAATATTTATATTTTCAATATTTTGATCTCCTAAAAACACAGATAATAACTCATCTCTATACAATTTATCACAAATATCTAATACATCTTGTTTTGTATATTCAATATTTTGGTTTTTTTCACATTTAATTAATAATTCCTGTTCTATATCATTATATTTTACTTGAAATTGTGTATTATACATTTATTATAATTCATAATTTATTTTTAAATTGTTATAAGATTTAAATTGTTATAATGTTTAAATTGTTATAAGGTTTAATTAACTGTTATAAAACTCACTATCTCTTGTTAGTTCTCGTGAAGGAACTCCCCCTCGGATCCAACCTTCAGAAGCCATTCCTTCAATCATCATACTTGGATTTTGAATATTCTGCTTCACCTCAGGAATTAATGGTGTGGTTTGGTATTTCAAATAACTTTTTTCAGTCAATCTAGTAACACTGCGTTTGTTAGTTACTGCTTCACCTTGTTGAATTTGAGCTTCTAAAATAGGATCGACAGATCCTCTTCCTAAATAAGGAACAGTAGCAAATGGCCTTCCAAATAAGTCAATTCGACTTTTTGGATGTGTCTGAATTCCTCCAATCAACAATTTAGAACTATCATCTACATTGCAACCACCAACACCCATACTAAAACTTCCAGAATAATTAATACCTGGTTGTGTAACTGCTAAAGCCTTGGCTCCATTCATGGCACAATCTTGAGCAAAATAATTTTGAAGTGTATAACTGCATGCTTGTGAATTTTGAATAGAATTTTGATCTAAACAGCAAGAATCATTGCCGATACGACTCATTCCATTAAAAGTAAAATCAGATACGTAAGCCATAATATATAATACCAAAATACTTTTTATTTCTTAAAATTTATTAAAAATTCTTATAAATTAAAACTATTTATGGATTAATATATTGTATATTGTTCTTTACTCGCATCATTGCTCCTTCAGGGGTATCTTCTTTAGATGAATACATTCCACCATATAAGAATTTAGAATAAGCACCTTGATCATTTTCTACTCTAGTGTTTGCGGTTGAATAAAATCTCATCATAGATTTATCTAAATTATAGTTTTCGAATAAATCCCCGTATATCTGTTTGTTAGTATTGATAATATCAGGGTTTAACATTTGTGTTTGTTTTTTAACCACCTTTGTAATATCATCGTATACATCTGGATTGAAACTTGGTGCTGCTGCTAATCTATCAGGAGAATCGCCAATGTCTGTTAATAATACATTTCCAAAAGGATTTTTTTTAGTTGTTGGATGAAAATTACTTCTTAATACACTTTCTAATGTAACTGGATTATGAGTCATTCTGTCTTTTATTATTGTATTTTTCATATCATTTTCTGGCCTAAATTTAAATCCTTCTTTAATAATTTTTTGTTTTCTTAAGTTGTATAATGAAAAGATAATTGCTAATGTAATAATTCCAATTATAAATATTTTCCAATTTTGGGTAAATAAAAACCCCAAAATACACATTAGTATAACTAATCTACTAATAGCGTTTAATTTGGCTTCGTTTGTCATTTGTTTTGTAGGCCATAGTTGAAGCACGTTTTCTTTTTTGAAAAGTATAGTTGGTTCGTTATACCAGAATGGAGTTGTCATTATATATAATATAGATTTAAAATGTTTGTTTTAGATATATATTATTTACAAATTAATACACGATTAATACAAAACTGCATTAGAATATGGTGTTTGATCGTCTGCAACATTTACTAAAGTTTTTGTATTATATGCAAATGATGGGTATACTAATTTGTTGTTGACATATAAATTATGATAAGACGAAAATGTTGATATACCTGTTGTTTGTATACCTGATGGATTAGTAATATTAAACTGGCCACCTGCTATTATATCACCATTATTTAAAACATCCAATGCATTTACAGTATTATTTAGTCCTGAACCTAAAGCATTCCAAGTTTGAGTTAAAGTATTCCATTTTGCTATACGGTTTACTGTTATACCACCAGCAGTAATAAAATCGCCACCTGCTATTATATCACCATTATTTAAAACAGCCAACGCATATACAAAAGAATTACTTACTCCTGAACCTAACGTATTCCAAGAACCATCCCATCTTGCTATACGATTTGCTATTATATTACCAGCAGTAGTAAAGTTGCCGCCTGCTATTATTATATTGCTATTAGGTAAAACAGCCAACGCATTTACAGTACCACCTACTCCTGAACCTAAAGTATTCCAAGAACCATCCCATCTTGCTATACGGCTTGCTGCTATACCACCAGCAGTAGTAAACTGACCTCCTGCTATTATATCACCATTACTTAAAACAGCCAACGCATTTACAGTACTACCTACTCCTAAACCTAAAGTATTCCAAGAACCATCCCATCTTGCTATATAATTTGCTTGTATACCACCAGCACTAGTAAACCAGCCGCCTGCTATTATGTTATTATTACTTAAAACAGCCAACGCATTTACAGAATTACCTACTCCTGAACCTAAAGTATTCCAAGTTTGAGTTAAAGTATTCCATCTTGCTATATAATTTGCTACAATACCACCAGCAGTAGTAAAATCACCACCTGCTATTATATCAGTTCCTGAAACAGCCAATGAACGCACATTACTATTTAGTCCTGAACCAAAAGAACTCCAAGTTTGAGTTAAAGTATTCCATTTTGCTATACGGTTTGCTGGTATACCACCAGCAGTAATAAATTCACCACCTATTATTATATCATTTCCAAACACTTTTACTGCACGCACAGTATTATTTGGACCTGAACCTGTATTCTGATTTAAAGATAACCACTGTAAATTATTTGATACAATGTCGTTAGTAATATAATTAAATGTATTTTTGTCTAAAGTTATATATAAATTATCAGAATTAGAAAAATAATTATAGTTTGACAAATTTTTATTGTTTATTTTTAATGCATTATTTTCGTCTCCCGAAATTCTTTCACTTTTTTCAGTAGATAAAGCACTAGATAACTCAGTGTATATTGAGTTTGCCTCAGTTATTCTGTCACTTATTTCAGTAGACAAAGCAGTAGATAAATTCATAACAAAACTTGGATTATCTCCTAATGCAGATGCTAACTCTGCTAAAGTATCTAATGATTCTGGTGTTGCGGTTCCTATGATAGTAGATACAGCAGAAGAAATTTCAGTATCAACATATTTTTTATTGACTAAATCATCTAGATTTGTTGGTTCAGCAGCGCATGTTGGTAATGCTGTAGTTACAATTCCGGTAGTTTCAAGTTTGTTATTAACATTGAGTAATTTCAACATTATATATATATATATATAAATTATTAAACAAAAAAAATAATATATTTAAATGAGTTTGATTTAAATATATTTCATTTTGTAACTATATAAATGTCTACAACACCGCTTCCAGAAGAATTCTCTAAAATTATCAATGATTTTGTAACCGATATTTTAATTACCTTCCCCGAATATTCAGGAATCATTGCACGCTGGTGGAATAAAGATGGCGACAATAATGACAGTCAATTTGTATTCAATCATTGTATCAAAGTATTTCCCGAACGATTTTTTGATATCCTTTACAAAAATGTTGAAATTTTTTCAACAGATTCCGATATTAACACCGAATTTTTACCCGGGATTGTATTTAAACTTCTATGGAATTTAGATATTAGTGATAATACTCGTGACACTATTTGGAAGTATTTACAATTAATTTTATTTTCAGTCATAGGTTCGGTTCATAATACTAACAACCTGGGAGATACTGCCAAACTTTTTGAAGCAATTGATGAAGAAGAACTAAAGAAAAAACTAGAAGAAACATTGGAAGGAATGCAAAACTTATTTGAAAATACTGAAACAGAAGAAGGAACAAATAATGAAAGTGGTATTAATATGGAAAATTTACCTAATGCAGAACAACTCCATGAACACATAAATTCAATGATGGAAGGAAAAATTGGAAAACTTGCATTAGAATTAGCGGAAGAAGCCGCTAACGATTTAGATATTGATTTAGAAGATACTACAAATTCTAAAGATGTGTTTCAAAAGTTATTCAAAAATCCCGGAAAAATGATGAATATGGTCAAAAATATTGGCAACAAAATAGATGCCAAAATTAAATCAGGCGAAATTAAAGAGTCTGAATTAATGGAAGAAGGTATGGAATTATTGAATAAAATGAAAAATATGCCCGGAATGGGTGATATGCAAAAAATGTTTTCTCAAATGGGATTAGGCAAAGGTAAAATGAATATGGGGGCCATGGAAGCCCAATTGAATCGTAATATGAAAACTGCCAAAATGAAGGAACGTTTTAGAGCCAAAGTAGATGCTAAAAGAGATACCGCATTTTGCAATATGAATGCATCAACTGCAACTGCAACAAATACAAATGCTGCAAGCGATGAAGAGTTAATTAAAATCTTTAGCACAGGGGAAAAAGTAGAAAAGACTCCACGAGGAACAAAACCACCACTAGCACCTACTAACAAAAAGGGTAAAAAGAAACGTTAAACAATAACCTATAACCAATATCAATTATATATAACCAATATCAATTATATAACCAAAATAAAGATAACCAAAATAAAATAAAAGAATAATTTATACATGGTTAAAACATATAAAAATAAAAAAAAGAAAAATAAAACCTGTAAAATAACTTACATACCAGCATCAGATAAGGATATAAAAGCAATTATTGATGTAAATGCAATTAAACATAATATAAATTACTTAAGAAAACAAGCAGGGACAGATTTAATGCCAATATTAAAAGCAGACGCTTATGGGCATGGTTTAATTGAAATGGCTAAAATATTAAGAAAAATAGGTATCAAATATATAGGGGTTGCGACTCTAGGAGAAGCAATATTATTACGAAAAAGTGGTGATAAAGGTCGGGTATTGTCTTGGTTATATGATATTGAAGGACAAGAATTTAAAGATGGTTTGAAACTAAATTTAGATATTGCTATTTTTGATGAAAAACATATTCCAAAAATTAAAAAAATGATACCAAAAGGCAAAAAAATGAAGGTAACAATGTTTATCGACACAGGAATTAATCGTGCAGGAATTCCTTTTGAAAATAGTTTACAAGCATTCAAAGATGTTGCCGCATGCGATAAATTAGAATTAGTTGGTATGATGACTCATTTAGTATGTTCTGATGTAATAAATAGTCCAATTGTAAACGAACAATTGCGTAAATTTAGAGAACTTAGAAAACAATTGGCAGATATAAATATAAATCCTCCACTTGTTCATGCCGCAAATACTGGTGGAATTTTAAATTATGATGTGTCTGATTTTACATTGGCAAGAAGTGGTTCAGGAATTTATGGGATGCCAGATAAAGAAAAAGTACATAGACAATTAAAATTAGCAATGACTGTCAAAACATATATAATTCAACTCAAATATGTTGAAAAAGGTGAAGGTATTGGTTATGATTGGACATTTATTGCTCCAAAAAAAATGAGAGTTGGAGTATTACCAATTGGTTATGCTGATATAATTCCAAGATCATCATCGGGTAAATTATATGTTTACATAAATGGATCCAAAAGAAAAGCGCTTGGTGCCATAAGTATGGATCAAATTATTGTAGAAGCAAAAGAAAATGATAAAATAAGTGATGATGTTATTATTTTTGGTGATGGAACTAATTGTCCGCAAACTATTTTTGACGTAGCGAAAGCAGGGGATTCTATTTCAGCAGAAATTATAAGTCGTGCCGGATATCGTATTAATAGAACATATATAAATCGTTAATTATATATAAATAATGAAAATTATATATAATCAACTATTGTGGAATCATAACTGCTAATTTAGATAGATTCTGTATGTATTTCATAGTTTTAGCTTGATTATCGGGAGCCATTTCTCTTACCGGTTTTCTTAAACGGTCTATTGCTTCCATTATTTTATCAGCATTTACATTTGAACCCAAGTCATAACCGTAATCCTTCGAAATGAAAAAATTTATATCTCCTGCTTCAATTTGATCTTTGTAAGGAGTATATACACATGATATCCAAATTTTACTTAACAATTTTGGATTTGCTTTTCGAATTGCAAATAAGGCATTTCTAGCCGTCATTATATCTGGTTCATCTGGAAATACAGATTGAATATCATCTAAAAATTCAGTAAAATGATTATTAAACGCAGCAACTATATTGGATGCCATGATGTTTTTACTATTTTAATATATACATATTCTTTAAATATTATTTTCTTTAAATAATAATTTCTTTAGATTTAAATTTTTAGATTTAAATTAGGATATATATAATTTTTATAAAATCTAAAAATCCGCATCAAAATTGATTTCTTGTTTTTCCAACTCATCTAAATAAGTATTGGTTTCCATATATCCTCCTACAAAGTGCCCCCTATGAAACACAATAGGAAACGTAGTTACACGATATCCTGCTAATTTCTCCATGTGGTCCAAAAAGGCTTCCTTATTTTCCGCCAAATACCCGTCGCACCCGACCACCACATATATTAATTTAGAATTGTCTAATATTTTTTTCACTTTCTCGCAATTCGGACAGCCACTTTTGCTGTAAATAGTGAATATGTTGGGATTCGGATCTAGAATATTCATATATTATCATTTCATAATACTTTTTATATTCTTTATCGATAATTAATATTGGATAACTCTTCTTCTCTTTTTCGCTGCAACGCTTCTACACTCATCTCTCCTTCTTTAATCTTATAATCAAAATCATCTTTGGGCAAATTCATATTTGTAAAGTTTACCGAATCATTCAAACTAACATAATTATGCATTTGTCTAACACCTCCATTTCCTTTCACACTTAATTCTGTGTCACTCTGATCCAAAAAACTATAATTATCGGAGACCACGGAGCCTCCTCCAAAACCGCTAAATGAATTGAAACCGTCTTGATAATTAATAGGTTCCATGTTATTGCGAGTCGCTTGTTGAACTTGTTGAGTCACTTGCGGGCTTAAATGTTTGTAAATATCGTCTCCGTAAATTACCTTGTAATTCTGATTTAGCAAAAGCAAAGCAGGAACTCGGGATACATTTTCTGGCATCAAAATTTTTTGACCATTTTGGAGAATAATATAGATTTTGCCGTCACTTTCTTTGACTCGTTTGTCTATACAAATAAAATGCATATTATTGGTATTTTGAGTTTTAGTAATTGTTTTCAATAATTTTTGAGAAGGTTCGCAAAAGTTGCTATAGTATAAAATACAACTCATTATTTTACCTTAAGTTTTTTCCGCTGATTTTTTAACTAATTTAATTCCTGAAATAAATAGTAAATAGTAAATAGTAAATTAGTAAATAATATAGTAACAACTATATATTTAGCAAAAAATTGAAATATCTATTTAATATAATATTAAATACATATTAATATATAGTTACAATGGCCGCTAAAGTAACCAACTTAATTGACGAGAATGATCGAATGACTTTTACTATATCTAATATTGATGTTAGTTATATAAATTCTATTCGAAGAACCATATTATCCAATATTGAAATTATCGGTTTCAAAACTAGTCCTTATGAAGAAAATAAATGTGAAATATTAATAAACACTTCACGACCTCGTAATGAAATTATTAAGCAACGACTTAGTTGTATTCCCGTATGTATTAAAAATATCGAAGAATTCCCTATTGACAAATATATACTCGAATTAGATGTCGAAAATAATACAGATACGGTAATAAGTGTAACCACAAATGATTTCAAAATACGCAATATTGAAACTAACAAATACATGGAAGACGCAGAAGTGAAAAAAATATTTCCACCATTTATACCTCCCAATGGAGATGGAGAACATTATATAGATTTCTTATGGTTGAGACCTAAATTAACCGATGAAATACCTGGAGAAAGAATAAAACTAACATGTAAGTTTTCAATTGTTACTGCAAAAGACGATAGTTCTTTCAATGTTAGCGGAACTTGTTCTCATAGTTGCACTCCTGATCACGAAAAAATAAAAGAACAACTTGAAATTAGAAAACAAAAATGGAAAGATGAAGGGAAAACAGAAAAAGAGATAGATTTTGAAGCATCTAATTGGACCAAATTAGAAGGATTAAGATATATAATTAAAGACAGTTTTGATTTTATTATTGAAACAGTAGGAATATATGACAATGATCAAATATTAATTAAGGCATGTATTGTATTGCTTAATAAATTAGAAACATTAAAAAATATGTTGGAAAAAGATGAAGTCAATATAATTCAATCTGACAATACTTTAGATAATTGTTATGATGTCATTTTAGAAAATGAAGATTACACAATTGGAAATATTTTGAATTACGAATTATATAGAACATTTTATACACAAATGAACGTGTTAAATTTCATTGGTTTCAAAAAAATGCATCCACATGATACAGATGGAATATTAAGATTATCTTTAGTAGATACTAAGGAAGGGATTTCTACAGTAAAAACTATTATAAATAAGGCACTAGAAGATGCGATCAAAACCATGTTTAGCATCAAAGGATGCTTCGATGGATCAAGAAAAGTAATAAAGAAAAAATAATATAAAGTATAAAATAAAATAATGTATAAAATAAAATAATGTATAAAATAAAATAATGTATAAAATAAAATAATGTATAAAATAATTTATACATCTGAATTAGCCTTAATAGTATCAACCATTTTTTTTCTCAAATTATAATTTAAACTATACATTAATAATTGCGGATGCAAATTATTCACGTATTTGATTACTTCTGTGTTAGTTATATACAAATTGTTAGGTCTCAAATTATTAATAAAATGTTCATGAAGTTTATACATATGACATTTATATTGATGTGGATAGGAATTAAGTGGATTTTCTTTTTTGATGTAACATGATATGTAATTTTTATGTAAATTATTTGTGAACATATGGACTTGATCTCGGAATCTAGACATTTCGTGTTTGGTTTCAGGATAATATTTTAAGAAGTCAGATAATTTACCAGACTGTCTCAAAGTTAAATATTGATATTGCAGTTTAGATTGATTTCCTCTTAATTGTCTCACTTCTTCGTAAATGGGATTTCTAAGTTTAGTTCTTTCTCCAGTTTCCATATTTTTTACAACAATTCCCATCACATCATAAGGTGTATTAGGGGATGCAAATTTTTCAATCAATTCGCTGTAATTAGTAAACTCATAAACAACTGGAAACTTTATTCCAGTCATGTTCCACAATCCATATTTTTTCACCTCATCCATATTTTTTTCAATAACTATATGTTCGTTTTGAATTTGATATACTGCCACCAAATATAATTGTGGATGTTTAAACGGAGTCACAATTCTATTTTCGGGATGTTGTAAAACAAAACTGTAGCAATATTCTGGATGAAGGGTTTCATAAATAAAATTGTTGTATTTGCAAGCGTCTAAAAACATATCATAAAATGTTTTACCGGATTTTGATTTAAAAAATGACACTTCAGCACCAATTTTGCTACGAGTCGCAATAATCCAATTTCCATTATGACAAAAGACATTAATCATTGTTCCTTCTACAAATTCTTCCGCTACAATATTAAGTGTTTTTGTTGGATATTTAATCATAAAATTATCTCCGGATAAAGATTTTTGTGGAGCAAAACAAACAACTTTGGAATTAAACATAATCACTGATCGTAATAATCCAAATGTATCATACAATTCATGACATAACATTTGCTTATCATATTTGACTAATAAATATTCTGTATTATTTTTATTATATTTATGAGATTTGTAATATTTGTTATATTTTTCTGGAACTTCACCGTTTTTAAGTAAATCTACAAAACCAGGAATCAATGATAGGTCACGACTTATATTCATATTTTACTTATTATTATAGTGTAAATATCTTTAAACTCTTTACAATTAAATATTGTATTTATAATTGTTTAAGAAAAGAATTAAAATTTCTATCATAAATATAAGATGTCAGAACAAGATATAAAACAAAGTGAGGATATTAATATACAAATGAATGAAGATGAATTTAAGGAAACTCAAAAAGAAATTATATTGAAATTAGGAGACATCATTTTAATAATTGATCCAACAAATGAAATACTACACAACAATGTATTTTTTATTGAATACATAGACAACCATAAAATAAAATTAATTAACAGCAAAACTTTTGACAAAGTGGTATTGCAAATATCCCCAGATAAAACTATTGGTGATGGAAATATTCAAACGATTACCATACTTAGCAGTAATCCAAAGAGTGGATATGCAAGACAAAATGATTTATTGCCTGGAATTTGGATAAATATTCATTTTGGAGGGGATTTACCAATTATTATTACAGGTAAAATCACAAATCTTGAAGAAGATATGATTGAAATTCAAACAACTGATAATGATACAATATATATCAACTTTGGATATCAAGGAATACCAGAAGACTTACCAATTGAAACATTTGAAATTAGATCTCAGCCTCCTGAGATCAAGACAAAGGTTGATACATTTATACCAAATGAAAAGGATGAGGCTGAGGCACCTGAAATTGGTGAAGAGATCCCAAAAGTAATTAAAAAAATACCCAAATCAATGAATCTAGGTGATATTGAATTCGGAGATATTATACAAGTAGAAGAATATGTTAACATTGATAAAGAAAAATTTAGATACAATATTAATGCACAAACAAATGATATGTTGGAAGACATGTTGTCCAATATCCCAAGTCACAAACGTTCCAACAATGTGTTGAATAATATACATATTATGATTAATCGTTTTTTACAACTACGTGAAATATCTTCCAAATTTGACACAAATAAAAACATCACTGGGGTGATTAAACATACTGCAGAAGATAGACCATTAGCAGATTATTTATCAGAATTTAAAAACACATTATATTGGATTATGTTAGTTGCAAAGAATGTGAAAAAGATTTATCAAGATAAAGACACAGATAACATTGAAGATACAGATTATGATGATATTGTTAGAATAAATATGGACGATGACTTAAATGAATTTGCAAGTTTATTTAAAAAAGATGATTCGTCACGATATTTAAAAACTAAATATTTAAATTACACGTATAATTCGTTTGATTCTTTGATGACTCCATTCAATTCAGTGATGCCTGATGAGGCTAATGACGTATTTACCGTTTCAAATGGAATTATTGTGGAAGGAAATGTCGAAAGTGATATAAACGTTATTATTGACAACTTGGGGGATTTGTATTCAAGTGTTGCAACAAAATCTGAATCCTCAAGTTCTCGTGCCTATTTATCTGAAATAGCATCACGTCGTTTTGTCATACAAAAATATAATTTAGCAGCACAAAAATTACATGCGAATAGTTTTAAAAGTCAACATTTAATTACTAATCGAGTAAAAGTCACTGAAAATGATCCTATTTCAATCAATTCAATTATTACATTACCGGAACCTGCTATTCGATTTTCCCAAATTAATTTGCCCGGAAGTAATTTGTTAGTTAAGTCTAATTTGAATTTACATTTTCTTAATTATTGGCAATTGTTGAAACAAAAGACAAAATTAACAACTGTTCCTATAGTAGGACTTGATACTGAGTTAGAATATGATGAGAAGAATTTTGTAGACAATATTAAACAATATTATTTGAATTTGACTGAACATAAAAAACCAGATGAACTAACAAAAGCGGATATATATAAGATTTTTTTGAAAATTATTATACCCAAAACTCGGGTTTTATTTACTCTCGTCAAAAAATATATAAAAGGCCGTTTGTCACTAGTTGAAGTTGTAAATTATTTGGAACCGTTTAAAATATATTCATCAGATTTAACATTCAGACAATATCGAGAAATAAATAGTTTTATATATAATAAAATAAAGACATACAATTCGACATTTAAAGAGTATAATATGGCATTTTCGGATTTAAAAAACAGCGGAATACTATTTAAAAAAACAAGTGATGAATATTATTTCAAAAATCCATTATTTGATTTATTAAATACATACAATAAACTAGAATCACACACAAACATAATGGAAATTTATGGTTTCAATAATAAAAAAATGAAAATCAGTGGATCGGAATTTCTTAAAATAGTAACAGTTTCTGATTTTGGAAACTATTATAATACCGCAATTGCATTAATTAATATTGAATTAATGTTTCCCACGAAGATGAAGGAACTCTTTAATAATGATAAAGAAAAATTAAAACAAATTATAGATAAAGACAAGAAAATAGACACCTGTAATACATTTGTTATTGCAAAAAAATATATTTCCAAAGATGCCTTGATTTCAGATAATCAAAAAACAATATATTTTGACAAACAATACGATACAACCAATTATGATTTGCTTGATTCGAAATATAAAAAAGAAAAAAATACTTTGTCTAGTGAGGAATTAATATTATTTTTGACAAATAAATTTCAAGAAAAAGATGGAATGAATGAAATAGATGCCGAACATATGGCAATGACTTTGGTTAATCAGGCTAAACGTGTAAGAGATGGAGATTACGCAATATTAATTACTTCCGTCGGAGAGTTTCAAGAAATAATGGCGGATCAAATGGAATATTATGTGAGAAAAAATGAAGAATGGATATTAGACAAAAATGTTGATCCAAATACATTTATCAAAGATGATGACGTATTGTGTAATATTAATTATAAATGTATTTATAATCCAAAAGAAAATGTGGAAGACAATTGTGAAAGCATGGCTGTGACTAAAATAAGTATTGTTCAGAATGCATTGAAGCAAATCATGGATCAATTTGATTCAAGATATGAAATCTCAAGATCCGAATTAAATAGTTTCATCTCACAAAGAATTGATTATTTTAAAAACATATTTACAAAACTGCAAACAATAAAGAAAAACAATTTTTACAAATATAACAACATTCAATATGAACTAGGATTGTCAGTATCAAATGAAATTCTGGAAATAGTAGTTTCGCCCTATGCAAAATTGCGTGATTTAATTATGGGACAAAACGATTTCATTAAAAAACAAAATGATATAATTCAATTTGTTTCAATGTATTGTTATGAGGGAAATCCTTCGGTCCCAAATAAAAATGATAGAGAAATGGAAAACGAATGGTGGCTTTATTGCAAAGATACTAACACGAAACTATTACCCAAATTTCATCACATATTAGCATCTACGTTTATTAGAAATAATAGTAAGTATGATGAAGTATTGAATTATTTGAAAAGAACAATTGGAAAACAATCCGATAATGGAGATGCTTGGGTGGATGAAAATAGTGGTGAAATTATTTGTTATATTGATTTAGATGTAACGGAAGGTTATATAGATGGATTTTTAGATAAAAGTAGAGCTATTATAGAAAAAGACGCAGGAGAAATAGTATTAGAAGCAAAACCAAACGACAAAGACATTAAACGGTTGAGTTCTGAAGGACAAATTATATCTAATATAGTGTCTACTATTTCTGACAACATGGGAATTGATATGGAACTAAACAGAGAATTTATAATACGAATTGTAACTGAATTGATGCAAGATACCAGTATTCTTGCAAGAAAAAGTGATTATGAAAAAATGGAAAAGGACAAAAATAAAGAAGGTAAAAAAACAAAATCTTATGCGGAATATTCAGGTTCAGTTATTTTATATTTAACATTGGCAGTATATTTAATAGCAATTCAAACCAGTATTCCATCAATTAAAACCAGAAAAACGGCGCCGGGATGCGTGCGTTCGTTTACTGGATTTCCTTTCGAAGGAGAAGGTGATGACAGTTCAGTAACATATCTAGCATGTGTTGCATTAAAAAGCCGTGATAAAACTACATATCCTTGGAATGTATTGCAAACCAATGAAGAAAAATTGGTTGCGACAATTAAAAAGACAATAGTGCAATTTTTATCAAATTACCCAGAAATTCAACAAAGAATAGATAAAAAGATTGAATATTTGTTAATGAACCCGGAAGAATTCATACCAGAAGAACACAAATTAACCAAGTGGATTCATTTTTTACCTCCTTTGAAAATATTCCACGTAAATCGTTTGGAAAATGTGACTTCGGGTTTTGTAAATCAATTAAATACTGATTTGAAATCGGGCAGTATTAAGCAAAATGAAAAAATAAAGGTCATCCAATCAAAAATCATTGCTTTTTCTTTGGCAATTCAAGAAGAAATTCAAAAATTGGTGGAGAAAAAAACATTATTGTTGAGGTCAGGAAGTCAAATATACATGGATAATGCATGTTGTAACGAAGACACTGATACCAAAATATCAGCATTGCAGTATTTCATCAATGACAACAAAAACATTGAAACATACAATAAGATAATTACTGAATTATCTCTATTATTACATGATATTAACATTATAACAAATGCAGTAATATTGTTGTCTAAAGAAAATAGCAAACGTATCTTTCCAGTTGTTTCCAATACTTTCAGTGAAGAAACTATATATTACGCATTTATCTCTTTATGCAAATTCCATTCTGATACTCCTTTGTCACCAGATGTATTAAGTATTTGTAATGATAAACCAGATTATCTCAAAAAAATGGATACAATTCAAGAAAAAATATCCAAATTGAAAAATGATGGGCGAAATTATACCAATGAACAATTTTTGCGTTTGTTTCAAATAGCCAGTCGTCACAATATTCTAGATATTTCGTTTGAAACTAATTATTATACTGTTATACAGAATTTACAACATTTATTAAATCGTTTACACGATACAAACGACGAAACTGTTCCAACACTATTGGTTGAACATTTAAATGGATTATTGGAAACACATGATGTGCTCTTGAAAGAAAAAGAAGATAAAAAAAATATTAAAATGAGAAATATGAAAAATTATTTGCAAACAGCAATTCAAAACATGCGACCAGAATTGATAGAATTTTTGAAAAATAGAGCCAAATTAAGACCAATTAAATTAACAAATTTGAGTAATTTTATCAATAATTTGGGTGTTTGGAACTCGAATGAAACTATAAGAAATGCAGATATTAAAATATCAGATGATCAATTAAATAATTATGTCAACTTCATGAAGAATTTTATAGAATCATTTGTCATCATTTTTCCTTCTATTATTATAAATAAACAAACATTTAATATACAAAATAATAATAGTTGGAAAATATCTCAGGTTCACATGCAAGGATTATCCGAAAAAATTTCCAACTTTTATGAGCCTTTAGAAAAGTTTTACGATAATAAACATATTATAAAAGTATTAAAAGAGATTAAAACAATAAGCAAAGGTATTCATTTATTATCTAAAAACACTCCCATACTAACAAATATTCAAATAGGAGACACCACTTTCTATAGTTCATTTGATAAAAAAATAATAATGTTGTTGTATGAATATTATGTTTTAAGTGTGTTGACTGATTATTGTCGTTTGACTAAAAATACAAGTGCGGTTTCTAGAGGGTTGGCTGAAAATTCAAACATTGCAAGTTCTTTAGATGTAGATTTTTTACAAGATCAGACACAATTTGATGAAGTAGAACTTGAAATTATTTCGGGTAATGAATTAACAATAAGTGAAAATATATCAAAATTGTTAGTTAGTTATTTAGAAATAATGATGAAATCAAAAGAAATGATTAATATGTCATACGATGATATTGCTGATAAAATATTTAAACTAAAGGAAGCCGAAAAATATAATTTCACAGATCAATTACGTGATATGGGTGATGAAAAAAGAAAAGTTGACAACATATTGAAATACAATAAATTAGATTTTTATGGCATGTTTGATGATATTCGAGGTTACAATGATGAACATTTTGAATACGATAAAAAAATAGCCGAAAATGTGGCAAGAATCCAAAATAAGTTTGGTCATGTCGATGACTTTTTAATGAATGATGATGATGAAGAAAGAACCGAAACGGAATTTATTGATAAAGATAATTTTCAATTCAAAAAGTCAGAAAATGATGATGAACCAATGGATGATGATTATGAATATGAAGATATGGATGACGCATATGAAGGTGAAAATGATTAAATAACAATATATGAAAAGATATTTTAACGTTTTATATATGGTAAAAAAAAGTAATCATAATATATATAAAATGTTAAAAACATTTGCAAGAAAAAATACAACTTTAGTGTCAATTATTATATTCCTAATTATTTTTGGAATAGTTCAATTAATGAAACCTAGTTTCTTATATGCAAGAGATGGTTCCATTAGAGAATTTGGGGTTGGATACAGAAATAAAACTATTCTACCATTATGGTTATTTTCTATCATATTGGGTATACTAAGTTATATTGTCGTGTTATACGGGATACAATAATTATTTATATTTATATTTATATTTATATTTATATTTATATTAATGCTATAAATATGAATGAAACATACTTAAATACAACTAACACATTATACATTAGAGAAATACAAATGCAAAACCAAAACTGGAACTTAACTTGGACACTAAATAACACACTAACTAATCAATCTACTTTCACTGTATTGTTAGACGATGAACCTATTTTTCATAAAACAATGACTGCCAATGTTTTCAAGTATGTAGGAGAAACCAAGAAAATACTGACATTTACAGAAACTAGCCGCGAATTTTCATTTGAACTATTTAATGAATTTATCATGGATTTAGAACAAGGCAAAACAACAGAATTTCTTTTTGATGATTGTGATGGAAATGAGAGTTTTAAGTATTCAACTGAGACTGAAAGATTTACTTTTGATATGTCATTCTTTACATCTAACATGAAATTTGATTTCCCTATTACTGAAAGTATAAGAATTCAATTTGCCAAAGCGTTTAGACAATTCTTGTTTTATTATTTAGACTTTGTAAATCAAGAGGAACATTGGAAAAATATGTTTGTCTACAGAGTTGAAACTGGAACTGGATCTGGATCTGGATCTGGATCTGAAACCGTTATACCACCAGCAGTATCAGAATCTCCTGTAGTATGCAAAAATGATGTGTTAGAATATGATGTATTAGAATATGACAAATTTAATTAATTAACTAATTGTATATGTTTGGGCTGTCGATTTCGCTTTATCTATTTCTTCTTCTTGTGCTTTTACATATTCATCGTGATCCGTTTTTATTTCTTCTAAACTTTTTACGCAACCTCTTGTTGCTAAGTTATAATATACTATCGAGGATATTAATATGCTCGAATATATATACCAAAATGCTTCTCCAATATTCTCTTTATAAGTTACCAAATTAAGTAATTTTTGTTTGACATCTACGTCTTCATAAGTTCCTGGGGTCATCAATGGTTTTAATGCCTGCCATATATTAGAGAAGTTTTCTGGATTCATTTGATTAATAATAATCGATTTATTCCCAACAATTTTTAAAATTGCTTCTGCTGCTTGTGTTAGTTCTTCCTTCTTGTTTGCATCATTTGTTTTTTCAATCTCCTTGTTAATATCCGTTCCAATTAACATAGAACCAAAAATTTTATTTGCTTCACTAGATACAACATAGTATCCTATTACATCTGAAAATGCACCTTTAAAACCTGGAAAAATCATTAACACAACTAACAAAATACCAAAAATTAAAACCCAAGGAAAAAATGTATATATTACTGCTGCACCTATGTTTTTATCTAAGGATCCCCCACATTTAGACATTAAATAACCAATGTTCAAAAACATTTGACTCACAACAACCACACCAAAATATAATGCTAAACGTTTCATTAATAGATTGTAATATTCAATTTGTTTGTCTTTTTCCAAATATTCCAATGTTAGTTGTGGCTTACCTATGCTAGGAAATACAAAATAAATAATTGTAATGATGACAAAAAATAATAATGATAGTAAAGAAATATCCATATAATAATTGGTATATTTTTTTTTTGTTTTTTAGAAGTATTATTTAATTGATGAATAGTTTATTTGCTATAAAACCAATGCTAACAGAACCTGGAGTTACTTATTTTATTAATGAAACACTTAAACAATGTCATTCTATAAAAGAATCATATCAAAACACGATTATTAATGTATGGTTATTTTTATTGTTTATGATTGTTTTAGCGATTTTGTTAGTTTATAAATATAAAGGGAAACTAACACAACAAGAATTGAAAGAAAAAGACATGCAGAAAAAACAATATATTTTATCCAAGATAAGAAATTTTCAAGATGCAAAAATAAGATCACAACAAGAATTAATTACAGGATTACCTCATTGGGAAACTGAATATGACATCGTTCATGACACCACTCTCAAGAAATTATCGAGAATATAAATATTATCGTAACAAATAAAAAATAAATATTCTTGTATTTTATAATATAATATGAATGATCAAGAACCAATAGATGCTATTAATGAATATTATAGATTAAAAGATACTTATGAAAAAGATTATTATCAAAAATATATTAATCCCATTATTAAAAGTAAAAATTCTAAAAAAGAAAAACGAACTAATTTTTCTAAACTACCTAAAAACGAATGCATTAACTGTAAGCGAAATGTTGGAACTATTTTTTCAATTAAAACTGATTATAATGATAACGTAAAAAAATATACAGTCAAATGCGGGGATTTTAATGATCCATGCCCTTTAGACATTGAAATTTTATATTCTATCAGAGAACCTATGAATTCAACTATTAGAAAAGGATGGGCAACAATTGAACACATTAAATTAGACATCATCAAACAAAAAAACAATTCCTTATTTTTTAATAAAGAAGTAACTAATATTTTTGAAAAAATTACTAAAGAATTAAAAACTGAAACTGACAATATTGGCTTTATTACAGAAACAAATATGCTCAGAAATAACAATCCTGAAAAATATGCATTGTTAAAGAAAACCTTAAATGATTTTGGGACGTATTTTGTTATACCATTCAAACAAATGATTGATAATTACAAAGAAACGAATAACACCGCTCATTTAAATGAAGCAATTAATTTTTATACGAATGAAATGATGCCCCAACTGAAAGTAATTCAATCATTAAAATATAATGTAAATACGGTTGAATACAATTCTGTTTCTGATATATATCAATTAATTCAATTGCCAACTTCTTTAGAAAATAATGAACTTTATTTTAAACAAGATGACAAAATAGTCAAGATTATTTTTGGCACAAAAAGTGAAAAGACAAAAACCAGGAAATCTAAATCAAAACCCATTAATAAATCAAAAACAAGAAAAACAAAATTAGAAACATCTGAGTCATCATCGTCTACATCTGAGTCTACATCTGCGTCTACATCTGCGTCTACATCATCTGCGTCTACATCATCATCGTCTACATCGTTATCTACATCATATAATTCATCTGAGGGAGAGGTAGAGGAAGAGGTAGAGGAAGAGGTAGAGGTAAAGGAAGAGGAAAAGGAAAAGGAAAAGGAAAAGGAAAAGGAAAAGGAAGAGGCATCAGAAATACCACTTGATGAACCTATTATTGGTCAAGGCGAAGATGGAATTGATTGGCATTTAGAAGAATATAAATCTTTATGGAAAAAATTACCACTAAAATTAAAAACAGAATTTAAATTAAATATAGATTGGATGAAAGATTTTATGTATAAGTGTTTGAATGCAAAAAAAAAGGCGGTGTTTAATGCAAAAAACAAAAAAAATCCGGGGTTGATATTTAATGGTTGTAAATTATCAACACCTCCTAATATAATAATACCACCAAGAGAGATGCCTAATGGTGAATATGATTTTGGTGTATCTGTTTATAATACTATTTTTAATAAACAACCAAAACAAACCCAACAAATATATCTTACTTTATTTAGAGAAGACCCGTCAACAAAAGTGAAAAATTATAAAATGTTAGAGGATGCAATGAATGATTTAGTTGAGAAATATGTTGATTTCGGTAGAATAATATAAATATAAATATAAACTATTAATTTATGTTTCTATTCTAATAAGTTTCGCAGTTGGTATATTTATGTTTAGGATCTAGTAACCACAAAAATGAATCAATTACAGAAATGTCACATTTTCTAAAAATAATTAGCAAATTACTTCTAAACCAAACCAAACCAAACCAAACCAAACCAAACCAAACCAAACCAAACCAAACCAAACCAAACCAAACCAAACCAAACCAAACCAAACCAAACCAAACTAAATATAATATATAAATTAAAAATACTTTCTTTTATATATTAATGTCAAAATATAAATATGAAACCGGGTTGTTTATTTTTAGAAGAGATTTTAGAGTCATTGACAACAATGGTTTGCAATTAGCACATTCTCTTTGCAAACGTATTATTCCCATATTTATTTTTACTCCCGAACAAGTGACTACAACTAACAAATATAAATCAAATAATTCGGTCCAATTTATGATTGAAAGTCTAAAAGACTTAGCGTCACAAATTAATAAAATGGGAGGCAAATTATTATCATTTTACGGTCATAATGACAGTATTGTAGCCCATCTAATTAAAGAACTCGATATTCAAATTGTCTGTTTTAATGCTGATTATACACCATTTGCAATTGAACGAGAAATAAGTATTATCAAGGTTTGTGACAAAATGGGCGTCCAAGTGGAATATGCTCACGATTATTATTTGCAACCACCTGGAACCATCGTCAACGGTTCCGGCGAAACATACCAAAAATTCACACCTTTTTATACCAATGCGTCCAAAAAAAAAGTCAGCCTTCCAGCACCTGCCAAAAAGATAAACTTTGTTTCTATTAACAAGCAATTGCAGAACACCATATCATTAGATACCGCGTTTCAAAAATTTGTTAAACCTAATCCCAATGTGTTAGTTCATGGAGGCCGAACCAATGCAATTAAACAAATGCGTCAAGCAGCCATAAATATTAGACATTATTCCAAAACTCGCGACCAAATTGCCCGCCCTACTTCCCATCTCTCCGCATATATTAAATACGGGTGCATAAGTATTCGCGAAGTGTATAAAACATTTCGCTCTAATCACGAGTTCATTCGGCAACTGTATTGGCGCGATTTTTACGCCAATATTGTCTACGCATTTCCACACGTATTAGGTCACAGTTTGAAACCCAATTATGACAAAATTCGATGGAGCAATAGCGAGCGACTTTTTAACGCGTGGAAAACAGGGACTACAGGCATTCCTATTTTAGACGCCGCTCAAAGACAATTGCTGACGGAAGGTTGGTGCCATAATCGCGGTCGCATGATTTCCTCCAGTATGCTTACCAAGATTTTCTTAGTAGACTGGCGCAAAGGCGAACAATTTTACGCACAACATTTAGTCGATTACGATGTCGCTAATAATTCCGGTGGATGGCAATGGTCTAGCAGTGTAGGCGCCGATGCGCAACCCTATTTCCGCTATTTTAACCCTTATTTGCAGTCCAAGGAACATGATCCAAATTGCGAATACATAAAAAAATATGTTCCCGAATTGAAAGACGTTCCGCCAAAAGATATTCACAACTGGGAAACAGAGTGGGTAAATTATAAAGATATTAAATATATGAAACCTATTGTCGACTACGCGGAAGCAAAAGAAAAATCTATGAAAATGTTTAGAGAAGCTTTTAAATAAAAATAATACACTGAAAATATAAAATATATAACTTAATTTTATTTTATTAACAAGAATATATTTTATCAATTAAATATTTTATAGTTTTAACGTATTCTTTGGGATTTTGAACTGGTTTAGATAATTTTGTTTTAACATAATCTAAATTTAATATTTTATTTTTTTCGGTATTAATTTGACTTTCTAAATCTTTAATTTTATTTTGAAGTTCAATAATTTTATTTACATGATCTGAAATTATTTCAGGAATAGGTTCATCATCATTGATCCAATCAAAATGTTTATACATTCTGATTTCATTATTATTTTCATCACGTGTTTGTAAGATTTCAATATGATCTGCTTCCAATTCAGATTTAGCCATTAAGATAACATCTGAATCTGTTATTTTAATACCTTCTGATAATAAATATAATTCATTATATGTTGTATTTGCAAGTTCATCTTCGGAAGCATTAGCTATTTGATCCATGTATGATTTAGTTTGACGATAATAATCAAATGTTATTGGGATATTGAAAATAATTAAATTTTCATTTAAATTATTATTTAATATTTTTTCATATAATTCCTGATGTTTGTCAACAGTTTCTTTAATATTGGAATTACCCATAATAGTAATATATAATAAATTGTCTTTATATTAAAATTTTAAATGATTGTTAAAATCTGATAAACATGGATGGTAAACTAACAACTTTTCCACGAAATGCTGTCAAATGTATGTCAGTAATAGGTATCTTGCATGATGGACATATATGCACATGTGATGCTAAAGTATTATTCATACATTTATAACAAAACACATGTCCACAGTTTAATTTCATTTTATTTTGAAATACTTCTGTGCATAATGGACACTCATTTTTGCTTTCAAAATCGTTTTGTGACGTCATACGGATAGTTGGTAACGAATTAACATTATTATGACTCTCCTTATTCCAAATAAAATTATACGTAAACATAGCAATATGATTATTAATTTTATATGTTTCACTCCGAGTATAATTTTTTTCAAAACGACAAACAATATTCATGAGTTCTTGTTTATTTTTAAAAAACAGACTGGTCTGACCTATATTAGAATCAAAATACATGTAATATTCGTCGTCATCAATGCTTTTGTAAACTTTAACTAAATAACAATAATTGTTTAATATTTTTATAAAAAAGTCTTGTAAATAAGGGTCCATTGCATAAAATTCATAAAATAATTTATAATTATTGTCTTTAGTGTTTGATTTGGTTTGTTGGTTGCCCATATATGGTATATATAACAAAGTATTAGTCTTATATTGTTTTGTAAAATATTTTTTGTTCTGAAGATTTAAAACCACACATATTAAATTATTTAATCTAAAAAGGATGTAGAGGATTCTTTATATAATAATTTATACATAAAATGGAAAACCAAAAACAACATAGCAAGTGGACAGAATATATTATAAATGAAAGATGGGAATTAGAAAAGGCACGAATAGATAATGATAATATAAAAAAAACGAATGATTATAGTTGGTTTATTGATTATAATATATTTAACGAGTATCGCGATATGTCATACGAAAATTTAGTTAATAATTATGGAAAGGAAGCAGTAGATGCAAGACTAAACAACTGGTCAAAATTAAGCAAAACATTATTAAATAATTCCGCTCTAGTTAAAAACCATAATAATACTGAAAATCAAACAAAAGAAAATAAATAATTAATATAAAATAATTTAAATACTTTAATGGTATAAAATTAATTTGAATAAAGCATAAAAAAAATTGAAATAATTTTTATTTTCAATATTAAATACAAATAGATATATAAATTATTCAATATAAAAAATAAAATAATTACTTCCAATGATAGCCCAATCAGATTTTGAAAACTTAACATTTACAAAATCTGAATCAGATAAATTTGAATTCAAAGAATCAATTGTTGAAAAAGCATTTGATAAATATTTAGAAACTATTTGTGGTTTTTTAAATACAAATCTAGGATATTTAATATTTGGAATAAAAGATAATTTAGATTTAGTAGGATTAAAACTTAGATCAAAAGAAATAGACAAATTTATATTAAGAATTGATTCAATAATTAACTCAAGTCAAATTGTAGGAATCAACAAATTAACCAATCAAATAATTAATTTAACTCCTACAAGTATTAAACAAACTATTATTACAAATAAATTCAATAAACAATTTTTAGCAATAGAAGTAATACCTGAACCAAATATTAAATATCAATTAGCAAACGGTAAAATTTATTATAGATTAGGTGCTTCTAATTATTTTGAAAAAAACGAAAAATTTTTAAAGCAATCTGATTTTGATAATGCATGTAAACAAATTCAAATTAATGCTGAACAAGACAATAAAAGCAATATAGAATTATTTCAAAAAACATTAGACGAAAAAAATAAACAAATTGAAGAATTGAGTAAAAATCTTGATAAAGAAAAAGAAATAAATTTTATTTATCAAGAACAATTAGAATTATCAATTAAAAATCTTGATAAAGAAAAAGAAATAAATTTTATTTATCAAGAACAATTAGAATTATCAATTAAAAATTCTGATAAACTGGTTAAATCAAATAATAATAATGTTTTAATTGAGATTATTAAAATACTTCTTCCATGTATGAGATAAAATAACAAGTAGGTTAGATAGTTAGTTTGTTAGTTAGTTTGTTAGTTAGTTTGTTAGTTAGTTTGTTAGTTAGTTTGTTAGTTAGTTTGTTAGTTAGTTTGTTAGTTAGTTTGTTAGTTAGTTTGTTAGTTAGTTTGTTAGTTAG